TCAAAACTACAATACTTTTTTCAAACACAAAAAAACCAGCTTTTAGCTGGTTTTTATAATATAACAATATGCTTTATTTCTAGTGTTTTATACGTTTATAATAACAGCTTCTTGAACATATTCAAAGCTATTATTAGTAAAACACTTATAAGTAACTATATTGTTGGTAACTTTTTTTCCTACTATTATTCCTAAGTAGTAAGTTTTCTTTCTAATGTCAAAGCCGTAAGGAAACTTTATTAAGTCACCTATGCTAAATTTCTCTTTTATCTCCATGTATAGCCTTTATGACAGGAAATCTTAGTGAGTACTCGCCGTTTTGATTTTGAGATTCTTCAAAATATTGTACAGTTATAACTTTTCCTTTTATCTCTGCAGGATTACTATAAAATCTTTGTCTTTGCTCTATAGTAAATCCGCTTCCTACATTAACAGTATTTTCTTTATGCTTTATTGTTACTGCAGTAAGCATTTCCTCTTCAACTTCTTTTCCTTCTTTAATGTATCTAAAAGGTCCAAAATTCAATCCTTCAACCTTATACTCGCTATCAAAAAAAGTTTTAACTTTTAAAATGTCATTAGATCTTTTTCCTTTATAGAAGCTGTTTTTTCTTAACATGAGACCTTCCCAGCCAAAATCAGATGCCTTGCTGTTTAATACATTAAATTCGCTCCAATTGTTTATTGGCGTTTGTTGTAAAAGTTTAACGTGCTTTAACTCTACGTCTGTATTATAAATAATATTGTTAAGAGTGTTTATTCTTTGAGAAAAAGTACCAACTTCACCGTGGCCTTTGCTAAATATTCTGTAGGGTATATAGTCAAATACTTGAAACAAACCGTTTTTAATTGTGTGGTTTTTTCTTTTTATTTCTTTCATTACACTTTGAAAATCTTCGTTATCATCATTGTCTACAATGCACATTTCTCCGTCGTATACTACATTTTTAAAGCCTAAACTTTCTATTTCTTTTTCTACCAAGGATAACGTATGAAATTGTTTTCCTGCTCTGGAGAATGATTTAGCTTTTCCTTTTTCGTCCACCACAACAAGGCAGCGAACACCATCGAGTTTTCTTGATACATACCAAACATCTTTCTGCAAGTCTACTTTCTTTTTTGTTTTTTCATCGTACTTGTTAGCAAGTGCTACATTAAACGTAGGTATTAAGTTAGGACATGCTTTGTTAATAAGTTTTACAGAAACTCGCAATTTTAGATTTCTACCTAATATAAGATAAAATATTTCCTTTAAGTCTGGATTGTTGTAGAGAAATCCGTTCGCTTCTTTTATTGCATTATGACCTGTTAACATTCTGTGATTTAAAGAATCAAGTAAACTAAACATTCCTTTGTCTTCTTTAAATTCAGAATTTATATTGCATAGATCTTTTCTTTTTTCTAGAACCTTTTCTGTAATACCGAATTGTATGAATGTGTTGTAAGTATAATATAGAGTTTTTAAAACAGACTTTTCAGAATGCATCATAACTTCTACTTTATCGTTTGTAGAAGTTGTCTGTTTCATATTGTTTAGAAATTCATAAATAATTTTTCTATACATTAATCTGCTTTTTTTTAAGGGTTAAGTAGGTCAGTTTCTGCTGAAATTGCTACAGCTTCTAGAAATTGCTTTGCATAATATGAAAGCCTTCCGCCAGAGTCTTCAATTCTTTTATACACTTTGCTTACTCTTCTAATAGCGTCTTTAGGTGAAGACGCATCAAAAACATAGTTTACTTTTTCCACATCGTAGTCTCTTAGTCCGTGATATCTAATTGTAATCTTAAATCTTTCTTTTCTCATTTTTCCTCTTAGAAAGTATATTTTCTAGCTGCAGCTTGAGCCAGATCATGTGATTTAAAGTTGCCAATGTACGTCCAACCAGACGACCATTTATTAACAGCTTTATGATATAATTTATTCTTATTGTTTTCCTGTTTAATTTTAAAAGTTTCGCCGTTATAATGGTATAACATATCTATCCTTTGTTAACTTTTCATTTGAATTAAAATATCTGAATTATTTTTTTTAAAACTTAGTTCACAATTAGGCATCAAGAGCCAACATCTCTTTAAGCCATGGGAAGGTGAAGGTTTAGGTGCACAACCATCTGTAAAGATTATATAGCCGTCAAAGTTCTTTTTGTTTTTGATTGCATGTTTAGTTACAGATTGAAAGCTTGTGCCTCCGTGCATTGTCCTTTCTATCTTAAGTCTTTTACCTTTTTTCCAAAGAAAACCTGACTTGTCATCTACTACAGCATCAAACTTATACATATAAAAGTCTGTTCTAGAGCTTAAACTATTTAGCTCTCCATAGAAATTTTCAAGTATTGATGCTGGCATTGAACCACTTTCATCAACATATACAGCAATTCTAGGTTTGTATATTTTTTTTGATCCTGGATGTATTGCAGGATATTTTCTGTTAAGCCTCTTAGTCGATGATTGTCTATCGTCTCTTCTCGTAAAACCACAAAATCTTTTTAAAACATCTTCCCATTTAATTGTCTTTGATATCATTTTGTTTAGAGTAATTGCGACTTGAGAAGATATTGAACCCCATCCTTTTTGATTTGATTCTTCTACGGCAGACTTTAATATTTCTCCTAACTTTTCTTTCATCATTTCTCGTGCTTCAGCACTCATCTCATCCCAACCTTCATGGTCATCAAAGCCAACATCAGGAAAGCCATCTGATAAGAAACTACTTGATTTTTCTGCATGTTCTTTGATTGTTTCATTTTGCATGAGTTTTTCAAAGTAATATTCAGAAGTTTTGTTTTGAGGAAAAGATGCAATAAGACTTGAAAGAACATTAAACATGTCAATGTTTTCTTTTGTCATATTTTCCATATCATCATTTGTTAAAGGCTCTAAATGATATCCAGGAACTAAACCACCTTTAGGTAACTCATCATAGGGTATAATTGAATTAATAGCTAAATCAGTTGCATAGTTCCAAATAATATGAGGAGAATTTCTTCTATCAGTTGTATGCTTAAAAGCTAGATGAAGACACTCATGTTTAATTAAACCTTTAACTTTGTTTTTTGGAAGTGAAGCAAGAAATCTTCTATTCCACCACATTGTAATTTCGCCGTCTTTACAAAGAACTCCTGCAGTTGGTATCTCTTCAGTTTCAATTTTATTTAAGCTTCTTAAAATTCTACTATAAAAAGGTTCGTCCCAAAGTAGGTCTACTAGATGACTTTGTAGTTTAAAGTTATCAATATCTGATTGGGAAACATTTATTGATCTACTAATTCCATTAGAAGTTGTTTCTTTTTTCATTTATCCTCCTTAATGATATTATACACTAATTTTATAGTCATTTGCACGCATACAAAACTATAAACTTTATTATTAATTACTTAGTAAATCTTTGTTTGAGTTAACAACTTTCACTAAGTATTGGCCAATAAATTTGTGAAAGTTTTGAATTGTTTTAATGTTTTTAGTTTCAGAAATTTTGCTCCACATATGAATAAGCATTTCTTCTGATATACTTTTTCCAAACTTTGCTGCATTTTCTGCTTGTGTTACAGTCCAGTTATTTTGTCTTCCATGTTCACCTAGACGTTCAATTAGCAGATTGAGTCTATCATTACTTAATCTATTAATTTTATTAGTTAGATCATCATATCTGTCTAAAATATCTTGAGGAGTTACATTAGCCTCGTATTTTTCTACGTAGTCAGAAAACTCAATTGCTACGGGTGTGCCAACGAAACCTGAAGCAATGTTATATATCAGAGGTTTATCTAGCTTTCCTTCTTTTTCTAAGTCAATTGCCATAAACTTTATAGCTTCATCTAACCTAGTCCAAGAAGCTGGAGTAGGAAATACGTTTCCTGGCTCAATGGAACTAGCATCAGGAGCAAAATTTATTGATCTAGTTTTTAGAAACTCAATAATCATATTGTCAATATTGTTTTTTGTTGCCCAAGAAATCCAGCTATCAATATCGGGCTTAAGGTCAACAGTCCAAAATCGTCTTAATAAAGCAGGATCCATTTCGTTTACATCATATTCTGATCCGTGGTTTACAGCTGCAAAGACGCGAGTCTCTGGGTGTAAATTATATGGATTGCCGTTTTCATCATTTCCTAACTGTCTATCTAAAACAATCTGAAAGAAGGATTGTTGGACTGCGGGTAAAGATCTATTAAGTTCGTCTAAAAATAAAACAACAGGCTCGTTGCAAGCCCTAATGAACCAAGCGGGCATGCAAAAAGTCATAACTCCGTTTTTCTTCATACCCTCAATATCTGGGTAACCTCCAGTATCACCTTCAGACATTGTAGAACCACGTACATCGATAAGTGGAAGAGGTTTTTTCAAGCTTTTTGAAATCTGTCCTGTAATAGCAGACTTGCCAATTCCTGTTCCACCTCTTATAAGAACAGCAATATGTGGAGGAAGATCTTTAGCAATATTAATAAAAGTATCAATGTTCAATTTAAAGTCCTTATTATATGTTGTTTTGATTATTATAATTTAATATAGATCTATTTTGCACGCTTATAGCTTATATTGGATTAATATTATTACTATACTAAGAAGTGTGCAAAGAACAGTTTTTAGTGACCAGGGTGTTTCGTTTAAAAATATGTAAGCTAACAAAGGGAAAACAAGATAAGAAAAACCAAAAAACAAAAATCTTGCAGACCATACAGATCCTAGCTGTTGTACAAAATAAGTCCAAGACTTCAAATATAAGAAGCCTATAGGTATTGAAAATAAAAAAACATTTAATACAGTTTTATCTTTCCACCAATCATCTATGAATTGTAAGTTATGTTGAAAGAAAACACCTGCTGATCCTAGCAGATAGCATATTAAAGCTACAAACAAGTTATCTCACTCCAATTCTAGCAACTTCATTAAAGCCGTTATTTTTCAAGTCTAAAAAGAAAGTCCATCCTGCTCCACCAAATCTATTCTTTACAGTTTCTAGAACTCGTAAGCCCTTGAAATCTTCGTCTTTTCTTTCAATAGAAAGATGAAGCATAGCATCAACCATGTGCTTAAGCTTTTGACTACCTGCCATGTTTCCGCTTTTATTTACCTGCCCAATGCAAATAACATTTATGTAATGTTCTTTAGCATAGTCAGTTAGAATCTGTAAAGATCTAACAGCTGATTGTGTGTTAGTGTGCTCTTCTCCGTATTTTCCGTCATTAAGAGTTTGCAAAGAGTCTACAATAAGAAAGAAAGGTTTTCCTTTGTACTTATGTCTTAAAGAGTCACATTGTTTAATAAGCCTTGGAACGTAGCTTTCTTGCCCTGCAACAAATCCGTTCCTTAGATCAAGCCTTTCGCATGTGAGCTTAATTTGGTACAAGCTTTCTTCAGCTGTATTAAAAAGACAAACGTAACCTTGGCTAGTTAAAGAATCAGCTAGCGACAACATTAGAGTTGTTTTTCCTGCTCCTGGCTCACCAGTAAACAAAGAAATAGTAGAAGGTGTAAATCCTTCTCCTCCAAAAGCATCATCAATATAATCTACGCCACACTTGTTTCTTTCTCGTAATTTGTTTGGTATGTTAATGTCAAGTATGTTTGTTCCAAAAACAATTTTGTCGTTTTTAACGTTAAGCTTCATATTTTTGTATTTTCCTTAAATGTTTAAATGTTTAAATGTTTTTTGTTAATTATAATACAAGTAAAACAATATTTGCACGCACTATAAAGCCCTTAAATAAGAACCATCATATTTCTGTACTCTACATCCAAACAATACAAAATAATAGTTTTTTTCTAGTTTACGGCCAAAATACGTATTGTCTGATACAATCAGACCTATTCTTTGTGAATGTATACATGTAACAACATCATTTACTTTATAATTCCACTTTACTATTTTTTTTCTACTAGGTTGACTTTTTACTATTGATTTTTTTTGTTTTTTTATAGAAGAATTATTAAAAAAGCTAGGATTTTCTTTTTTTAATTTGTTTTTTATATCTTTTAAGTCTTTTTTTGAGTAGGACATTATATATTCTCCTTATATTATTATTATAAACAATATTTACAAAGTGTACACGCAAAAAGATCTAACTTTCTATGTCCTACTGTCAATACATGATATATCAATTGTCGAACCGTATACATTTAACAAACCTTTTTTAACATAAGACATAATGCAATTTGTAGATACTTCATCCATTCTAGCATGATCAAATTTAATATTTAAATCAATAGCTAGCTTTTTTCCAACATTCCAAGCAGAAATCTCTTCATTTAAAAGTGAAACTAACTGTCTCTTAGATCTAATATGCTCTTCATATGTTGATAAATTTGCTTTCATACTTTTAGTCTGGAGGTTGTTAAAATCGATTAATACATGACCTGCTTCGTGTATTAAAGCAATAAGACGATCTCTCCAATGATTATTTCTGTCTATGTAAATCTTGTTTAAGTTAGGATAATATGCATCTTCTTCAAACTGTTTTAGAATTACATCTATATCATAGTATAAGTTTAGATGTGAAGTTAAGTGATAAAAACCGGGTTCATATAATAATTTTGACATTAAACACTCCTTTTTTAAAGTATTATAGTCTATAAAATAATCTTAATGCACGCTCTAATTTCTTTTTGTATAAATTTACTTTTCTCTTTTGCTTCCTAACATTATACTTCAACTTTTTTCTAAATGACTTAACTTTTTTTGCGTATATTAGACCTTCTTTTCTGTAGTCATAACCGCCTTTTTTGACTTCTTTTTCACCTTTGCATCGATATCCTTGGTTATATCCACATAAACTAATGTCTAAACTTTTACCACCATATCTTTTAAAGCCTTTAAATATTCTTGCTCCTTGAATCATAGCTGATTTTATATCTGAATTTAAATCTTTGCATGACTTTTTAGGTCTTGTCCACTTTGGTACAACTTGTGATATACCGCAAGCTTTACCTGTGTAACTTACAATTTCTTTGTTAAAATTACTTTCAATCCATAACATTGAGACGTATGTATATGTATCAATGTTGTATTCTTTAGAGATATGTGAAAGTGTTTCTATGTTTTCACAAATATTTTTTTCATTAACAACACCATTCATGTCAAACAGCGCCAAGCAAATAAACATTTCTTTAATCATATATCTTTATTAAGTCTCCTGAATCATATTTTTGAATGTCTTCTTCTGTATATTTTACAACTATATAAACTTTATGTTGTGTTGTACCACCTGTTGTCATAAAATTATTTCTAGTATATTCAATGTTAACTATAGTTCCAACCTTATGCGTCGTCATAAAATGCGAAACTTTTTGTCCTATTTTAAACATGTATTGATTTCTCCTTAAAATTAAATCATACCTGATTTTTTCATTGCAGTTAACACATCGATGAGAGCTTGAATTCCTGATTGCATACACGTTGCACCTGTATTTGAAATACAACGCCTTAAGACTTCATCATCATTGTCATAATGTGTTCTACATGTGTTATAAGAAGTATTGCAAGGTACATCGTCTCTGTAATGATCAAGTGTCTCAGGATTATCAGCATGGTATTGAATATGGTCGACATACTCATCTGTTGTAACGAAACCATCGTTATCAACATCGAAATGACCAAACAAATCCTCATGTGTTATATATCCGTCGTTGTCTGGATCGAGCTCTGAATGTGATTGGCCTTTAACAGTATCGTCGTCAGAAATGAATGCTGTACCTAATGATATTTTAGAATCAGCTATCTCATTTAGAAAATTTCTTGCAATGCTTCTTTCACTAAATCTTTTCATTTTATTACTTTCTATAGTTTTTATATTATATAATTATATGTTTGACTGTGTAATATCATGTGCTTCTTTTCTGCTATAACCTTGTTCTATTAAATCGTTCATTGATTTTTGTGAGTTTGTAGCAGATTCCATTTTTTTGCAATTATTTTTTGCGTTAACTGTATCTATGTTTAAGCCTTTTAATACTTTGTCTAGCCTATCTAATGTAAAGCATGCAATATGTGCTGAGTCTTTGAAAATAATTCTTTCTGAAGAAGAGTGAGAGATATCTCTCTCTAACAAAGTCGTACAATTTTCAACAGCTGTTGAAAAATAAGCTTTGTATAAACGTGTCAATCCGCATATATTTTCTGTTAATATAGGGTTTTTCTTGTGTGGCATTGCGCTTGAACCTTTTTGTCCTTTTCTAAAGGGTTCAGACATTTCATTAATGCCATCTAAACTGTAAATCCTGATGTCATATGCAATTTTTTCTACAGCTAAAATAACTTGCAATATTCCATAAAAATAGTCTAGATAATACTGCCTCGATATAATCTGAGAAGATACAACTGGTTTAAGTCCTAAAGAATCTAATGCATTATATTCACATTGTTTAGTGTTAAATTTATAATTTCCTGTTGCACCACTTAATTTTCCAACGCTTATCTTGTTTTTTGCTTCAACTAGTGAATCATGGCCTTTTCTTACAAAGCTAATCCATCTATAAAAAACATCATAGTACGTTTGTATTTCTGCAGATTTTCCATGAGTTCTTGCTAAGATATTTTTTTTATAAACGTCTGATTTTAAAAGTTTGTTAAGTGTATATAAAACTTTTGCAGTATAATTTATGATCACGTTCAGACTTTTCTTTGACATTATTGAAAGAGAAGTATCTAAAATGTCAGAAGACGTTAGTCCGTAATGAATCCATCTTCCTTCGTTTTTAGGTATACTTTCTTCAAGCATTTGCACAAAAGCTTGAAGATCGTGTCTAGTTTCTTTTTCTATTTCTTTCCATCTATCAATATCAATCTTTGCGTTTTCTTTAATAATTTCAAAGCTTTCATTACTAATAGTCTTATCAGTAATGCTATTAGCTAATGATTCTAAATGAGCAATTTCTACAGCTAGCCATGTTTTTAGCTTATTATCTGTTTTCCATATATCATGAATTTCTTGTACTTTATATCTAGGTATCATTTTCTTCCTTTTCACTTTTAATTAAAGCTATATTAAAGTTTGGTGTAAAATTAATTTCAGGACCTCTTTCTGTAAACGTTAATATTTTTCTAGACATATTAGAAACTACAGTTGTATTTAAAGCTTCAAATTTTTCTTGATCAAAATCGTCAATTATAATACAGAGTTCTTTAGAAATTTTAAACTGTATTAAGTCTCCTTTTTTAAAATTAAACATTCCAAACTATTTCTCCTCTTTTTGGTCCTGTTGTAAATGACACTTTGTTGACGCCTGTTTTTGTTTTAATAATATTTAATAAATCTACAAAAGCGCTGTCTTCAAGAGAAACAGAGTTTATTTTAGATATAGATTTAAGCTCTTTTTCATGGTAAACGTAAGGTTCTTTTATGTTGCAAAAAACATCTGATTTTATAACACATATATGATCTACACCGTTTATGTTGACTGCATCTATAACTTCATCTAGATCTAGCCAGCCGCACTTTCTAGGTCGACCGGTTGTTGCTCCAAATTCTTTACCAATTTTTGACAAAACATCTTCAGAAACAGGATCACATCTGCTAGGAAAAGATCCACTTCCTACTTTTGTTTTATAAGACTTTATTACGCCGATTACTTCGTCAATTTGTTTATGATTAAGACCAGTAGAGTTTAAAGCTTCACCGACTGAAGGTGATGAAGATGTAACATCTGGGTAGTTGTTTGAATATATACTTAGACCACTTCCTTGAGCTCCTTCTAAAAGAATATTAGAATTTCTACTGTATATTTCTTGTATAATATTTTCGTTGCTACAAAGGTAAGCTTCTAATAATTTATGTGCTTTGTTATATTCATTAAACCATTTATTAAATAATCTAAAGTTTTCTTCTATTACATCAGAATTTCCTTCAATACCTAATTCAGCTAAAAATGTTTGATAGTCAAAAAATTTGTCTTGTATTTTAATAGCTACTTCTTTTGGACTTTTAATAAAATCTTTAAAAAGTATAGAATCTCTTGCATAAAACTCAGAGTAAGCTGGGCCAATTCCTCTTCCTGTAGTACCTAACTTGCCTTGATACTTAATCTTATCTTTGATTAAATGAGTAGGTTCTATTAAAGGACAGTTGCCTGAAATTAATAGATTTTCAGGCAATACGTTTAATTCTTTTATTTCTTTAAATAAATCGATAATGTTGATTACACAACCTTTAGCTATGAAATTAAATTTACTTTTATTTAAAACGCCTACCGGTAAAATATGTGTTACAAACTTATTTCCTTCTTTATCATAAACTGTATGACCTGCATTTCCTCCTCCTTGAAACCTTACAACTACGTCAGCCCAAGTCTGAACTAAGTCATCTACAACTCTTCCTTTACCTTCGTCTCCATGTTGAAGACCTAAAACTATTTTTGTTGGCATGTTTTACCTTCTATTAAAAATATGTGGGTTACCTTCTGAATGTGAAGAATTAGTTTGAATAATAGCAATAGCTTCTTCTCTTAACTCTTTTAGTGATCTAGCTCCTGTATAAGACATGCCACTTCTTACGTTTGACATTATTTCGTTTATTACTTTCGAAACAGTTCCTTTGTAATTTACATAAGAGCTTACACCTTCTATAGAAGAGTAAGATCCTTTCCAGTTTTTTTGAGCTAACTTTGAAGCCATTCCATTGTATCTTTTTATTTTATTTCCTTCACTATTTAAAATAATCTTTCCAGGCGTTTCTTTTGTCCCGCTTAACATTGATCCTAACATTACAAAGTCAGCTCCTGCTGCAAGAGACTTTACTATGTCACCGCTATTCTTAATGCCACCATCAGCTATTACAAAAGGCAAGCTTTTTGAAGTATAATTTAGCTCTGTTATTAACTCTTTTTTTGCTTTGGAAATTTCAATAATTGCACTCAGAGTTGGCATGCCATGTCCCGTTTGAATTCTTGTAGTACATATGCTTCCGCTGCCTACAGAAGTTCGTATTCCATGAGCTCCTGCATAAGCTAATCTTTTGTATCCTGAACCAGTTGCAACATTTCCAGCAATCACAAATAAATCATTATACTCTGATCTTACAAATTCGATAGCGTTTTCCATTAATTTGTGATCACCATGAGCAATATCAATACATACAATCTTTAATCCTTTTTCCACTAGAGATGAAAGTCTTTCTTTAAAGTCACCAGAAACTCCAATTGCAGCTGCCTTTGTTTCATTGTCGCTTACAAAACTTAAAAGTCTAGTCTGATATTCAATCGTATTGTATCTGTGAATAATCCCTAAGCCTCCTTGACTTCTAATTGCGTTACACATGTGTGCTTCTGTAACTGTTGACATTGGACTGCTAATTATAGGTATCTTAAAAGATGTCTCAGTATTGTTTTCATGAGCTATTTTTACGGTAGTATTAATTTCGCTTCTAGAATTTATGTCAGAATGTTGTGGTATTAAAACAATATCATCAAAACTTATTGCCTTGTTATTTAATATTTTCATTATATCCTCATTAAGTTAGTATTATTATATTATAATTAGATACAATTTATAAATTATATTTTAACAAAAATCTTTTAAGTATTTCTTAAGAGCTCTTTCTTTAGCTTTTGCTTCTAACATGACGTCAACTGATTTGCCACAGCTATTAAATTTTTTATAGTAGTAATTAGAGTGTGCAGCTTTTGAACTAATAGTTTTATCTTCATACACTTTTTTGCCGTTTGAATGATGACAAGTTGGGCGTATACCTTTTGGCCATGAGTCATATGCCATCTGGAAACTAGAGACATAGTCTACATCTTGCGGGCCAATTTCGAAGTGATGTGAATCAAACACAATAGGCACACCAGATACCTTGTAGATATTGTCATATAGAAACTTTGTGCTAAACATAGCAGGTTTATCATCATTCTCTACAGTAAGTCTAGACTTTACAGAGTCAGACAAGCGCATAAAGTTTTTATTGAAGTTGTCTGCTGCTTTTTGAAGATCCCCACCACAAGTCGACCCTAAGTGTATATTAATTTTAGACCAGTGGTTTTGGTCTAGACCCATAAGATCAAACAGCTTGCCGTGAATTTCTAAATCTTTAATACAGTTATCAACAACATAATCTTTTTCTGAAGCTAGACAGTTAAATTGTCCGGGGTGAAATGAAACACGTTGACCAATAACTTTTGTATAATCACCTGCAATTTTCAGGTAATGACAAATTTCTTCGTAGTCGGGTAAATCATGCAATTCATATTCAGAAGCCCATGGAGTAATTTCAGAAGACATTCGAAAAACTTTGACATTATTCTTATAATTCCAGTTATATATAGGTAAAAGGTCTTTTACATTTTGCAAGACTAGCTGTGAAGCATAAGGTAAACCTTTTGTTAGAAATGTTTTTTTGCGCATTGTTCTAGAATTAAAAATACCTTTTTCTCTCAATTTCATATTAATGCATGCATATCCAAATCTATTCATTATAATAAACCTTTTTTTTATATTATTATAATATTTATTATTAAAAAATACACGCACAAATTAACAAGGAAAAACATGACTATAAATTTAAAAGATTATGTTGTTGAAATAGTAAAGTCAGAGGAGAATTTACTATCAGAAGGACTTAAGTTTCATATTAAAGAAAATATACCTATTAGCACTAATGTATACAGAAGAGGCTCAAAAGAATATTTTAACTTATTTAATGAAGCTAGAAAATTATATGAAAGTGGTAAAATAAACTTACTACATGAAATTGATAAAATGTACATAAAAGAGCTTGAAGTAGGACAATGGGCTAGCTACGAAGGTCAAATGGTTCCACTAGATTACCCATTTTTATTAGAAGACTATTATTTAGAAGATGACATAATCGCTGAAGCTGAGTATCAAGGTAAAAAAGTTAAACTAGGAAAAGCCGGTGTTAAAAGAGCAGGAAACGGCAAGGCTGTTGTTTTTGTTAATTCTGGAAAAAAAGATAAAAAAGGAAGAATTAAAGTTAAAAAAGTTACTTTTGGATCTTCAATGTCTATGGCTATGGGAAAAAGCGAAGCCCATAAAAAAAGGAGGAAGTCTTTTGGTGATAGACACAAATGCAGCGAGAAAAAAGACAAGACTAAAGCTGGATATTGGTCGTGTAGAGCTACAAAGTTATTTGGAAGAAACATTCCTGGGTGGTGGTAATGAGAGAAAAAACTGTTTATGATTACAAACAAGTATTTAAGGAGACTATCATAGAAGAAACTCCTACTTATTTTATTGTACAAAGAAGTTTTTGTAAAGACTTGTGTGAAGAAGAGCTTATTTGGCATAGGGATAAAGAAGATCGTGACATTTTTTTAGTTGAAGGTGACGGCTGGTACGTACAGAGAGACAATGAGCTGCCCCAGTTAATGCAGAAAGGTTCTATTTTTAAAATACCTAAAGAAACATGGCACCGTATAGTTAATAAAAACGGAACAAATCTAATAATAAATGTGAGAAAATACAAATGAAAACAAAAGAAATTTTAAACGAGTGGCGAATATTTTTAAATGAAAACAAATTTACAGATGTCAAGTATAAAGCTGGGCAAAAAGTAAAAATAAAAATTTGTTGCGGAGGTTGTGCTAAAGCAGCAAGTACTAAAAAATTTAATGCTAAAAAAAATGAAATCTTTCAAGGCAATGTTGTTTCAGCTGATTTAAACAATAGAAACGTTAGATTCGATGGTGATAAAAAAGATACTAAAGTTAATTTTGTAATGGTTGACATAGGTAAAAAAGTAGAACAAAGTTTTCCACAGTGTTGTATTGATTTTGGAATGAAAGAAAGTGAATAGTTTAGAAAATTATATTCTTGAAATTTTAATTCAAGAAGCTAAAAAAAAGAAAAAAGCAGACCCTAAAGTTGGAACTGGAAAAAAGCCAAAAGGAAGTGACAGAAGATTATACACAGACGAAAATCCTAAAGACACTGTTAGCGTTAAATTTAGAACTGTGACTGATATTAGAGATACTTTATCTAAAAAGACTTTTAAATCTAAATCTCATGCAAGACAATCGCAAATAATTAACTTAATTCATCAAAGAGTAAGAGCTGCTTATAAAAATGCAAAAGACACAAAAGTAAAAGCTAGACTTAAAAAAGCATATGATTATGCAAAAAAAAGAAAAGAAGCGTCTAAAAGAAAAACGCAAAGAATGAATAAAACTAAAAATAAGTAATAATTATTATAGACAAGAGGTTATTATGAACGATTTGTTTTTATTAGAAGAATTTATAAAAGAAGCTTTGATAGACGAAGCTCGTAAGAAAAAGCGCAAAAAGCGAAAGTCTAAAAAGAAAAGTACTAAATATCCAAGCCAGTATAAGGCAAAAGGTAAAAGAAGAAAGAAACTAGACACAGCAACTAGACTTGCTAAGAGTGACAGCGAAGCTGATCGGCAAAGAGCTTACAAGATGCGTGACAGAATGGAAAAGTCTGAACGTAAGAAAAAAGGATTTAAAAACGTCCCAAGACATGATTCAAAAAAGTAGAGTAGTAACATGAATGATTTATTTTTATTAGAAGAATTTATTAGAGAAGCATTAATTGACGAAGCACGTAAAAAAAAGAAAAGAAAATCCAGTAAAAAGAAAAAGAGCTCTTCATCAGGAAAATTATCAGATACTACTAAAGCTACTTTAAAAAAGAAAGCTGAAAAACGTGGATTAACTCCTGGCTCTGTTTATGCTGAGTATAGAAAAGGTTTGGCTGCTTGGGCAACTAGTGGTAGTAGAAAAGGCATGTCACAACATCAATGGGCACACGCAAGAGTTAATTCAGCAAATCCTTCTAAGGCATGGGCTGTAGTTAAAAAATCAAAAGCTAAAAAGAAAAAATAATAAAAAAAATTAAAGACTAATCTTTTTTTTCTTGTGTATTTAAACTTCTTCCTCCAAAATTATCTTTTAACCATATTTCAAGTATACTTGAAATATCACCACGTTGTAAAATAAAATCTTTTAATTTCATGTTTTTTGATTTTTCTAGTTCACCAATATAATAGACGATGAACTTTTTTTCTATTTTGTCGTCTATTATATTTGAGTAGTATGGGTCGATATTTAAAGGCTCATTTTTTTGTGTTTGCTTTTTAGGCCTTAGACTGTCTATTGTTTTAGCAAGACCCATACTTCCTGCTTTTTGAACTAAAGCATCAAGAACAGTATCTTTTATTGCACCAGATGGATCAACTATCTCACCTACATCACTTATAGCATCAAATACATCTAAGGTGCCTAAAGAACAAAATTTAAATATTCCTAAGCCTATTTTTTTAAATCTTTTTTTTGAAATATCTCCTTTTAAAGTGTCAATAACATCTTGCACTTTAATATCTTCTGTCATACTTTTTACAGCTGTCTGTAAATTATTTTCATTTAAGTATACTTTAATATAAGCTTTTATTAGACTAGACATTTATATAATACCTTTTATAATTCATATTTATAAATATGAATCTAGAGAGGTAAAATGAAACCATATTATTATATTGCTGAAGTTGTTAAAGTTTACGATGGTGATACATGTACATGCGTTGTAGACTTAGGTTTTAAGCTATCAGCAAGAATCAAAGTCAGACTCGTAGGTATTGACACACCTGAAATTAGAACTAAAGACTTAGAAGAAAAGAAAAAAGGATATGAAACACGTGATTGGCTAAGAGAAAAAATTCTTGGTAAAAAAGTTATGCTTCATACTGCAAAAAAAGGTAAATTCGGAAGATGGCTAGGTACAATATGGGAAATTGAAGAAGATAAACTTGAGTTCGAAAATAGCTATAATGGCAAATTAATATCTGAAGGCTTTGCAAAAGTGTATAGTGGTGGTAAAAGATGAATAAAAAATCTTATAGTTTAAAAAATTCTTTAAATCTACTAAATGAATTTCAAATGTCAAGTACCCCAATAAGTTTAAGTAATGCTACAGTTAGTTTAAATGATATTGATTTGTTTTTTAGAAGTATTGAAAACAATGAAATAATATTTAATATGGAAAACAACAGCAGCTATAATTACTTAAGTTTTAAAGAAATTTTATTAATTTGTTGTCTATTAGAAGAGTTAAAAAATGACAAATTAAACGAGACAGTTACATTAAAAAATTCAATTAAGAAAGAATTTTCTTTTTTGTTTGAACAGATTACTAGAACAGAAGAATTTTCTATTAATAAATTTTCTTCTTTTATAAGAAGTTTAGTGCATAAAATTTCTGGTATGGAAATAAAAAAACCAGTCTGGCAATTTCAAGAAGAACGCAACATAAGTAAATTTGAATGTGACTTCTTTGAAATGACAACACCAGGAAATTATACTGGTAAAAAAGAAGATAGAGATCCACCTGAAGTTAATGTAAGTATAAGTCGTGACTTTGAACAATTAGTTAGTCGTTCTGCATTTATTAAACGAAATGCAGGATTTTATTTTGAAGATTTGCTAATGAGTATATACTCAGACAATGATGAAATAAATTTAAGATCAAGCTCTTCAAAAGAAAAAATTGCTTCAATTATTACAATATTATTAAAATATGACGGAAGACGTAATTATAGTAAAATGAATTTTTCAGAATCTTTTAATAAAATTTCTGGATATAATTTTGATGCTATTAATTATGAAAATATGTTAAAGATGCACAAGGCAAAAGTTATAGGCTTACCTAGAAAAGAAAAGATTGGAAAAACATTATTTGATGACGAAAATAACATTGAAATAATTGACGCTAATTCAATACAACACAATTGCGGTTTTGACTTTTTAATGTTAGGATCTAATAACCGTGGTAGTATAATTGATTTAAAAACACACCATGAAAGCTCTATATCAGGTTTTGATACTAATTCTATTTCAACTAACACCATACACTTTTTAAATTCTATATTAAAAGTAATAAATAACAACGATGAATATGAAAATCTACAATTTAATAGCATTGGTTTGTTTAAAGTTAGTTGGGAAATTTCTAACAAAAATATAAAAATTAATAGATTTGAAATAAGGTATGATAGTGTAGAAGATTTTGTAAGTAGTATAAAAGCAGATACAAATTCAAGCTTGAAGCTAACAGACAGTAAAAAAACTATTAGCATGAAAGAAATAAACAATAATGAAATAGTAACACAAAGCTATCGCAACATTGATGTACAAAGTTCTTATAATGATATGTTTAATGCTTGGTCTAAAAATGCAGAAGATTATTTTGATTTTATTGACAATAAAATTGTTATTCCTGCAGAAATTATATTGAATGGCGAAAATGAAAAAAAGAAATTTGTCAATGCTGTAAAAGCAATCGTCAGCTCTTCAGTAATTAATAATTACCCGCAAACACAAATATTCAGTGACGAAAACAAAATTAGAATAATAGACGCTTTTGTAATAGAAGGAAAAAAAATAATCAAGTATAATCCTGATCCTCCCACTCAAAAGAAAGGAGGAACTGTGCCTACTGAGGCGGAGAAGAATAAAAAAACAACAACAGACAAGCGTTATTTTTATAATTCTACTTTAGTTATAACAATAATGAATAATCTAAGCTTGCAGAATAAAAAAGACAAACGCTTTCAAGAAATTCTAAGTATAGCTAATGACATAAATGCAAAAGCAAATACACAAAGTAGAAGACTAAATATAAGTGGAGAAGAAAGTGCTCCTTATTTTCAAAAAAGCATAAAAGACATACTAAGTCAAATAAATTTTGATGTTTAATTCAAAGCATGACTAAAAAATATAAGAAATATATTGATTTATAATTTGTTTGCTTCCTAAGAAATAAACAAGCAATTCTTTTAATTCTTCACTTTCTTGTGAAGCTGCTAGTAAGTATCTTAGATCAGAAGCGTGATATTGTGATGAATCTTTTCCATCTATTTGTGAAGGTAAGCTTTCGTATATTCCTAGATCTTGACATTTTTGTACGTACTCAGCAGGTAATGTCACAGGTGGACATGCATTCTGTCTAGGATCTTGTATGTCCAAGTAATCAGCTATGTTTGCGTACTCTAAAAGTCTATCATATCTATCAGAGTCATCAGATTGTACTTGTTCTGTTCCTATAATTTTTTCTGATGTTCCTTTAATTTTATCGTAAGTTAATTTTGAAGAAGAGCCTAGATAAACTTTAGTGCCTTGTTTAAGTTTGTCAGAGCCTTCTACTAACATCGATACAGCAACTTCTATAGGATTAGAAGCAGGACTAACTATAACACTAACTTTACCAGAGTCAACCAAGTCTTTTGCTAATATTTTCCATAAAACAGTCGCAACATTACCGTCAATTGACTTATTACCAATTCTTCTAACAGACTGCTCATTTCTTGGGTCTGTGACCAATATAAGAGCTTGATCAACACCTTGGTCCATATAATGTTTAAGCAATTGTAAATGTCCAACATGAGGAGGTTTGAATGAACCTGGTAGTATTAAAACTGTTTTTGTATCTTCTTTTATGTCCCAGTTTATTCTTTGACTATAAACTCTAGGAAACCTTGACGGAAAAAGTCCGACAGTATTAAAACCCATCAACTGATTAATAGGCGCATAAGTTCCTGTAAATTTAAATCTTTTGTTTTTAAAATTATATACAATACCTTCTATTGCTTCTATAGAAATGTTAGATGCTTTTTGCACGATATCACTTTTATTTGATCTGTCAACTTGAATTCCTAGTTTTGTGTTTTGTCTAACAATAAGTGATTCAATTTTACTAACATGTCTGTTTAGCTTTAACTTCATAGGATCATCATCTCTGAGATCATAAAAGTCTTGTAGAGCTAAAACCAAATCAGCAGTCATTTTTTCAGACTGCGCTTTAGCAGTTTCTTTTGACATCAAGTTAGACTTTCTACCTTGAAGCATTTCTACTCCTAAAATAAAAAATAGCTCTGTTATTTCTTTAAAAGAATTGTTAAATGTACTCATTATAGATGGCATAGCAGACGATAAATACTTGTTATCTTTTTGCCTAAATGCACCAGTTGACTCTACTGCTTTTTTCAAATCTTTATCGGTAAAAGCTTTTTTTATTGCTGTGCTCTTAAGATCTTTAAAGTCCTGATTCGTTGCTGGAAGTCTTCCTACTTTCATTGCTATATTATAGACAATAAACCCTGATAGTAGTTTTGCGTTTTCTTCGGTCATTCCTTTGTCTGAAAAATCTGCAATCAATAGATTTTTCACAGACTCTGCTTGATCTTGACATACTGCTTGTATGTATGAAACTTTTACGTCTCTTAATGTAGCTTCATCTGTTAAACCTGATTTTCTTTTAACATTGTCAATAATTCCTAATAATTCTTGAACTTGTAAATCTTCTAATTGATTTAACATAATTTTGTTTTCAGTTGAACCTATTAAATTAAAATCAAACTCTTCGTGTTGATTAGGATCGTGTTCTACTCCTTTTACAGCTGAGCTAGAAATTCGAATAATATTATTTAAGTTTTGTGAATTAAAAGATCTGATGAATTTGCTATATCTTTCATCATTGTAATTGAATTCTGTAACTGATACTCTTTTTCCAGAAGGTTTTGTATAATAATCTTTTAATTCGTGAAAAGATATTGTAGGGCTGTCATATTTTATTTGTATTGGTCTTTTAGGAAAAACAATTTCAGTATTTACATATGTACCTGCGAATGTTGCACCATCAGGTATTTCTGCTGAGTCTTCTGCTGAGGGCTCAGAAAAAACTGCTCTTAAAGTATCAGTAGGAATTCTAGCACAAGCTCTTGCAATAACTTCACATCCTAGTATAAAAACTTCACTTGCTGGATGTGATTCGTATTCTTTTTTTATTCCGTTTAAATTTAAAGATCTATCTCCTACTTTAGTTTTAGATCTAAGAAAATAAACATCGTTGTTAAAATCAACGTTACCGTGTTCTGCATCAACAAACAATGCAAAGTGCATGTTAAAGCCATCAATTTTTTCTACTGCTTTAGACTTTCCTTTGTCATCTATCATTCCACTTGATGCATCAATTATTATTTCCTTTATCTCTTGTAGGGTAAGTTCATTGTCGTCATAAGGATGTTGCATGTGGCCGCCTGCGCCACCTTCAAGCATGATATCAATAATAGAATGTCTGTTTTTTCTTTTATTATCAAATAATTTTTTAATATAATATGTAATATTATTTTTCATATGTTCCTCGTTTTTAATTTGCAAACTAATTATTCTCCACAAGGCTGAATTATACACTCAGAATCAGGTAGCCTGTTTTCCATTGCTTCTTCGCAACTATTTGCTACTGATAGTTCTGGTGCCCACGACCACGTATTCATAGCAACAAATCCGCTGTGAGAAGGATATCCGTTTAAATCATATACAACGATTTCAGATAGCTTGACATACCTGCTAGTCTGTCTAAAAAAAACTCCGTATCTTCCTCTAGGAATATATGCACTATAGCTAAAAGTAGTGCTGCTTGTAGAAGAATCAACAACTGTCTTAGCAAGACTTTCTGAATTTGCCTCTGATACTGTTTTGCCGCTAGTTACACTTTCTGACATGTTCCATATTCTATTTGAAGATAAAGCAGATGTCTCTGTTATTGTATTTGACGTAGAACTTGATAAAACATATGTACCACTTAAAGAATGACTTCTGGCGCTATTCTGGGCACTGCCGTAAGACCTGCCTGATTGTGAGCTTCCTCCCGTAGAATATCCTCTTGAAGTAGTGTCAGTTTCAGAATTTGTGTCAGAATTAGAATTTCCCCATCCTGCATTTACTCCTGCACTTACTTCTACTTTTCCGCTAGCTTTTGCTAAAAAAGGTAAAGATCCTTCTCCTGAAAATCCGGTTGTTACCCTTCCATCTACACCTGTGCTCGAGCTGTCTGTAGTAGTATTAGATGTACCATTAGTTTCAGATTCACCTAACGACCAAGTCCAATTTTCTCCATCATTAGTACTATAAGATATGTTTGATGTTTCACTATCAATGTATTCATTAGCCTCTGTTTGACCAAAAGTTTCAGCCTCAGATAAAGAAGATGAAAGTATAGTACTTTCTGTCTCGCCAATAGATATACCTTCTGTTTGGCCTGATGATGTGCTAAAAATGTTACTGTTTGTCCAACTATTGTCTATAGTTATAGAAACACTATTTTGTCTTGTTTCTGACACAGATTCTGAATATTGAACGTTGTTGCCTATTGAACCGGGTATACAACCTGTAACAGGAACAGGTTCATAGACTTCAGCTAACTCATGCTTTCCATAATGCTTAATTTCTATAGGTCTTACTACTTTAAAAGGCAAAGCAGTTTCAACAATGTTTCCTTCAGTATCTTTTGCTTCTATCATTAATGTTCCTATATAAGAAGAATATTCTTTAGGAACACTTTTAAACGATATGTTTTCTATCCAATCTTCACTGACTGCATCATTAAATTTATGTTCAATAGAAAAGTTTTCATAAGGTGTAATAAAATTATATGTAATACTATTTGCAGCAATCTTATAAGTACTTATACTAATTTTTGAAAAAGTATTTTGAACAACGTTCCCTGTTAAAGATTGACAGTCTTTGGTTACACAAAAACTTTTTACAATAATTGAAGGCTCTATTTCTACAGGATGATAAACTACATAGGTTTCATCTTTTCTTAAGAATTCTATTTTAAAAAAGTAATTCTCATAAAACATTATCCTTGAATTAACAAATCTATTTATGTAGAATATTTTGTCATAAAACTGTGTACCGTAATTTTCAACTAAATGTTTACTGCTATCAACTAGCTTTACACTTACATTATCATATTCTAAGTTGTTAGAATATTTTATTTTTACTTGACTTCCCGAGTAAAGCCTGTCATTTACTTCTATGTCAGGTAATGCTACAGAATAGTCTTGTGCACATCCATATGTTATTAATAAAACAAAAAAAAATTTTTAATTAAATTGATCATGTTTGCTTTTTATCTTTCTTTATTTCTCGTAATACTGTAATCTTTTTCAACTTTATTTAAAAAATTAAAAATAGTTTTATAGATCTCGTTTAGTTGTGTTTTTAAAAGTTCTAAAGTTTTTTCATCTTTAAAAGCTATAATTTGTTTTAAGTCTCTATTAGCATATTGCTCTACATCTAACATATATTCGTAGCATCTTTTAATCAGCTGTTCAATATTTGATTTTTCTTCTTTGTAAACTGATTCATTGCTATTAAAAAGTCTAGAAAAAAAGCTTTTCTTTTTAGGACTAATCCTAGCAGAAGTTACTTTTGGTTTAAACGACTTATTATTTTGCATTTCTTCAATACTTCTTTTTAATGTCAGTATTTCTGTGTTTATTACTTGCAGGTTTACTTTTAGTCTTACGTCGCCTTTAAACAATTCGATTATATCTAAATCTAAATTTGATCTCTCGTAGCTCTTAATTCTTCTAGCAATTTCTCTTGCAGTAGTTATAAAGTGAACTGTTTGATTTTGGTAATCTTTTCTAAAGTCACTATGTGCTGCAGACTTTGGTAAATATTCTTTTGAAAAAGAATTATCTGGTTTCTTCTTTCCTTTTTTGCCAAAGAAAAATTCGTTAAGATTACTTTCTGCTAGCAAATCATTTACCATTGACTTTTTTATTTCTAGCCTTAAATCTTCGTAACCCATTTCTTTATCTAGACAATGCTTCATAACTTTTGAAGTTAAATAGTCCGTAATATCTGAAAGATCTTTTCTACTTGTTGCTAGCTTATAGTGGCACCACTCAGGTAAATCGTCATGATCATTAAGTGTTATATAAAGATTATACAAGTCTTTTGCCATAGTTAACAATGCGCGCTTTGCCATCTGTCCTTCTTTTGAATCAGAAGCTTGATGGCCATAGTCAAAATTTCTACCTTCCATGATTTATGTCCTATAATGTCTTTTATTTAAATTAATTTGTTCTATAGCATGTTCTTCACTAGGAACAAACGCAGAAGAGCCTGTTCTTTGACATTCTCTTTGACACCATAACATTATTTCTCTAGACTGAACTTCGTTTAAACCATACTTTGAAACAAGCTCTAATAAACTTAGAGACCTTAACATTTCGCATTCAGCTTCAGTAAGATTTGATTTTGCAAAACACTTGCCAAATGCAAGGTTAAGTTTATCTTCCTTTTTCATTATTTCTCCTAATTTCGTACGTATCTTTTTCATTATCTTTGTCAAGAGTAGAAGTCTTATTGATTTCTTCAATTTTCTTCTGTTTTTTATATATATGAAGCAATTGATGAATAGGAAATAAACCAAACCAATTTGTTTTCATAAAAACAACATTATTCTGGAATGTCTTTAAAGCTGTTTTTTTTGCGACGTCGCCTTTTAGGCTTTTCGACAGGCTCTTCTACTTGAACAGGTTCTTCTACTTGAACAGGTTCTTCTACTTGAACAGGTTCTTCTACTTGAACAGGCTCTTCTACTTGAACAGGTTCTTCTACTTGAACAGGCTCTTCTACTTGAACCGGTTCTTTAGTCTCAATACTTTTAAGATAAAACTCTAATGCACTATTCCAGTATTGATTATCTGGCGGGAAAACATTTCTTTTTATTAAAAACTCAGAAAAACTTTCATATGTTTTGCTTGAAGAATTTTTAATCCAATTAATAATATTAAATTTCTTACGGTTTGCAAAAACTTTATACTTTATACTTTTCATTATCTGCCTTTCATTATTTCAATTATAGAGCTTTGAAAGTCTGGGGATTGAGCTATCTTTTTTATTTTTTCGTCAGAATAGCTAATAGAGAAATCTTTAGTTATACCTTTTACAACTTTACAAAATCCTCGTGTAATATAGTTTCTGACAGATGAGTGATTCATCTTGTGTCCATCTTTTGTCATTATTTCTGCTATAGATCTATAGTCTAAGCCGTCATAGTCATTTGTTGTAACGTATTTTTTATTTTTCATTAAGATAGCCTTTCATTTCTTCAGTAACTGGAAAATTTTCTAAATCATTAATATCTTCTTCGATGCCAAATCTTAGTCGAATAATCTTTTCTTCTTTAGGTGATAAAAGAAGAAGATTGTTTTTAATGATTTGCATTAACTCTTTTCTTTCTAGCGCATCAGCAGGATCTGAAAAAGCGCTATTGTCTGGAAGCTTATTTTTTATTGAAGTTGCTTTTTCGTTGTCTTCGTTGTCATAAGATACTGAAGGTTTGTTTGCTTTTATTGTGTAATTAATCTTATTAACAGACTCGCCTAAAGCAATTGCAACTTCTTCGATATGAGGTTTTTTACCTTTAATTTTTTCAAGCTCAGCAACTTTATTTCTAATTTTTGCATTAAGCATTCTCGAGTGTGTAGGAACTTTAATACTCCCACTTTGCTCGTTAATATATGATAATGCAGCTTGTTTAATCCACCAGCAAGCGTATGTGGAAAACTTATGACCTAAATCAGGATTAAATCTATCAACTGCTTTTAGAAGACCAGTAGTACTTTCTTGAATAAGATCATCAAAGTCAACGTTTTTTCTGTGATATTTTTTTGCAATAGAAATAACTAGTCGATAATTTGATTCAATTAGTTTTCTTCTAGCTTCTAGATCACCGCTCTTTGCTTTCTTAGAAAGTTCAAACTCTTGCCTTTTAGTAAGTAGTGGGTTTTTCTTTATAATTTCACTAAATGCATTATTTAACATAAATTTTTATTCCTTTTTTTGTATATAATAATTAAATGTCAATAATTATTACACGTCTAGGTTCACTTTTTGTTTTTGTATTTTCTTTTATTGGAGGATAATTTTCTATTTCTAGCTGCAAAAAAGGTCTTTCATTTTCTAACTCTAACTTTTTCTTTTCTAAAAGTTCTTCTATAACCATCAAGTCAATTTCAAAGTTTTCCATGATAAACTCCATATGTATTGTATATTAATACATATCATTAGATAACTGAACTAGTTGCACGTCATTACCGTAAGCATTACCTTCATTTAAAACAACACAACCTACACTCATTAATGAGTTTGCAACGCTTACTGCGTTTTCTAGTGCTGTTGCTGTTACTTTCTGTGGATCAATAATACCTTTGTCAATCATATCAATGTAAGTCTCAGTTCTTACATCAAATCCGTGATTAAAGTCAGGAACTTTTTTAATCATCTCTATTATATAGTCAACAGATAAGTCTGCGTTTTTTAATATTTGTCTAAGTGGTGTAATACATGCGTCAGCAAGAATTTTTATTACAGTGCTTTCTAATAAACTGTTTTCTGCATCTAAAGCTTCTGAGTCTCTTAATAGCTTTAGACCAGCTTTTGCTAAGGCAATGCCACCTCCCGGAAGAAATCCACTTTCCATTGCAGCTTTAGTAGCATGAAGTGCATCGTCAATTCTGTCAACTAGCTCCAATAATTCAGACTCAGTGTGTGCTCCAATAGAAAGTACTGCTACAACTCCTTTGTTAATAACAAGTCTTTGTTTTAAATAAGCTTCTTCTTCTTTGGAAATATTCTTATCTTTAAGAAGATTTTCTATACTCTCAAGAGTTTCAATGCTTTCTTTAGACTTGTCAGCTGATCCTGCACATTCAACAAACAATGTTTCATTATGACTAGTTTCAATCTTTTTGCAATTTCCTAAGTCTGAAAGTAGAATATTGTTTACTTCGTTTTCTTCTAAATCAAAATAAACTTTTGTATCTAATGCTGCTGCAAGATCATTAAGAACTTGATTTCTTTTTTCTCCATAGAAAGGTGACCTAACAGCACATATTTGAAGCAAGCCCTTAGAAACGTTTGCTATTAAAGCTTGAATTGCTTCTTGATCATAATCATTTGCAATAATAAACAAAGGCTTTTTTGTTTGATGCGCTTTTTCTAATATTGGTAATATTTGTGTCAAAGAAGTCAATTTTGCGCTAGTAATCAAAACAAGAGGATCTTCTAAAATACATCTGGACTTTACTGTATCTGTCACAAAATAAGGAGAAATATATCCTCGATCTATCTTTACTCCTCTAACTAGCTTAAGCTCTGTACTTGTTGTTTTACTTTTTTCAACTGTGACTAAACCACTTGTACCTACTTCTTCCATTGCGTTAGAAATAAGACCACCAATATAATCATCGCCATTTGCGCTAATAGTTGCAACTTGCTTTATCTCTTCATTAGAAGAAACAGTTTTAGACTTTTCTTTTAAAAATTCTTTAATTACTTCAGACTTTTTCGATAAAAGACTAGTAATCTCTGATGGCGATCCTACTCCTGTTTGCAATGCCTGTGAAGATCTAAAGTATATTTCTTTAGCCAAAACTGTCGCAGTTGTACTTCCGTCACCTGCTACTGTAGCAGTATTTTCTGAAGCTTGTCTTAAAAGCCTTGCGCCTAAAGACTCTACCCTGTCAGAAAGTATAATGTTTTTTGCAACAGTTGCGCCATCTTTTGTAAGATGAGGAGGCTCATTATTTTTTTCAATAAGGACTAATCTCCCTCGAGGCCCCATTGTTGAGCTAACAGCTGCACAAAGTTTTCTTACACCCTCTTTTAGCATGTATTGTGCTTCAGCATTAAAATAAATTAAATCAGACATTTTACCCCTTTAGCAACTGTGTTTTTGTTGTTGATTCTGAAATGTTTGTTGTACTAATAAACCTTGAAACAGTTTCTTTGTTTAGCATTCTTCTCTCTTTTGTTAAAACGTTTTCTGCTAAAATTAAGTCGCCTGATTGTAGTGCAATCTCAGCTTCAGTAATTAAATTGTTTTCTCTTAACACTTTTTGTGTTGTATCTGAATATATCATTTTCTACCTCTCGAATAATTTATCAAATGTGTTTGTGTATTTTTGCCAAGTTTTTTCTTTTGAAATCATTGACTTAAAGTCATATTGCTCAAATACACTTTTTAATTCTTCCCACATATGTGATTTTGGCATGTCAAAATATTTAATATTTTCTGCATCACTTTCTAATGTATGGAGTTTAATCATAAAAACATTTTCTTCTAACTTGTCTTTATAACCTTCAGTTAGAAGAAAATTTTCTAATTCATCTTTGTTTTCACATAGCTTTCTTGCTCTTTTATCACCTATGCCTTTAAAGCCTATAATGTTATCAGAAGCGTCACCTTTTAAAGATTTCCAAAGAACATAGTCATAATCAGGTTTTTCTATGTACTTTTTTCTAACAGGATTATAAAGAGATACGTTTTTACTTATACATTGCATAAAGTCTGTGTCTGATGATATGATTGTTACTTCATTATTTTTTTTATCGTTAACATCAGCAATGTGTCCAATTATATCATCACATTCATAATCGTCATGCTTTACTAATTGTATTGGAAAGTAATTTGTAAGCAAAGAAATAATTGTTTTTCTTTGCAAAGAAAAATTATCTTTGTCATTGTAAGTTCTCTGTCCTTTGTAGTCAGGTTGAACTTCAAGTCTCTTCTTAGGCGCACCTTCTAGAACCAAATAGGCCATGTCAGGATCAAACTTCTCTATTAAAGGTCTTAGACCTCTAAAAAAATTAAATATTGTAGAATGATCACCTTTGTTCATACCGCTATATCTAGCTCTGTAGATTAAGTTATAACCATCAAGAAGTAATATTTTCTTCATTTTTTTTTTGATCCAATTCTTGGTTGTTGATTGTTAAGTTTCCAATTTGTCCATCGCCTAGATCAACTTTAAGAGTTAAATCATCATCAACGTCACTATCAATTATATCATGACTTAAATCTTCTTTACACGCATCAACTAACTCTTGATCCAAAAAATATTTTTTTCTAATGTCGTCAGTTTCAATAAGCATGTTGTCAATTGCAATACTAGCGTTTTTTAGCATATGCTTTTTAACATCTTCTAAATCTGTCCAAACATTTGTCAGTTTACTTAATATAACTTTTTTTTTATTTCCTGGCAGTTCTGCTTTGTATACAGTTTTTTCGCCTTCCAACGTTTTTGTTGTAACTTGCTCTGATATTTTGAGAGGCATTACTTTATGTCTCTCTTCTATTATTGTATATATTAACTGGCCTACTTCGTACATAAAATCTCTCTTTTAATATTATTATATTAAAATATTTTATTTGTACAATTTTATTTTATAGGCTGTAAACCTATTGCAGTTCTTACTTTGTTGTAAGTTTCTTGGTCTAGCTTTTGTTTTAATACAGACATATTAGCTAAAGAATGAGCGATAACTTCTTTTTCTATTTCATTGTCTTCTTCATAAACAGGTCTGACTTCACATATAAACATGCATGAGGGCATTGATCTATCTTTTGGCACGTTAATAAAAGGAAGTCCGCCTGTTAAACCTTTATTGTCTTCTTCGTAAAATATCTCTGGAATCCACTTGTCCAATTTCATTTCTCCTTTTCAATGTCTAGTTTTTCCTTGGGTATTTCTATAGTTTCTGTGTCTGTTTCTTTGCTTTTTTCTTCATCTAAACTATTTATATCTTCATCTAAACTAGATTTTAACTGTTCTATTCTATCTGTATAACTAGTTATTTTATTTTCAATGTCATTTAAGTCATTAATGTCTTTTGTTGCTTTGTCAATTGTATTTTTTATTTTAGCTATTGAATTCTCGCTTAGACCTACGTCTGATAGTTTGTTTTTGTTTTTTCCAACTAAAATTAAAATTTCATCTAAGTCCATCATGTCTTCTTCTATTATTTTTTTTGCATTGTTTATTGATACAGATATCTCAGAAGACAAATTTATCTCTGAAGCAGAAGATTTTATTTTTTCTAAAATTTCAATTATCCCAGTTGATCTAGCAACTTTTTTTTCTTTATCATCTTTTAATTTAGAATCTAACTCAGCCTCTGATTTTTCAACTTCTTTTGTTATTTTTGATGCAAAACCTTGAAGATCCTTCAGTATACCTATATCAATTTTTTCAATTGAGTACTCAAATTGTCTATTAAATAAATCAATTTGCTTGTTAACTTTTTCAATTTTACCACTTAACTCAGCTGAGTTTTCTTTGTTTTCTAATAGAATATTTTTACTTTCTGAAATGTTTATGTCATTTTTTTCGCTAAGTATACTATTAAAAACAACATCAGTTGCTGTATTAATTGCTATAGACACAGAAACAGTAATGTCAGATAATATAGAAAGTATTGATGATCTCATTATATAAAAAGTTGCAAAAGAAAGTGCCATTCCTGACTTTAAATCTTTAACTTTTTCACTACTTACGTCCTCTTCCTCTTCCTCTTCAGCTTCTTTGATTATAGTTTTATTTTTTTTCAATAAAAGACTAAAACCTGAGTTAAGTCTCTCTTCCTCTTCCCCTTCATCATCAGCACTATCTGATAGATTTTCGTTTTTTAGTATGTATTTAACACATTTTATTGAGTCATCAAGAGATAGTAAATTAGACAAAGACACAACTGTGCTTTCTAATTCTCCTTCTGATATGAATTTTAAACACTTGTTTTTATCTTGATTGCTTAACATAAATTTTACAAAACCATTTTGTAAAGTATTTAAAGTTGGGTAGCTAACATCATTTTTTTTAAAAATTTTTCTTAAATTTCTATTAGGCTTATGTAAAAAAGTTATTGCTTTACAAACATCAACAAACTTTTCTGTTTGTAAATTTTTCAGAGCTTCTTTGTCAACTTTATATTTTTTCTTTATACTTTTTTCTCTTTGTTTTCTAGTCAGTCTTTTATTGTTTTCTTCGAAATCTTTCAATTTAGTACCATGTGAAATATGTGATACTATCATAACAAAGTTGTAAAAAGCTTTATATTTTTCTCTATCTCTTTCACGTGAACCTTTGCCAGTATTTCCGGGAAGATTGATTTGTTTAAAATCTTTATCTACAAAAACATCAAAAGCTCTTGCGGCAGGACATGTCATTCCTATAAAAAGCTCAGCATCTTTTGCTCCAGGTTGAGCTTTTATTAAACTTTTCATTTCGTTTTTTATCTGTTTATCTTTAGAAGTAAATTGTTTATTTGCAACAGCCAAGCCTCTTATAACTCCATGGCTTCTAACACTTTGATATACTGTAAACATATAACCAAAAGTTGCGCCCCAAGACCTTTTAAGAAAAGCACCCGTCATTTTTAAAGCTTCACCTGCACTTATAGTTAATTGGCCTGCTCCTTTCATTGCTGTTTGCGCATAGGGACTTCCACCTTGGACTTCTTTAATAATTGTTTTATTATCTGAAATTTGAAGTTTATAATTTTTTTGAATCATCTAACACCAACTTTACATTGAATTTTTGGTAATAATAGTCTATAGCTTTTTGATCAAAGCTATTAATTTTATGCTTTTTAGACTTTAAGTCTCTAGTAGAAAAATATTTTCTTATTGTCGGATTTAAATATCTTAAAATATATTTCTTAACTATTAACCAGTCATTGTCTTTATAATACTCTCCGATTTCATCGAGAAGCTCTTTTACTTTAAAAAATTCTTCTTTTGTCATTAAAATCTCACAGGTAGCAAAGGTGGCAAATGTTTTTTTGTATTTTCTTTATAAACATTGTTATAAAAAGAGCAAGGAAACTTAATAATTTTCCCTATACTGTTGTCAAATATACAAAAGTTGCTAACAGGAATATCAAGATTGTCTCTTAAAAAATTATTAAATTCAATAGATATTAAAAAAACAGTGTAATAAAATCTGTGCTTTTTTAAAGGAAACAGTTTCATCTTGTATGCTTTATCAAAATCTAGATAATCCATTCTCACATCAGAACTTTTTTTTGTCAAGTTAGTATATTTAATTGAGTTGATGTCTTTTAGAATTTTTATATTTTCTATATACTCTATAAATTTGTAATATAATTTTTGGTAATTTTCAATATTTATTTGTAAATTCAATTTTCTTATACTATTATTTACATTAACAAAATAAGAAAATAAGTCTGAGTATGCTAATATTATTTTTTTAGTATTACTATTATACAGCGTTATTGGGTATAGTTTGTTGTCTTTGTCTATTTCAAATTCTATAGTTCTATTTGAGTATTTGTTCAACTTTAAAACGTCTAATTGCTTTTTTAAATTAAAGCTATAGACAATACTTAAATCACAAGAAATATCTGTTTTTATATTGCTATTATTAACTTTATAATAATATTTATTTGTGACATTGCAGTAGCTTATATGTATTCTTTTATTGAAAGTATTGTTGTAAAGCTTGTTTTTAGAAGCTAGTCTTAAGCAGTTTTTTAATATAAACAAGTATTCATTAATAGAGTTTATGCTTTTTAAATCAAAAGAGTAGCTATAGTACGAATTCATTTGTTGCTATATAAAACTTTTAAAACATCATTTTTGTTTTGAGCACTTTCACCAATTTTAATTGGGTTTTTAATTGTAATAGGAGTATTATTGTCTACTTTTTTACCTTGCTTTTCTGAAGAAATTTTATTGTCTAAAGACTTTTTCTTTTCTTTACTAGTTGCACCAGACTTCGTTATGTTAAAACTAAAGTCTGAAGGTGTTTTTGCAGATTTTCCTTTTACATCCATCAATGTAACATGTATTAACCCTTTAATTAATACATGTAAAACTTGTTTTTCTTCTTTTGTTAGGCTATTAAAGTAATCTTTAAGTTCTATAGCAATTTCCTTGTCAGAAAAAGAATGAGCTGCTCTAAACATGTTAAGTTCATCTACTAACTTTTCGTAACTAACTGCATCAGAAAGGTTTATTGTTGTAGGCTCTTCTTTTTCATTACTTTGATCTTCGTCATTTTCTTCTTCTTCGTCATCAATAATATCGAATTCTTCTTTTTTATTGTTTTGGTTTAAGCTTTTCTTCTTTTTCTTTTTTTTAGGCTTTGATGCTTCGAAACCATCGATAGAAGCTTTTTTTACAAACTTTTCAGCATTGCTTCTTTCTTTCTCCCAAGAAACTTCAGTATCTTCATATATTGTACTTTCTAAAAGTGAAAACAAATCAAAACTACTAGCTTTTTCTTTGTTAGACTTCATGTTATTTCTCCCACTTTATTCTATTTTGCCATTTTTCATGATAAAGCTCAGACCTTTTTCTTCTTAACTCATCTAGATTTGCAATTTCTCTGTTTATTTCTCTAGACTTTTTGTTGTTTAACTCTCTTCTCTCTAGATCATCGACAAATTTATCAAACTTAAATTCCATTTTTATCTCCTTTTTTTATTTTATACTTAATAATATAACTATTTTCACTTTTATATTTAACTGACATGTCACTAATGTTTTCTGCACTTATTTTTTTTATGACTTTATCCTTAAACATAAGAAATATATTTTTTGTATTTTTATTGTCTAAGATTTTATAAACACCTTCACAGCTGCAAAGACCTTTTATTGTTTCTCTGTTTTTGCTTTTTTTATAGCTAATATATTCAAATGAAACTTCAAATTCATTAAAAACAGCGTTAAACCAAAATGAAGAATTAAACTGATTTTGTTTGTTTGAAGAAAGTAATTGATCTAACTCTTTTGAAATAAATACATTTTCTTTTTTAAGCTGATTTGACAAAATCTCGTCTAACTCTTCTTTCATTTTTAATCTTTCTTTGCAAAGTAGTATACTACGTCTTTTCTTATCTTGTCAATTTCAACTTTTGCTTCAAATTCAATTTCAGAAACTTGTGGTGAAGTAGCATGTAATATTACACCTACTTTGTTTTTTCTAATTCTAAACTCAACATCAGCTTCAGTTTCTCTACAATACTTGACAAGCTCTAAAACAAAAGCTTCTTTTTGCTTTCTAGTGTCGAACTTATAAGCTTTCTGGATTTTGTTTTTTCCTATAATCCACTGTGGATTTTTAGGTATGACTGGCATACTGGTTTCAATGTCTGAAACTGGCATTACTGATTTAGTACTGCTATTTAAGTAGTTTTCCATTAAGTTTTGCAACATCATTTTTACTTTCTCATTAAATCAGCATGACGCAATTCAGAAAAATCTGCTGTTACTGTTTTAACATCTATAACATTTCCTTTTGAGTCTAGAACATCAATAATAACCTTTGCTTTTTGATTTTCAATGTCAATAGTACTTATTTCAGCTAACTTTCCGTCATAAATAACTTGATAGTCTGTAAGCATTAGCTCTTCGTCTTCTAAGAAATCATAATTTCTAGACTGACTAATTTTTACTTCTCTTTCTTTAGCTTCTTTATCTGCACGAGCTGCTAAATCTTTTAAGCTGCTTTTAATTGCTTCACGCCAATGTTTTCTAAAATATGGTGCACCTTTTGTGCTTAAAGGCATGCCTGAGTCAGCAGGAGATTCAGAGCCAGAGCCTGTCTCTATTCCTTGAATTTCAGCTGGATTTCCTAACGGACTATTTGGATTATTAAGAGCAGCATCATAATATTCTTGTTTCATAAGTGACTCAATAAAAGTTGTCTCGAGGCTAGAAGACTTTTGCTTAGATATATAATTTAAAAACAAAGACCTATCATCAGCATTTAACTCGCTGCAGTTTTTAAATGCTGCTCCTATAATAGGATATGGAGCTGATACTTTAGAAGTATCATTTAAACAATCATACATTAAATGTTCTGGATCAAAGTTTTGTATCTTGTTTGCATAAGACATTGAGTTAAATGAAGATACTTTTTCTGCAAGAGACTTAAATTTTCCTTGGCCATTTATAAAAGCATTTTTTCTTTGATCAAGCTCCATTTTAGGATTAGAGATCACGTTGCCTGAATCTTTTATTCCTGATCTTCCCATTGTCCAGTTAATGATTGTATCAAATAACATCCTACCGTGCTCTTGATCTACTTTGCTTCCACGCCAAGTTTTTGTATTATCATCTAAGCTTTTACCAATATTTGAGCCAGGATACTTTGTAGAAAAATATTTTTTTATTGCTAAGGCAATTTTAACTTCACATTTATTCCATATAAAGTTAGAATAAAAGTAATCTAGATATTCATTACAAAATATTCTAAAAGAAGAAATTTTTGTTGTAAGATAATCTAGCGTTTCTTCATCTTCTTCATTTGATAATCCACTAGTAAAATACTCTTCAAAAACATCTTCTCGAGTAATTAGTTCTTCTAATCTTTTAAAAGATACAATGTCACCTTTAGTTTCTATGCTCGAAGTATCTTCACCTACAGAAGATATATCAAATTCAACTAGACCTAATTTTCTAGCAATATCAATATACTTCTTACCAAGTTCAGCGTATATTTCTGATTTAACTTTGATGTTTGAAGTATAAAATAAAGATTTAGCAAAAGATTTCCCTACACTTTGTCTAACACCACCTGTATCTCTCCACTGACCTTGACTTAATCTAGCAATGTCTGCATTACTAGTTGGATTTTCTGGATCATAGTCTAAGTACTTGTCAAAAAATTCGTTCCAAGTAGAAGATTCAATCTTTCCTGTTGTAGGATTTAATTTGTTTGCGCCTTGAGGTTTATCTATTGCATGTAATATTTCATCATGTACTTCTTTTTTTGATCGATCTGGAATAACAATTAATTTAGTCCCAACAAGAACTGAATATTTTTCAATTGCATCATCAAATTCAGCTCTATCTAACTCAGATAAGTACATTCTTGTTTGCCATCCTGGCTTCTGCTTTTCAGCTTCTACTTGGCTACGAGTCATTGAAGCTGAAAGTTCTGCAATAAACTTCTGCTTTTCTTCGTTAGAAGATCTTACAAGCTTTTTTCTTGCTTTAGCTTTAGTTTCAAGCTCCTGTATTTTCATTAAGCTTTGTGACTTTTGCGACATAAGTTGTATAGCATCAGCTGCTTCAACTTCTACTTCTTCAAAATCATTTTCTTTCTTATAAGAGCTTGCAATTTTAGCTGCAGTTTCTACACTTGCATAAAGAGGTTCGCCAGACTCAGCATCAACTAAATCATTTCTAAACTCTTCATCATCTTCTAGTGCTTCTTTTGCGTCTAATTCTCTGTTTCCTCTTAGATATTCTTCATACTCTTCATCTGACATTACTTCTTGACTGTTTTGTTTATTGCCTGATAGCGGATATGCATTATTTAAATAAGACAAAAAGCTAACAGCAGCATCTTTCTGTACTCCTACAGACTTTTTAAGTATAGAAATAAGCTCGCTTTCAGATACAGTATCAGAGTCTAAAGTAGACGCATTATCTAAGTTTATTTTTGAAATTAATTTATCAAGCTCTGCTTTAACTTCTCTTTTTTCATCATCAGTAAGCCTCGATGGTGAAGAAGAAAATCTTGATTTTCTATTTTTTGTTAAGTCTTTCTCTCCTACAGACATTATTTGTGCCATGTCACTATCTAAAAATCTTTTTTGAATATTAAGATAGTAGTATATCTGATTTATAATTTCAAATTTTCTTAATGCTTTAACTGTAGCACTTTGTTCAACAATCAACTTGTATTTTGCAACAATTGCAAGCTTGTCAATTGCAGGAATATTTTCTAAATTTTCTGGAGGAGGAATACTAACACCTTTCTTTTTAATTTGCTTAGGAAGATATATGTTTAGTTTACTTGCAATAAAAGGAATATTTTTTCTTTTAAGCAGCCAGTCATATCTTAACAAGACTTCTTTTTGTCTTCGATTTAATTCTCTAGCATTAACTTTTTTGTCAAAGTCATCATCATCTTGAACAGCTTCATCATCATCTTGAACAGCTTCGTCGCTATAAGCTTCATTGTCATCTAAGACGTCTAAGTCCAAGTCAGCATATCTTCCTGTATTGGGCTTTGAAACTTTTTTATCACCATAAAAATTGTCTAATAAATCGTCTGCATCTACTGTTTTAATTGCTTCACTGATTAAAAGAGGCGTATTGTTATTAACAGACTTTAAAAATATATTTTTTAATTTGTTGTTTAACTTAAAGTCAGTTAAGTTACTAATACTATTTAATTCTTCAAAAATAAAGCTTTCTTCCGAAGAAAGCTTTTCTATGTTAATTAAACGACAAAGATCTTTAACACATTCAAATTCTTTTTTGTACTTAGCTCCTTCTTTTATCTTAATAGACTCTTTTAATAAGTTATGTACATGTTTGATATCTGGCTTGACTCCGTCTGTATTGACTAGAGTATTAATGTAACAATCTGCCTCAGACATTAATCTTTCATCTGATTTTATATCAGTATTCGCTAAATAAGACAAAAGATAAAATTTTTCTTTAAAGTCTTTGTTTTTGTTTTCAATAAGGGTCATAACCCTTTTCGTTAGTTTTTTATTTGACATTTTTGCTAGTTCGCTTTCTTAATAATTTTAACTAAAGTTTTCCATGCTAGCTCTATTTCTTTGCTACTTAATTCTTCTTTATTTCTATCTATAAGCGTATTAGATGCTCGCATGAGCTCTGAAGTGTTTTGTGGTATATATTCTTCGTCATCTAATGCATTAACTGATAGTTTTTCATCATAGAAGACAGGCATAATATCTGATGGTACTAATGGTAACTCATCTTCTAAGTCTTCGTATGACTTTTCATAATTACCTTCACCATCTATTTGAGGCCCAGGTTGATCCTTAGCAGAAGTTCTATTATTTTTACCCGCATCCATGTCATGGTCTAGAGGAAGCCTGAGCTCATTTATATTATTTTCAAACAAAAGGTTTTTTGCTAAATCTTTTATATTTGCTAAATCTATTTTCATATAACGTTTCCTAATATCATATAGGTATAATTATATTAATTGTTTCGATTAATGATATACCTTTTTCTTTTTCTTTTTACCACATTCATCTATGTACTCTTCAAGGTGTAAATCTTCTTCAAAAAAGTCTTCGTCTTCATTTGTAGGCTCCTTTTTTACTAAAAGCTTTCCACCTAACATGTAATTTAAAACATTATAAAGTTCTGTTATTGCTGATGCCAATGTAGACAAGTCTAAAGAGCAAGTTTCTCTATAGTCTTCTAGATCAGTTACGCTGTCTAGAATTAAATCAATTCCACTTTTAACTTTTAATAATTCTTTATTATTTGTTTTTTTAAGCTCAATTATTTTACATTCTAGATTTTTTATTTTCTGCTCTTGATTTTCAATTCTATCACTTAGCAAAGACAACTTTTGATCAAGCAAATTGCCTAAATACATCTGTTCTGCTTTTTTAATCTTTTTCTTTAAGAGGAGAATTTTCTTCGATAGCATCGTACAAATCTTTCGTATTTATATTTTTTAACTTTGAAATCTTGTTTGTCTTTTCTTCTTTAACTCTTTGTTCTATAAGACTAATTATATAGTCATCTCCGTCAACAAACTTTTCTGACATGAGTCTAAAAAATTTTTGCATTGACATTTCTTTTAAGAATAAAAGTGCTCTAAGTTTTCTATGAATGTTTCCTTGCAACTCAAAGTGAATTGTTTTGTTATTCACTATTTTGTTTGCCAATTGTTTTTCATTCATTTTTAAAAGCCTTATCCTGACGGTGTTTTGCCGCCTGTGCCTGTATTATATGAAGTCGGCTTTTCCTGTATATCAATCTTATCGCTGTCTGGTAAAAGCTGGTTAAATCTAGATAAAAAATCTTTTATGTTTCTTTCTAAGTCTTGAGGCGAACTTAAATCAGATATTTTATCAATATACATGTTTGCAACAAGCTCAGCTTTGCTAAATTTAGCATCAAAGTTTTTAAAATTATTTAAAGCTTCTGCTGATTCTTTTTCATGATTTATATTAAATCCTTTTACTATCTTTGAAGAAATAGAATGTGCATCATCTCCTAATTTTTCTATTCTTTTTTGCTCATCTTCTATTGACTTTTCTACTTTATCTAAAGTTTTGTCAAATTTACTTTCTTCTTTCATTAAGAGTAAATTCTTTAAAATTAAAGAAGACTTGTTTTTATGACTTATTATAGGATCAAACGAAGAAGAAATTATAGCTTCAGGTTTAAACTTAAATTTATTTTTAACTCTTTCTTTTTCATCATTAGCGTCAGAAACTGTTTTTGTAAAATCAGACAAGCTATGTAAATCATCATATACACCAGCAGAACTATCAGTGCTTTCTTCAGGCTCAGTTACGTCATCTTCACCTTCTTCATCTTCACCTTCTTCTGCGCTCTTTTTATCTTCTTTGTCTGTGTCCTTTTCATCTTCGTCATTACTGTCGAACGCATCTGCAAAGGGGTCTTCTTTATCTTCTTTGTCTTCTTTATCTTCTTTGTCTTCAAGTAAAACTTTTAATGACAAACCTCTAGTATTTTCTAGCATATACTTCATATTGTTTAAAAATCTATCAGACATGATTAACCTAACACTTTCGCAATTTTTTCAGATAATTTAACTCTATTCTCAACAATAGACCAATCTATCTCTTTCATCATTCCATAGACATATGTTTTTCTGTCTTTAAGATAATCTCTATAATAACTATGTTCCCAACAATCCATTACAACAACTGGAAGCATGCTAATCATTACGTTTTGGCTATGTAAGTCAATAACAGTATTCATATATCTTTTAAGATTTGGATTATAAAAAGTAACAGCCCAACCATTTCTTGCTGAAAGACAACAAGCAACAAAATCTTCTTGCCACTTATCAAACGTGCCAAAGTCTCTTGCTAACTTCATATAAGTCAATGAATCAACTGTAATCTGACTATTTAAGTCACTTATGTTTTCAAAATACATGCCATGTAAAAATGCAGCATTATGATTGTAAGTTTCGTCTACCTTTAAGTTTCGAAAGTCAGAGTGGTTTAAATTAGCTGAAGATTTGTCTACTCCGTCTAACTTTGCAGAAACTTTGTTAAGATTTTCAACGTATCCTTCTAAAAGTTCTTGATGTGCTTTCTTAGTTTTATCTGATAAAAGTTCTGTTTTTAAATTAAACTTTCCAGCTTCAGCGACATAAGCCTCAGACATAACTCCAGATGAAACAAGATTGTTCTCTGTTAATCTTTCTTGACTAGCATTGGTTGATAATCCTTTTTCTTCTAATGTTTCAGCGATCGCTTTTTTAATTAAATTATTTATATGCATAATAAGTTTTACTCTTCTTCAGTTTTAAGTTTAAATCTTTGCTCAAATTCACCCATAGGAACTAGTATAAATTTTCTATCTGGAAGTTTAGGTGAGGAAGGTCTTTCTTCTGGCATTTCAACGTCATCAACAGCCGAAACGTCTCTCATGTTTCCATTAGATCTACTGTAAAATCCAATTTCGCCTCTTTCATCTTCATGCAAAGTTGATCCTCCACTTACTCCATAAGCATCTTTACGAGGCTCATCAGGTAAGTAAAGTTTAGCAAATTCTTCATTTCCTTTTTTAACTACTCCATCAAAAGAGTATTGATTTCCTGCACTATCTAAAACTTTAAGACCATTAGCATATTGCAAAACATTTACACCACGTTTATCTTTAACAGTTATCTTTTCTGTAAGAAAATATTTTATTCTCTTGTCATACTCTTCTTTTAAAACTTTTTTCATCATATTCTCGTTAAGCTTCATTTTTAAAACCTTATCTTAAATTCCATAATCGTTTAAACTCTTGCTCCAAAAACTTAGCCTCTTCTATCACTTTTAGTTTTTTAGGCTTTCTTGTAATTACCTTTGATTTTCTAAATTTATTCTCTGCAGTTAACTCTGGTATATCAAGCGAAGTAAATATAACATTGTTTCCTTGATTTAATTTACTATAAAAAGTATTTTTATCATCGTCAGTTCCTGCAATTGCTTTCATTATGTAGGTTTTAATAATACTATCATGATCAAGTCTAAGAAACTTTGCAGCTAAATAAAGGCCTGCGCAGGTTGTTATATACATAATTTCTTGTTCACTATTATCAATTACTTTGTTGCTATCATGTTTATAATAACCTTCATCATTAGATGCTTTAAGATTTTCTGTATCATAAAATCCATTAACACCAAGCATAAAATTAAATAATTTAAAGACATCATCATCACTATAACCTACATTTCCATCTGTTATATTAAAATAGCGTCTTAAGTTTGCAACAAACATGCTTGAATCTTTTATGTTAATTTTTGATCCTGATATTATATTTTGATTGCTTAGCTTGCTCAAAGGATCAGCATTTAGTAGTTTATAAAGCCTTTTAACATCTTTCTTTGACATATTTGGTTTAGAGTTGTTTTGATACTCCAAAGCTTGTTCTATGTCTCTATCAATCCCTTCAAGCTTTTCTTTAGCATCTTCAGGTGCTTCTTGCTTTATTAAGTTAAGTCCGTCTAATAAAGAAGCACCACCTTTACCTTGAAGTGCAACAAGTGCTTGAAGAAGTTGAGGTTGTTGTGAAAGGAGTAGTATAAGCAAAAGTGCATTATTGCCGCCGCTCATATTAATTAAACCAGCTAGCTGATTTAAGTCCATAGGTGCATTCATGTTTTGTGCAACCGGTCCATTACCAACAACAGCTTCAAGCTCTTTAGAAGCAGATTCACCAACTTTTGCATCTTGATCAACATCAGCTTCTACAGCAACCTTTGTTAAGTTGAGCTTTTGATATTCTTCTACTCCTTTAACTTCAATGTCAAAGTTAGTGTATAAAAAGTCTGCAAGTGTACCAACTAAATAGTTTTCACCTTCAACGAAATCTTTGCTATCAGGTTTTAATCCTGAAGAGTATACTGCTACACCAGAAGATCTTAATCCACTTTTAAGTTCTTTAACGTCAATAATTGTTTTATTTGAAACTTCAGTCAAAAATCCTGTTTCAAACAAAAGGTTTTTTAGTTTGTTTTTGTAAAAGCTTTCACCTAAACCTTTTGAGTCTCTATTTAGTCCAATAATAAAGTTTGATAATAGCTCTACTTCTTTTGAAACATTTTTTTGCAGCATTTTTTCTCTATTACTGGAAACTTCTTCACCACCAATTCTATTAATGACATTGTCATAATTTTTGCTTTTAAACCACTTAGAAGCTTCTTTACTGTAGCTTTCCTTATCTGCAGTCTTAACTGTTTCTTTATATCTTTCTTTATCATAAATCTTAAGAAGACCAACACAGATCTGTGTTAAACCTCCGTTTATTGCTTGCGCAATTTGATCATCTGTAATACTATCTGCATTTACGCCACTTGCCTTTGATTGTCCTCTCCACTTCTTAAACGGACCACTAGTACTAGTTCTAAGTTGCTGCTTAAGAGAAGATACAAGTTTGCTTGAAGCTAACTTTTGGCTACCCATTCCAGTAGTTCCTGCTTTTTCTTGACCTAGAGAACCAACAATATTAATACCATTTTCCTTTAATGTTTGTTTGTTTTCTTCTAGTAACTTACATATTTTATAAGCTAAAGGCACAGATGCTGAAATGTTAAAGAAACCTATATCAGACTCAGCTTTAATGCTATCTAACATAGCTTTTATTATAACGTCTTTTTTAGCTGACTGTATGCTCTTAAAAGTTTTATAACCATAAAGTGCTAAAGGAATTATTGGCAACCATGCACCTATTTTCCCCACTAAAGCCTCACCAAGCGTAGGTTCTACAACTTCAGCACCGCTTGAAACAGTTGCATATTCCTTTCCAAACTCTTTAGCCATTGCAACTTTAAAATCAAAGTTATTTTGTGCTATTATACCATATTGCTCTTTTAGATTTTCAATTGTAGGTGAAGCAATTACTTTACCATTACCAAAGTCAATTATTCCACCTCCGCCTTTGAGCTCAAAAACTTTAGCAGACTCAAAACCGTCAGCATTAAATAAGTTTTGAAATGCTTCAGCATCAGGACCAGTCATAGGTGGGCCTTTAGATATAGCAATATTAGAAAGAGTCTTGTCTGTCACACTAGAAGATGAATCAAACAAGTCGTTATAGAATTTCTTAGCACCTGCAAAAAAACCTTCAGACTCTGGATCGATTTTTGTTAAAGTTTTAGTTTCCATATTAATTTCTTTAACTTCTAAAGAAATATTACTTTGACCTTTCAAATCGTTTATTTTTTGACAAAGATCTTTAACACCATCCGGACTGTTTTCAAAAGTTTCTATTACTTCCGAAGATGCATTGCCATCTGAGTCAATCCTATATAGTTTTATTTCACCAACACTATTAGAAGTATCTACTTTATAACCTAACTTTTCAAAATCATCATCTAAATGTTGAGCGTCTAGTCTAATATTACCGCCTGAGTCTGTTCTCATATGATCTTTATATATTTCATCTAAAGCATCTTGATCAATTGAATCTACTTTATCATCTTTAAAAATGTCTATATTAGAATCATTAGACTTGACGTCCTTAATTTCTGTATCTACTTGCTCTCCAGCTTGTTCACCAGCTGCTTGCTCTCCAGCCTCTGAACCAGCCTCTGAACCAGCCTCTGAACCAGCCTCTGAACCAGCCTCAGCACCAGCCTCAGCACCAGCCTCAGCACCAGCCTCAGCACCAGCCTGTTCACCAACCTCAGTACCAGCACTACCTAGAGTTTCCTTTGCCTTCGCAGACATTTCTAGTTTTGAAGAAACTAAACCATTATCTGAAATTGTATCACCTGTAGTTTTAAACTTTACTGGATTTCCGACAAGTTTGTCTCTAAGCTCTATAACTCGTGATCTAGAAGCTAGCTCTACACCATCAGGTGAAATTGTAACAATTTCACCGCTAGTTGATCCAGCAGCAATTTTTATTTCAACAAATTCCCCATTAGTTTTAAAAGCTTTTACACCTTCAATAACGTCTGAATCTCCCCACTGTATTTCTCCTTCTAGCATGTGTTCTTTAGGAATAGCTAAACCTTTTTTTACTACGTAATCACTACGTTCACCACCTAATTTATGTAGTAGAAATTGATCATGTTTCGCTTGTAAATTTTCTGAAGCAGATAGATAAATTTCACCCTTAGCTGACGTACTTTCAATCATATCATTAAATCTATCTTCAGTTAATTTATTAGTTCTACTAATTGGAGGCGTTTTAAATTCTTTAACATTCTTTATTATACCTACATTCTCACCGTCTGATGTTATTGTAATCTTACCATTAGGATCAATTTTTCCTTTTAGATTACCAAGTCGATTAGATATTTTACTAATTTGATCAGAGTATCTCATCCTTTCCGCAGCATCCATATTTTTCAATTTCAAGAATATTTTTACATCCTTGTCAAAATCACTAGCAATTCCATCTGCTCTAAATCTTAAAACTTTTTTAACACCATTGTGTTCAACACTAAATCTAACAAAAGGTGTAGGATCAGCCCCATCTTCAGAACTAATGGTAAACTGACTGCCCTTTGACGGTACAATACCAACATCATTAAGATCAAATTTTATTGTAGGCCTTTTAATACTTTTAGCAAAGTCAGTAACATAGTAATCATATTTCTCCACTCCATCGCTGCCCTTGCTTTGCAAGTTCTCAAAATAGAATCGACCATCTCTTGAATATTGACCTGCAGAGCTTACATGTGATACAACTGAACTTTCTTCAAGTAAAAGATTAGCAAGAGAACCACTTAGAATGTTTTCGTTTATTAAGTTTTCAATGTTCTTTTTATTATTGTAATTTATTAAGTTTGAATTTCTATTTTTGCTTTCAAAAAGCTGCTTTTTAATTTTAGCTTGAGGTATACCAGTGTAAGCAGATATTTTTTGTACTACAAAACTAACTGGGATTGTTTTGTTCTCTGCTTTTGTTATGCTTATTTTTGAAGAATTTTCATTACCGTACTTTATAAAGTCTTTTTCTAAGTCTCTGAGGATTTTTTCATTGTAATTTGTTTTAGAAATAGACTGACCAATAAGTCTCTTGAGCTCTCCAAACATTTTATTTACTGGAATGTTTATTTGCTCTTTTTTGCTTGACACAGAATTTTCTTCTGATTCTTTAAGAATAAGCTGACCCAAGCCTTTTTGATACACAAACCCAGCATTTTCTTGACCTGCAGTATTGCCATCACTTAAATGATTAATTATCATGTTAATATGCTTGCTTTCTCTAAGCGCACTATTAACACGTGTCACTGTGACATCAGAAAAGTGTTGTGATCCCGGCATAGAAGGAAGAACATCATGTCCAACATCTTCTATTTTTGTCATAAGCTCTTTACCAAAGTCAGACATGTTTTCAATAGCTTTAGCAGACTTTTTCTCTTCTTGCTGTCTAGTCTTTACTGCCCTATATTCTTTTTGATTACTATATTTTAGCTTAATATTAAATTTTTCTTCTAAACTACTTTCAAGAGATATAAAGTATTCTTGCGCAGCTTTTAACAAACTAACTTTTATTAGCTTTTTATATGCTGCTACCATTTCGTCATTATCCATTATAGCTTCAACAACGTCTTGCTTTTTAAGCACTTTTTTTGATAATTTTCGTTTAATCCAGTCATCAAAACCAGTAATCTGACCTATTCCATAACCTGCAAGAGCAATAATTACAATAGAAGTGCCTAGAGTAACGCCACAAAACAAAGCTGCACTTGCTACTGCACCAGCTGCGACTCCTACAATTTCATTTAAAGGCTCACCTTTTTTGTTAGCATTTTCTAAAAATCTTCCGCTCTTTCCTTGAATATCTAATGCTTCATAAAAAGATTCTACAAAATATCTTTGTGCTTCAACAGCAGTTAATTGCTGACGTTTTTTATCATCTATCTCAATAAAGTTTCTAGCCAATATAATTGCCAAGTCATTAATAGATTCGTCTTTAATATTAACTTTTTCTAATTCACCAATTACAGCATCTAAGTCTAATACTAAAGGCTTTTCTAAAATGCTTGGGTCAAACTCTTTTTTTGAAGTTTCTACTCTTTCTTGTGCCTGCTCAACAAATGAGTCGAAATAAGATTCAAACGTCTCGTATGTTATATCAATACCACTTATTTTACTAAAAGGCTTGTATATTTTATCAATATCATATTTTAAACCTTCACGCCAATTAAAGGCACCTTGTTCAACTTTACTTAAAGCTTCAGCGTTTTCTTTACTAAAATCTTCAATAGCATTATTAAGCTCTTTTTCTATTTGTGCTGAGCCTTTTTTAAATGCTTTTACTAACTCTTCAATTAAATATTGAATAGAATTTTTAACATCATCGCCAGTCTTTTTTTCCCACTGATCATTTACTCGAGTACTTATTTTATAAGTTTTGCTCCATTGACTAAATTGAGAATATGATCTTTTATTATCTTTATATTTAAAGTCTAATATACTTTTTACAATTGGACGAGCACTGTTATTAAGCATAGCAACAGTATTTTGAGATTCACTTTCTTGAGAAAGAAATTCACTAATTCCCATAGCATTAAAAGTTTCTTCTACTAAATTAGCAACTTTTTTAACATAATCAAGACCCGCAACAAAAGATTTAGTCCTATACTTAGGCACAAATTTTCGTTCTTCGCCTTCTTCACTTATTTTTGGTTTAAATTTTACAAGTTTTGATAAATTTTTTGCACAATCTTCTACGTCATCCATTACAGTTGACATAGTTCGACATAAATCGCTCTTTGCATTTAAAAGCGCACCTACATTTTTAATATCATTTTGATCGACTCCAGATAATTTGTCAATCTGATCGATTTTAGACTTTATTTTATCTGGAATTTTTTGCTCTGTGTCTTGTACTTTTGAAATATTATTTTGCGCTGTCGACAAATTATTATCATATCGATTAGCACTAAAAATATCTTGAAATCCTTCGTAAGCTTTTTGCTCTTCTTCGCTTGGCGCATTAGGAACTTTAGAACTAGCTTGTTGAATTTCGTCTGGTTTTTCTTGCCCTTTGTCATCATCTTGACTTTCAAGATGTTCAATATCTATATTAAATTCATCTTGAAGCGTTTTAGTAATCGTTTGTTTGCCTTCGGTGGCATCTAATTCTTTTATTCTAGATAAAATAGAAAGCACATCGGGTTCTTTGTTTTTTGAAATATCATATAGTGCGCAGTCTGCAAGATTATCTATTATTTCTTTGTATGTATCAAATTTATGATCTTTCCTTAAAAATTCGTAGCCACCATTATCTTTAAATAAGATTATAAAGACAATATTTTTTTTACGTCTACCTTTAGGGGACATTTGTATACTTTGAAAAAATAGAATACTAGATTTTTCGTCACTTTCTTTTTCATTTCCAACAACTAAATTGCAAAAAGGTGCATCAGCATTTGTTAATGCTTGTATCGTCATTTCGTTACCAGTGTTTTCTTCAGCTGTATTAAGTACTTGTTGTAATTGACTGCCACTTAGATTTGAGCTCACTGCATCTATTTGTTCATCTGGATCCATGTTCGACCAACCATCAACACCATCAACATCTATTATGTCAAACAATGAATCAAGATCTTCACTGAAAGGGTCTGTAGCCGATCCTTTACTATCACCACTTACAGAATTATCTATATGAGTTGCAACCTGAACTTCAGGTTGTTTTAAATCATCAAATAAAGCTACTAATTCATCTTTAGTAATACCATTTTGTTTTAAATCAAGAGATTCAGGATTGCTTTTAAACGCGGTTACCATATTTTCTATAGAACCACCAAAATTATTATTTATATAATTTTTCCATACCGTTTGATTAGCTGTAGCATTAAATTCATCCATTTCACCTATAGCTTCAAGGTACAGATAAAAACATGCTAATTGAAAGCTACTCATACTATCAAAATATGAATCTAGTTTTTGTTCTATATTATCGTCAATAACGCCGGCAACACCAGCTTTTCTTATTTTTTCATCTCCTGCAAAAATATCAGAACCTACAGAAAACATTTGCTCAATAGTTACTCCAGGAAAATCTTTAAGCATAAATTCAACTCGTTGAGGAACGATTTCCGCTTGCGCACCACCTTTGTCCAATTTTGCTGCAGGTTCTGTAACTGGATCTTCATCTTGACTCTCTAAAAGCAATGATGACAAAGAATGTTCATGAAGTTTTTTTCCTGTAGAAAAGTTAAATGCTTCTGGCATTTTATCTGGTTTTTCTATTGAATCTGTCTTGTTGTCTATATCTTTATCTTCGTTACTACTCGCATCTTTATTGTCTGCAGATGTTTTTCTCTTATTCTTTGACATAGCAACATCACTTTGACCTGCTTGCTCCGGAACTCCTCCACTTATTCTAGACTTTTGCAAATTACTAATTCTATTAATAACTGCTTCTTTACCTGTAAGAAAAGCTTTTTGAATCTCTTCAAACTCTTCTTTAGTAACCAGCTCAACAGGAATATCTAAAGGTACCTTCATATGCATTAAAGTATTACCTTTTTCTGGAGGCTTCAATCCAAATCTTTTAACATGAAATTCTGGATTATCTAAAGGTTTCATTATTGCAGGAAAATAAGCAATTCCTATCATCTCGTTGCCTTTAACATTTCCACCTATTGCCTCACCAAATTTGTTAACAATCTGTATTGGCATAATATCAAAAGTATCTGCAGCTTTAAAAGAAAGAGGATCAATGCCTTGTGATTGATCTCCTTTAATGTTAACAGGATCAATTTTTAGACCTAGTGCAATAGGAACATTTGATAGTGCTTTAATGTCATTAAAACCAAAAACACCTAAAGGAGACTTCATTACGTCTTTTAGCTTTACAGTTTCCGTATCCGGTAACTTGTTATTTAAAGAAGTTGCAATTGCTTTAACCACAGCTTGTAGTTTTTGCTTATTAAGCGCTTGAACATTTCCTTCAAGTTCTCTTTTATCTGCTTTTTCAAAAATCTTATATAGATTTTTTTCATTAGTTTCAAATAAAGCGTCTTTAAGTTTTAGACTCATATGTGTTACTACCTATTTCTGTTATTTTCAGATTAATTATAGTAATAAATATGAAGACGATTATAAATTATTTTATTTGTTTAAATTAAATTGCTCTACTAACACACCTGCAGATGTTAACATGTTAATGCCTGTATCGTCTCTATACTTTGTTTTATAGACTACTTTTTTTATTCCACTATTAATAACAGCGATCGCGCAGTTTGTGCAAGGGCTTAACGTCAAATACATAACTTTATCTTTTGGGTTATTATAATCCAGCTTAAGTAAAGCATTAATTTCAGCATGTAATAAACCACTACAGCCAGGTTCTTCAGATTGAGGTACGTTTGATAATCCTGCAGCATTACCATTATACCCCAAAGAAAGCACTTGTGTATTATCTGACGTTACTATAATAGCGCCTACCTTGAAAGTAGAATGATGACTTCTTTGTGCAATAGTTTCTGCCATTGTCATCCATATTTTGTCCCAAGAGGGACGAGCTATATTTTCCATTATTTACCTTTTTATTATATTTACTTAATATTTAATTGTGTACATTATTTTAAAATTTACAAAGAAAGTAAGAGATATGAAAATTACAGAAAGCCGTTTAAGAAGAATTATAAGAAAAGTGTTGCTAGAAGATGATCAGAGAGACTCATACATTGCACACTCAGGTTATAACTCGCCTACTGCATTTCGAGGTGCATTTGAAAGAGGCGAGGTTTCTCAAATGGATTATTATTCAAATGCACCTGATCATCCATACTTTCCTGGAAGACACTTTACTCAGGAGCAGGAAGAAGACGCAAGAGAAATCTGTAATATTGATGGTGATAGATACTACGAGCGCAAAGAAAAAAGAATAAAAAACTGGTGTAAGATTTATAAATTGACTCGAAAGGACTTCGACGCCTGCTGTAATAATTTAAAATAATTAATCAATAATATATCTAACATAGTTTTTTAAAAGCTTATGTGCCTGCATTAATTCTTTACCTTGTGCTCTAGAATATGTTAATGCATTAATGATCATGTTTCTATTGTTCAAAGAAAGATCATCTGGGCTTAAAATAAACTGCCTAAAACACTCAGCAAAAAACTCTTTCTCTTCTGTGGCACCATACTCAGAAGGTATAAATTTCATTATTACACTAATCATTTTTTCAATTTTTGAAACATAAGTTTTAATTCCTTTTTCCTTAAGATACAGTTCATATTCTTCACATATTTGGAAAGAAATATTTGAAGTTTTATGATTTTCATCGTAGTCTGAAGAATTAATACTGTTATCTAGTAAATCTGCAAAATCATAAAATACATCTTCAGCTTTTTTTATAAGTCTCATGCACAAGTCGTCGTCATGTACGTTTTGTTCAACAATACTTTTAAGGTCTTTGAGACTAACTATAACATTAACATATTGTTTTCCTACTACTGAAATGTATTTGCTAGCATCTGGCGTTACAAATTTAACATGTATTGCATGACCTATTTCATGAACTAAAGTATTAATTAATGCTTCTTCGTTTTTAAAGTGTTGCAAGTCAAAAGCTATAGTCTCTGTGTCTGGATTAAAAAAAGCCCTCCAATTAGCAGCTCCAGATTTATGTATCTTGTCAATACTACTTCTTTCTTTACTTCCTTTTATTATAACAAGATGTTTAAATAAGTCTGCTACCGGTGTATTTATTCTATTTTGTCTAAATTTTATTTCAACGTTTTTTAAGTTGTTAATCAAAGATTTTGTTAAATAAAAATCTTTGTCTGAATTTTCAGAAATGTATACACGTATTCCATAGTACATTTCTGCTGATTTAAATTTTATTGACATGCTTTTCTACCTTTTTTAAATAAATATTCTCTATTCATATTTAAAAAATGCCTTGTAATGTTTTGAGCATCTTGGCTCATACATGTCTTTAGAACCAACTCGCTCTTCATCTGTTGCGTTATCTATGTCAAACATTGCTGCTGTATAATAAGCATCGTTATTGCATTTTGTACAAACTGCCGGACAAATTTCAATATGCGTTGCAAAAGGCAACATGTTTTTTATATTTTCAAAAGGTCTTTCGTTTGCATCTAATTGAATTGTAGAAACTACAATATTAGCGCCTTTAAAAAATAAAGAAATTAAAGCTTCATCAATTCCTTTAATCATAAAAGCTTCGTCTACAGCAATTAACACATTAGAAAGATTATAATCATCGTTTAAATAGTCAAATATTTCTAGTGCATCATTGATACAAATTGCAGGCCATGTAACACCACTATGTGTAGATATAGATTCAGCGTCGTATCTTTTATCTTTCTTTGCTTTAAAAGCAAAAATTTTTCTGTCTTTATAAGAAGAACGATCGATTTCTGCTACTAGCCTTGTTGTTTTTGATCCAAACATTGGACCCGTATATATTTTAAAAAACGGATTCATTTAATTTCCTTAAGGTACAATATGTGCAGACCTTATATTAATAGTCAAATCGACTGGTATGCTTTCGTCAAGTTGCATAAGTTCTGCTAATTTTACACTAATTATCTTTAAAAATTCATAATCTGCCCAGAGTGTTTTAATTACATTTGAAGATCTAAGTGTCACTGAAACGTTTAGTCTGTTCTTTCGAAACAAAGCATGAATAAGCGATATACAACTTGCATCAGTATAAACAAATCTTCTACTGTCATGTTTTTGTGGTGTATTATGTGAATTTAAACCTGCAAATTCTTTAAAGATCTTATTTTCAATATCTGTAGTAATTTTTTCATAATACGATTTTTCTTCAGGAAAATTTAATGCTGTGTAGTCTAAAGAGCTAATGTCAACTACTTCCTTGCATTGTACGTCAACTAATTCGTTTCTGCCGCTATTAATAACAATAGACTTTATTAAGTCGCCACTAGGAAATTCATTTAAACTTTCAATAAAGCTTAAACACATATCAACTTTCTGCGTTAAATCTTCAATGTCTTCTAGCACTAAAACATTTGGAAAGTTACCAAATCCGCATTTAACTAAGTTGTAAAATAAACGTTTGACATCCATAATGCTTTCTTCATCTTGAAACTCATCACCTCTTTTTCTTAGTCTTTCTAACACAGTATGGTTTGAAGGTAAAAGAACAATATATAATGTATCTAATCGTTTAATGTCTTCAAGAACTTTATCAAACCAAAAAGAAGCGTTATCTCTTTCATACAATTTTGCATAAACATACATTGACATACAGCTTCTGTCTTGTATGTTGTACTTAAAGCTTGTTTCTTTATGAATTCTATTAAAAAGTGTAGTCTTACCACTACAATCAGGACCTTCTATATTAATATTTAAAAATCTCATTTAAATCCTTTTTAAAATTATTATATAATATAATAATTAAATTTACAAAACAATGAAAAAATAGTTGGGAAAATAATGAATAACAAAAACTTTAAAATGCTAATTAAAGAGTGGAAAAACTTTTTAAATGAAAGTGAAGAAGATAAACCAGTTAGTATTGAAAAAATATATAAACAAATAAATAAACTAGAAGAAATTAATTTTAACAGCAATTTAGAGTATAAAATAAAAATTCAAAAAGAAAACATTAACAAATATAATATTGGTTATGTAAGCAAAGAAAAATCAATGTTTTCTAATGTTAATTTGTATTTAAATAGCAAAGAAAAAAAACAACATGAATTAGCGCCGCAATTATACGGCTGCATAGAAATAATGTCATCTAAAGCAAAGCTAGCTTCAGAATATGACAACCCTGATGTTGAAGCTCCAGGCAAAGCAAAAGATGAAGTTAACTCTACTTGGTACATAAAAAAAACACACGACACAAAAAAAGGAATGGGTCCTCTTTTGTATGAAGTTGTTATAGAATTTGTTTCTAACAATTTAAATGCAGGAATAAAGCCAGACTCTGCATCAGTCACAGACGAAGCAATTAAAGTTTGGAAAAATTACGTTAAAAGAAATGATGTCGTTGCTAAACAGCTAGATATTAATCCTGATGATATTTCTTATTACAAAAAAGAGTATCCAGATCAGTGGGAAGATCAAGGCGTTAGAAAGCTAATGCCTTTAACACCACAGACGTCTGATGATACTTCACAGTTTTCTGCTATGGACCATATGGGGTATATGTGGCCAGAAAGCCCTTTAAGCAAAACTTATAGAAAAGACAACGCTAATATTATTGAACTTCTAAAAGAAAAACATTTATTAGTTTTAGATATATAAAAAGTGCATTTAAAATATAATTAAAACAGTAGACAGAAGAATGTATATATGAAAATAATAATTGGAAGACTAAAATAAACTTTTATTTAATCAAAAGCATTAATCTTTTTAAGCTTGCCTAAATTAGTAGACATACCCCAACCAGCATCATTCTTTACGTCTACAAGCCATGTACTAAATTCAACTCCTTCTTCAATGCTTCCCCACACACGTAGCCAGCCACTACGATTATCTGAGTCAACGCACTTCCAGCGCATAAAAGCCTTACCATTCTTTGTTGTCTTATGTATTACCTCAGTAACTGTAAACCAGCCAATTCCTCTTTCACCTTGTGGTATATCAAATACGCTGTTAATTTGTTTCTGTTTTAATCGATTTATTAATTTAGGTGGAAATAGGAGGTCATCACTTGCATCATTGCTGAGATTGAAATAATTCTTTATTTTTTCTGATCTGCACCAGTCACTAATAACTTTATATCTAGTAATTAAATGATCTACAATAGGGACAATTGTTTCTTCGTTCTTTTTTGCTCTTTTTACTGCAGTTTTTGTCATTCCCCAATAACCTTTCTTTAAAATAGCATAATTATCGAGGATCAAATCATGGAGTTGTTTATGATTATCAAGTGTATTATCTTTAAACTCATCAAGAGACTTAAATGCTTCCATCTTCGCTAGCGATGAAAAAGCTGTTTTGTTTAGCTTTGAATGTTTCCATGCACCTTCTGTATCATAAAATAAATTATTTAAATTTTTGTATGGTCTATTTGCAAATACTTCTTCAACAGCTTTGTCTCCTACTCCTTTAAGAGAAGTCAAAGGCGGCACAAAGGCTTTCAACACATCAGAATATTCCCATTCTAGACCTGAGTGATTTATATCGATTGCAGCAATCTCGTAACCAAAAGATTTAATCTCTGAAATTGCTTTTGACATGCCTTTAGGATTACCATTTTCAGATTGCAATATCGCAGCAAGCCACTCAGTCTCATAATGAGTATGCAACCAAGCAGCATAATATGACCCGATAGCATATGCAATAGCATGGGATTTGTTAAAGCCGTAAACAGCAAAATTTTCTATGTCTGCCCATAACTTAGATGATACTGATTCTGGAACATCGTTTAGCTCTTTAGCACCTTTAATAAACTTATCTCTAGCAATTGCCTTTTCTGAGCCTTTAGAATGTAGAGTATCTAAAGACTTCTTTACCAAAGTCTTTCTAAGCTTGTCAGCTTCGCCAGGATCAAATCCGCTTAGCTCTTGTGCTAAAAGCATAAACTGCTCTTGAAACACTACATAGTTAAATGTTGGGCCAAGTATCTTTTCAATAATAGGATGCTCATATTTTATATCACCTACGTTTCTCTTTGCTTTAACATATTTCTTATGTACATTTGCTTTAAGAGGTCCCGGACGGTAAATTGCAGTTAATGCTGCTAGTTCCTCAATTGAATCAGGCTCTGCCTCTTTTGCAAAGTTTCTTGCACCTACAGCTGTAAATTGGAAAACACCGCAAAAGTGACCGTCCTTATATACATGTTCCCAAACTTTTTTATCATCCTGTTTTACAAACCTACAATTTAAATACTTATCAAAAAATGCTCGAGCATCTGAGAATGTTGGGTTAGGATTTCCTTGTTTTTTAAGAATTCTATATATACAGTTTTCTACGTCCTTGAGCAGTGTTAAACCTAAAAAGTCAAACTTTAAAAATCCGTTATCTTCAAGATTTCTAAAGTTCATACCTTCTGTCCACGGAGTTTGTAGTTCACCACGAACACCAACAATAGGCATAGATTCAGCTAGTGAATCAGCATCTGCTATTATTACGCCTCCTGCATGTCTACCAATAGCTCTATTCTGCATAAATAAAGTTTCAACATGCTCAGCAACTTCTGGGTATTCTGTCATAAACGAATTATACTCAGGAGAGTGTTTCATGCAATCTTCATGCTTAAGAACGAACACAGACTTTTCTTGATTCTTGTCCATTGCTTTTTGCATTACTTGATCTTGAAGAGGGCCAGTTACCTTATTTACTTCGTCAAATGGAATATCATAAAACTTTGCAATATCTTTTACTAGCGACTTAAGCTTAAGTGTGTTGAAGTTTGATACTGGAATAACAGCATCATCACCGTATAGCTCTTTAGCTGCATTGATGAGTTCATCGCGATCACCAGCATCTGTGTCTATGTCTGGCCAAGAAACACGATGCCTACCTAAGAATCTGCTCCAAAGTAAGTTATAAGGAATAGGGTCAAGCTGAGTAATGCCTAATAGATAGTTAACCAAAGAACCTCCACCACTTCCTCGAGCAGGACCAAATAATGTCTTCGTTTCAGCCTTTTTAAAGATTTCATACATTGTAATGAAATAAGCTTCATGTCCTAAATACTTAATATCAGACAATTCATATTTAGCTCTATCTACATATTCTTTGTTAGTATGTAAACCTTCGCTGATTAAAGCGTTCTTGACTAAGTCTGATAGGTGTTTAAAAGGTGTTTTGTTAGGAATTGATATTGTTGGAAGCTTTGCACTTACATCTATCCAAGTATCTTCAAAATCATTCCAGACAATGTCATGTGTTCTTTCTATTGACTCTTTAACTAGCTGCTCGTTACCTTTATAAAAATCGTGTTCTTTGTAACCTTCAAGAAACTCATCCCACATCTGCTGAGCGTTTTTTGGATACAACTCACACTTAAGATCTTCAAATGCTGGAAGCGTTAGACCATCTTTCTTGCCTAACCATCCAAGCTTTTTATATAACTCTCTTGCTTGCCATTTGTCATTGCTCGGGTAATGAGAGTCTGCTGTTGATATAAGTGGAATACCCGTTAGCTTATGATGCTCAATAAGATAGTCATTAACAACGTGTTGCTTATTAAGTTTGTTAAATTGTAGCTCTAACTTAAAGTTTTCAATACCAACAGCATCTGTAAATCTATCTGATAAGTTTTGCAGGTCTTTTTGGATTTCATCACGTGATTTGTCATGAGCTACACCACGAAGTATTCTATTACTGTATATGCCTCCTAAGCATGCTGTATTGACATGTAAACCTTCGCCGTGCTCTTTAAGCATTTTAAAGTCAATGCGCGGGTATCTATAAAAGCCGTCTTTGTATGATTTTTTTACAAGGGTAAATAGATTATTAAGACCCTTTCTATTTCTTGCTGTAACTACTAAGTGATAACGTCGCTTCCACTCATCTTTAAGTATATCAATCTTTTTAGATTCATCTTCATCCTCTATGACAAGACCACCACTCTCATCATCAGCATCAATAATGATTTTTTCTTTACTCTTCTTTTCAGCTGCAGCAGCTGTTTTTGCATCTTTAATTGATTGCTTGTGATCTGCATAGTCGCTAGTCCACTGATCTAGTGAAGGAACAAAATAGAATTCTACTCCGTATATTTGTCTAAACTTTCTGCCTGCTTTTTGCATTTTAACAGCATGCGAATGAGCATGTGCAAGACCATTACCATTACCATGATCTGTTAGTGCCCAAGCATCCATTCCTTGTGATTCAGAAAGAACAAAATCAATGTGATCTGCTGGATATCCTAGACCATCAAAAGTACTAAAAGTTGAGTGTGAATGAAGCGATACAAATCTATTTGGTGGTGTTATTAAATCAATAGACAAATTATATACCTTTCTTGTTTTTATTTATTATAATTAATTAATATTTAATTTACACGTATTAATATTACTAAGGATCATAAATAAGCATGCTAAATAGAAAAGATATAAAAAGGGTTTTAAGTGAAAACTACACAGTTATTAAATGAATGGAAGACTTTTCTTCTTAACGAGCACAAGATAATTTCTCGAGATGAATTAATTCAAACATTACAGAAAAAAGAAAGATCTGAAAGGGAAATTAAGTATTTTATAGAATTTTGGAATAGTAATAGATTTATCACAAAATATACACAAGTCATTCAAAATGAAATAAATACAACTCAAGAGCCCGTTAAAGAAATATTAGATGTTTGCAAGCTTCATTATAAAAAAATCTATCAATCAGTAGGGCCAAAGATTAAAGATCAAATAGGTAGTGGCAATATTTCTATTGATGAACTTAGAAAACAAATAGATGCTAAGTCCAGTTTTAATAAAAATGAAGTTAGGCAACAATGCAGATATCAGAGTGGTAAGCCTATAATTGGGAGTTATCAAGACTTTGACGTTGTGTATAGTGGTCGTGACTGGATTGTGATTGAACCTAAAACAATACAGGGTTCAATAGCATGGACACATGGAAAACCTGACGGTTCGGAAGAGACTGACCCGAAAAGAAGAAGTGGTTGGTGCACTGGAGTCTCTACAGGGAATAACATGTTTCCAAATTACGCAGGTAATTTGCACATGTTTTATGTTATAAGAACAGACTATGATAATGACAAGTCTGTGAATAGAAGACTTTGTTTGTCATATACTGTGTATGAAGGTGAAGCCATATTAGAAGAAAAAGGTGGATCGACAGTTGATGCTAAAAATCAATCTATAGACTCAACAACAATAAACGATATAGTTAACAAAGACATATTAGACTTGATTGTAAATAGAGTAAGTACCAGAAAAGAAACGTCATTTGCTGAGATGTATTCAAAAGCTACCTTAAGCCAAATCTTAAGAATAGAAAAACAAATGAATGCACAAGGACTTGGAGACGACACAATAAATCAAGAAATGTCAAGCTATTTAAAATACACAAATGACAAAAAAGTAGTTGAGCATATAATGAGAAGTTATAAAGAAGAACTAGTTTACAATGATTTAATATATGATGATGCTCCGCTTCCTTTTAGTTTTCTTGAAAGAAATGACATACTTAATAAATCTGATTTTAATGTCGCGATTGATGAATTAAGTAAAATGTATAAAAATAAAGAGTATATAAACGATTTTTTCTGTATATTAATTGCTTTTTGTGTTGAACACAAAAACTTTAATCTAATAGGGCCTAATTTTAAAGATGAAATGATAGATTACTTTATAGAAAACCCTACAGAAGATAGTCAGTATATTGACGAACTAATACTTTCCAACAACGTGTCTAAAGGATTAGAAGATATGATCTGGGGGAGCGAGGCCATTGAAATATACAGACACGAGTCATTAAATTTAAACGATGTAGTAAAAATACTTACAGTTCTTTCTAAAATGAAAACTTTGTATCTGCAAGGGGAAATTAACGTTATTTCTGCGAATTCTCACAGTTCAATACTTCAGTGTATATTACAACAATTTGACTTCTCAAAATATAAAGATCAAAAAGAGTATAGTCAAATAAAAGAAATTCTTAAGACAATATATTCAAAACAGGATCACCGCGGTAAGTCTTATTTTAGAGATCATGTTTATCTTTTTGAAAACAAATCAGGCTTAGTAGAGTATATTAAATTGATGCTTTCTTAACCCAAAGACCTTCATTGTTTTCCAAGTCTATTGTTTCTTTAGATGTTCCATTTAAATAGACGATTAAACCTTTTGTAAAATAGTGATCTTGTATAATTTCTACAACTAAACAATTGTTTTTTATTTTTTTTCCGTAATAAAAAATATCGATCATGTCACCTTTGTTTAGTTGAGAAACAAATCTTATTTCTTCTTTATGACTATTCAACATATAACTTTGGCTTTCCCCATCTTAAAGTTATATTTGCATTGTTACCTAACATTTCAGTACAGATATTAAAAGGTTCTACGTCATAAAACTTTATAATCTTGTATACACTATCATATAAATAGTCAATATCTTTTTCTAATATTTCTAGATTGTTAAAAACATTTAGTCCTTCTCCTCCAATAACCGGTCCAATCCTGCACATTATTTCTTTTATAATAGCATTAAATGCTGCAGTTACTTGATTTGCGTTAACAACAAAAGAAAAATCGTTAGAAGCTGAGCTAAGTGTGTTCCCACTTATAGAGCGAAGTGCTTCAGTATTCGCATTGTCTACACCAAGGGTGTAAATCGTAGTGCAAGGGTTAGAATTAGTTGTATAAATACAATTTTCATCACTAATATTCATTATATTGTTTTGGACAAGAGACTGAGATGAATTTATACCTTCGTTTGGAGAGCCATCTGATATTAAGAGTATATAATACGCTTCATAATTAGTGCTTGATATTTGTTGCAAAGCTTTATTTAAAGGCTTTATGAAATTAGTACCTCCATTTGGATTATTATTGTTGACAATTGACGCTGCTGTATTATCGTGTTGAATACTTTTACCAATTTCTGTTGATGATATAATATCGCTATTATAAAGAATAACAGAGTAACTTAGATTAAAGTTCGAACTTATAAATTGATTAACTGTGTTTTTTAACTGTTGTATTCTATTACCGCTCATTGAGCCGCTGTAGTCTAGCAAAAGTATTACTGCAGCATCAATTAAGTCAACGTTATGCTCTTCTTCATTTATATGAACATCGACAGACTTTGTAACGTTTCGTATTCCTGGATTATATGTAGAAGAAACTTTTATTACTCTTTTACATTCGTTTAAATTATTGCAAACTAATCCTTCATCTATACATTGCATTTGACCGTTAATGTTAACTATTTCAAGGTGACTAACACATTCATCAAAAAATCTTGCATGACATATATTTTCAGTGTCATTAGTCTTTAAAATATTTAATCCTGCATACATTGCACATGCATCAAGCGATTGCTTTTCTTTTGCTACATTAATAGCAATTCTTGCTATCATTATAATCTTATATGATAAGACTGCTAGTACAGCTGCTAATAACAATGTGACAGCAGAAGCAAAGCCTTTTTCATTACGAAGTTTTTTTTGCATATAACACAATGTCCTTGTCATATAAATCAAACATGGATATTTTACCTTCAGTTAAAAAAGTAACTTTGCTATTTTTTATTTTTAAAAGCAAACAAGCAGTTGCTTCAAGCTTAAACTTATAATTACTGTAACTAAACCTTAAATTGTAAAGTTCTCCAATGCAATTTTTATTTAATACTAACTTTGCTTTCTCATACATTCTGTTGTTTCTTTTTTAAATATATCAAGTGTTTTGTTCCTAAGTAGTTTTTGTTTTCTATGTTATCAACTAACCAGTAGTGACCACTTTGTTTTATCTGAGTATAAAATTCGTGCATTAAAAGAACATCTATGTTTAGACCATTTTCTTTTAATAAATCAGCTGCAAGAAGATTTGAGTTAAATTTTCTATCTCTTCTAATTGCTTTTAGTTCTACATATCTATCTTCGTCTGGATGGTAGAAGTCTGGTGTATATTGTTTATCTCTTCCTTCATACTTAACAGTAAACGTTTTATGTTCATATACATAAGGTTTTTTTGTTGCTTCACACCACCTAGCATAATCAGCCTCTAGTGATGATTTAAAAAAATAGTTGTTAGGTAAGTCATATCTAAATCCCATCCTTCCGTTAGAAGGTATTTCATGAAATCCACTGCTTTGTGCTGTGTATTGACATGTTTTTGAACAATATTTTGTTGCTTCACCAATTGGCTTTTGATAATTTTTACCACAAAAGTCACAGCTTAAATCAATTCTAGGCTTTTTGTTAACTTTAATGTAACAGTCTCTAGAACAATATTTCTTTCCTTTTTTTACAACAAATTCTTTTTTACAACATAAACAATTAGCTTTTGTGTTATGTATAGTTGAGCTCTCATCTTTGCAAGATCTGCTGCAAAACTTTGACCTTCCTGCTTTAGAAGGTGGCAAATGGTAATTATTACCACAATTTTTGCATGTCAATTCTATTTTATTTGTTTTTCTAGCCATAAGTAATCTCCTGTTTTTAATTATGATGCTACTTATGGTTATTTGTTCAAATAATTTAAAACATAGGAAAAAATTCTTTTAAGTCAACACTTTCTTCTTTTGCTTGCTTTAGATGTTTAAGAGGATTATAATTACTTTCTGAATTTTGAATTGATTCCCATGATTGACTAATACCACTTTTTAAAAGTCTAGTCTTTGTAAATCCCATAAATTCTTGAAACTTGTTGTTACTTAACCTATGATTTCCAAGATAGTCAGTTTCCGGATGCCACTTAATATAATCAGTTAAGCTTTTTCCTGTTACTTCTTCAATCATATTAACAATCTCTAGCGTTGAGTGTGGGTTTGCTGCTGTAATATTAAAATCCATATTTCTAATTTTTGAATTAATAAGCTGTATTACGCTATAACAAAAGTCTTCTACGTGCATATAATCTTTAATCTTTTCAGGATTAAGAAACATGTCAACGTTTTTTATGTTGTTTTTAATAGCAAACAAAGATTTTGCTATAAGTGAGTTCATATCACCTTCACCACCGTAAGCAAACAAAGGCCTAGTAACTAGCCACTCTTTTGCATTGTTTCGTACAATCATTTCTCCAGCATACTTTTGTATTGCATAATCAGTCCTAGGAAAAACTTTACTTTCTTCAGACAACTCTTTGTCTTGATACTCAAAAGTATCATAAATTACTGTTGTGCCAGTATATACTATTGTTTGACCTGAAATGTTTGCTGCCTCTGTAATTATTTTAGTGCCTAACACATTTGTCAGTACAGCATCTTTAGGATTAAGAGCTACAACATCAGTTCCAACTACAGCAGCGTTGTGAACTATAACATCTAACTCTAACTCATCAAATAATTCAACCCACTTATCAACAGTATTACTATGTACACAAACTTCTTCAGACTTTGTATAGTTCATAAACTCATTTGCATAAGACGAGTTGTCTAAAGAAATAAATTCATGATTGTTTTTACTAATTTCAACTGCAAGATTTCTTGCAATAAATCCTTTTTCTCCAGTAATTGCTATTCTCATTTTTACCTTTTATTTGCTGTATTAACACTTTTTATTGACATGTTTTGTGTTTTAATTGTATTTAAATTATGTTTATTATTTTTAGTAAAATCCATCATTTCGTATTCGTAAAATGATTTAATACCATAACTTGTATCTTGTTTAAACAAAAGTTTTCTATTTAAAACTAAAGAAGTTTTTTTGTAGCCGTGTGTTCTTTTATTAGTAAATAAAAAAGCATCATAAGTTACTAAGTCGCCAATTCTTAAACCACTTTTATAAACACTGTATTTTTTTATTTTTTTCATAATTTATGAACTTTACTTTCTAAAATACCCCAAGGTATTTTTTCTAAAAGATTGTTACTTAAAATTGTTATCATATAGCAAAAATTTAAATCTTTTTTAATTTCAAGCACAATACCGATTTTGTTTTTTTCATTAGAAAATAAATAGTTAAATTCAATTAAGTCCCCTATTTTTAACTCAGCTTCATTGTCAGACATCAGGCAAGCTTATTATTTTTTTCTAAGTATTCAATGTATAACTCACAAATATTTTTAAGCTGCTTACTGTCAACGATGACTTCTAAGAAAGAATTTTTATTTTCCGAAAGAATAGAAAAATTTTCTAAATTGTTATGTTTAAAATAAACATTTTTTTCTTCGAATACATCACCATAGATTGTGATATTTTTGTCTGAACATATAATATATCTAGTACTCATATTAAACATCTATTACTTCTATAATGTCATCATCTGTAAACGTGTATTTTTTGTTTTGATAGACACACTGGTAAAAGCCATGCGGAAAAAATTGTGACATAAAGCTTGTAGGAGAAACAAAGACTTCTTGATTGTTAAGTCTACGAAGTCTGACTTTAAGTAAATAAGAGTTTTTAAAATAAAACAACCTTACAACATCAGGTTTAAATAATAACTTGTTAATGTTTGCAGAAAAATAGTTTGTTGTGTCTTTTAGAGACCAAAACTTATCTTGCTTAAAGTTTTTATTGTTCATGCTTACTCGATTGAAGCTGAGTATGGCTCATTTATAAATGAACGTATTTTAATTGTTCTATCCAGATAGTCTTCTAATTCATCAAAAGACGTGCAAACTTTAATACCACTTCTAGCTAGCATTAAATTAAATTTTGCTCCTTCTGGTAATCCTGCGCAAAAATAAATAATTGGCTTGTCATATGCATATGCATATCCAGCTTCCCAAATTGTTCCAATGTCTTTGTCTCTTGTGTTAACAAGCAAAAAGTCTGCTGTTTTTATGTGATGTAAATTACCTTCAAAAGTTTCGTTTTGAACTTCTTTTGGCGCGTCTGGTGGACAAACAAAGATCCTTCTAGGCGATGCTAGATTAAAATGTTCTTTTCTTTCATCAAAAATACGCTCGAGCTCAGTAAGCTCATCAGCTTGTTTAGTATTAAACCAACCGCTAGCAAGATAAATCTTTTTCATTGAATTGTTCCTTTTATAAATAAATTACCAAGTTTTTAATTATTTTTCATTAATATGTACTGTCTATAACAGTTTTACACTAAAATTCGCTATTAAGTTTTTGTTTAATTAAACTTACAGCTTTTACATCGTCATTCCACATTCGTGTAAATACTTTTTCTTCACCTGACTTATTACCATTTAAGTCTTCTCTTTTGCACTGGTATATTGAATCATTTTCATTATAATCAAATAAATCATTTTTAGGTTCTGGCTGATATAGATTTGTTCCACGAGAAGTGTAAGTTCCATCTGGCAATTTAACTCTAAAAGTTCTTACGTAGTGCATATCAGGCTTGTTAAAGTCTAGACAAGTTGATACTTCTGGAATTGCTTCACAAACAGCACGTGCGATGCGCGTTGCTAAAATATTATCAACCTCAGGTTGGATTTGAACGTCTTGACGTTGTTTAATAAAACCGATCAAGTCTTTAAGATTAAATCTTGCAATATAAAAAGTCTCCATGCACTTAGGAAGTATTACTCTTGCGTCCATCATTGAAACTTTTTTGCTATCAACCATTTCAGAGTATAGTAGTTTTGCTTCCTTGACAATATCTAAATACCTAAAATAAAAGTCATCATCATCTTTTCTGCAGTTTTCAATTGACTCAGGAACTAGTGCATTATCGTGTCTCAAGTCTCTGTCACCTGTACATTGTGCTGCAAAAGATCCTGCTCTATGACGAATAAGATGTGTAACAGTTTGTACATCAATACCACTAATCTTAAATGTAAATCCTAAACACTCCATTGGAGTAGGAAGTGCACGAAAATTAAGTACATCTTGAAGATTTGTAGAAGCCTCTTCGGGTGTTGAGTTCTTAAAATCAGTTTCAGAAGGTGAATCTGCCCATGTTGCTTTTGTCATGTGCCAAGCAATATTTTGTGCTTGTTCTCTTGTAGGCGCATCAATTACTTCTACTTTTAGTGATTCTAGATTGTTAATGTAATTTGTAACTGGATCTTGTCCAAACTTAAGCTGCATAGGAAGTGCTACTGGTTCAAGATTGTTGTTAACAGGCATATATTTCTCCGTGATTTGTTTTTAATATCATATAAAGTATTTTTTCTTATTACTTTAATATTATAATACGTGTTGACAATATTTACACGTAATTAAAATTTAAATTTTTCTAAGTCTTCAAGAACGTAGTGATGTATGTTTTCATGACTTATTTGATCATTGTATGGCATTTTTGGTACAAAGACTTTAATGTCGTGAGTTGCGTACTCCATTGCATGTTTAGGACTGTCATCTATAGCACACATTAAATTCCCGTTTAAATAAAAGTCACGTTTTGCAACCCAAATATATTTTTCTGCCGCAAAGTCTAAATTGTCAAAAGGTATATTGTTATTTTCTAGCCAAGCATAAGTTTGATATTTACATTTTAAATTGCTGCTTGGTCTAGAAGTAAGGAGCTGAATGTATATATTTTCTTCTTTTGCCAACCTTAGAAATTTTACCATGCTATCTATTGGTGGAATGTTAAGAAATTCATTACATGAAATGAAATTTTCAAAAACACCTTCAGGACTCAAACCTTTATTTTTTACTTCTTTTGAAGAATAGTAAGAAGTATTATTTTGATCTACGTAAACACCGTAAGTCTTATACAACCAATTATTAAAATAGTTACGAAAGTCACAAACAACGTCATCTATGTCAACAACAATAACCTTTTGAGATGTTTCTGGGCTTTTAATGTTCTTGCTTACTTTTAAATGAATATCTCTCTCGTCAAATGAAGAAATAAATTCTTCGCTAGATATTTCATAAAGATTCATTATTGCCATTAGATATCTAAACACATCTATAGAATTATATAAAATCTTATCTTTATCTACTTCATAGTCAGTTTTATCAAAAACTTTAAAGTTAGAAGAAGAAACAATTTCTGATACTTCATGATGCATTGCTAATGTAATTGTTTTTAACATTTCTTCTTTTTGTTTTGCTGACATTGTTTTTTTATCATAAAATGTAGAAGAAAAATTGTCTTGAAGCTTTAGTAAGCTTTTAATAGTTAAATTATTTTTCATTTAAACTCTTTTTTTTCTGGGTGAAGTGTACGCAGTAGCTCTTTAAGCGTTTCAATGTGCCTTTCTTCACGGAAATTATCTGAAAGTATGTTTATTATTATGTTTGTGTCTAATGGTTCCATTAACATGTTAGTCTCAAGCATTAAAGCAAACATGACAAGCATTGGTGACATTAGACCTACTTGCGAATCGTTAGCTGTAGAGTCGTATGAATCTCTTCCTGCTTGTACTTTTTTTCTAAACATTTCTATAGCATTAAAAATATCTAACCATTTTGTAGGAACACGTGAAGCTTTTTGTAAAAGATCTTTTGCCTCATAAGCTAAATCGCTTCGCCTAGTTTTATTGTTGTTTTCTGATTTCATGTTCAACCTCTTTGTTTATATTACACACTTCTTGATATTCTTCTATAGACACTTTATCTATATTAAGTAAATAATCAGCTGCTGATTTAAAACTTATACTCTTTACTTTTCTAACAATATTAACACATTCAAAAACTGAATCTATTTTTGCAACTTCACATGTATCGATGTTGCTTTCAATAATATTCCTATGTATAAGATACTGCAGTTCTCTTGCTAGTTGAATTGTAATTTCTGTCTTAAAATCTTTATAGCTTTCAATGTCATAGTAAGCGTCACAGTATATTTCTATCATACCATCATCTTCTTTGTTTTCTATGTCATAGTAAAAAGAGCACATGTCATAATTTATTTTTTTTATTTTAGAAGATATAAAGTTTACAGTTAAAGTTATGCATAAGTCTGTCATTGATGTTAAAACATGATCGTAAAAAAAGTTAAATCTTTCAACGCATAATATGTTATGATTAGAAGTAGCTGAAAATATTATGCTGTCATTGTCAATATAAACAGTAATTGTATTACTGTTTGTCATACCTAGAACATATAATATTTTGTCTTCTATTATATTCCACACATATGATACAAAGCATGACGCTCTTAGGCTTTTGTTGCCAAACAAACTAATTGTGTCATGCTTACTTATCACATCTAGTATCCTTGAATAATTCTATTTCTTATGATCTCATCCTTGCTTAAAAAAGCTGTATAGAATTCTTCAACGTCAACTCCGATTAAAATCATTAGAGAGAAAAAATAATTAAAAGCGTCTACAATTTCTTCTAAGAACTCTTCTCTATCAATTTCAGGCATTTCTGTTTCGCGATGAGGCTTCCAGTTTTTTAGATGACCAAGTGCTTCAAACATTTCTTCAACACCTTTAAGCGCTGTCTCTCTACATGTATGCTGTGCTTTTTTTGTTGATAAATCAACTGGCCACTGTGGGTAAGAGTCTTCAAATTTTTGCTTAATTAAATGCATAAAACTTTCACGCTTTTCAAAAATATCAAACAATTTGTCTTTGTTCATTAGTCATCTTTCTTTTCTTGCGCATTTTTAAGCATGTTGTCTAAAGATCCATCAAAAATTTTTGCGTACTCATCTTGCAATACTAACTTTTCATCTTTACAAGTAAATCTAATCATTCTCATATGATCAATAATATCAGTTCCAGTAAGCATTGAAACCTGTAAAATTCTTGCAATGTGTGCAATAACATTGTCATCTAATTTAAAATCTTTATTTTCCATTTTTATCCTATAAAATCATTGGTCTTTTTTGTAATCTTTGATTAATAATATCGTTGTCGTGCTCCATAACCTTAATCATATCAACACCTTCAACTGATTTTATTAATTTTGCTACTTTTTTTAATTTGTTTTCTTCACTTATGAACTTTGGAATATATGAGACATTTAGCTCTACTATTCTATGCCCTGCATTTGTAACTGGATCACTGATTGGTCGGGTTTGTCTAACAGTAACAATTCCTTCAAGAGCCCTCATATCTGTCATTATGTCTAATACAGTAGGATCTTCTCTGTCTTCAATCATTATTCTGCATCTTACTAACGCATTGATTAAATCTTTATGTCTCTCGAGAATAAGACGTCTTTTTTCTTCTATAATCATTATTATAACCTCGTGTAGAATATAATAATAATTATGGATTAATTATATAATATTAATTTAATATTTACACGCCTCTAGTTTCTCTATAAGCATTTACTGTTTCTGGCCACAGATCTTTTATAATATCTAACATTGCCAATGCAACCTGTTGTATTTCCCATTGTGCACCTTCGTGTGTTCTTAAGTCAATAAATTTTAAAATATTGTTTAGATTTGCAGTTGCATAATATTCTGTGTATAAGTTTTGAGGTAATATTCCTCTTGCCTGCTCTCTACAGACACCTGCTGCAAGTAAGTTATCAAAAAGCTTTATACAGCTGTCATGATGATCAACAATAGCTTTAGAAGCTAGTTTAATTAAAGGTTTTGAGCATATGTCACTTTTAATTTCTATTTCTGGGTTGATTGTATCTTCTGCATTTGAAGCTTGTCTATTACTTTTGTGTTGAGTTCTAAAGCTCAAAGGCTCATAAAACTGTATATCAGCGTCTGTATATCTTCTAGATATTTCGTTATAACTCCACGTTCTGTGTCTATGATGTTGAGACCTAACAAACAAAGGAACTTTAATTCTAAAAGTTGCAATATTATGCTCGAGAGTAGAAGTGTGTCTATGCTTAATAAGATAGCTAATTAGCTTTTTATCTTTTTCGTCTATTTTTTGTTTTTGTACACCAAATGATACTCTCGCAGAATTAACTACAGTTATATCTTCTCCCATATGTTGAACTAATTCTACACTGCCAATTTTATCATTGTATAAATAACGTAATTTTTCCATAAATAACCTTTAAAAAAGTTCCTTGTCTAATCCGTAGTATAACTTTTCTGCCCATGGTATAACATCCCACTTTTTTGCTGATATATTGTGATGTCCTACAATGCTAAATTTTGATGCTTCAGCTACAGGCATTACTTCTAAGCTTTCGCATACCGGCTTTTCTAACAAACCTGTTGATTCTCTTAATGATTGCAAAAAGTCTCTTGAAAGTTCAGATAATTCTTCTCCAATCATTACAGTTTTTCTACCTTTAACACGTCTATCAGGAATTTTACAAACTTCAAGTCTAGCATCTGGGTACCATTTTTTTGTACGTTCCCAATACTTTTCTTCTGGATGCATACAAATATCGATACCTATAGAATGTTTATTGAATTTACCTGCATGATATGCAACTAATCCTGTGTCTAGACATTGCAAAATTTCATATTCGTCTGTCTTATGATTTTTACCAATAAGAAAGTGTGATGATACATGTCTACCCTTAGCTAAGTTAAAAACATTATAGCAATGTCTTGTATTTAAACCACCCCAGTGAACACAAATCGTGCTAGGATCTGATTTTCTGTTATACCAGTTTTTTGTTCCGTCATCTAGCTCGTATAGAGACGTAGACCAGTCTATCTCTAAAGGTGAGTCTATAGGTACAACTTTGCCCATATGCATCATAATAGGCATGCCATAGTAATTCCTTACAGCTCTATGTGTATTAGGACCGTAAACACCGTCTGCAGTAACACCTACTTCTTGTTGGAGCGATATCACATAATCTTTATCTTTGTTTAATGTTTTAAACTGTTCCATTTTATATTCCTTTTAGTATAAAGAAAACTTTCTTTATAATGCCATGTTGATCTGGACTTTTTGTCATGGTCTTAAAATTAATTTATATTATATATTACTTTATTCCATATCTATTTCAACAACAACAGAAGCTTTTAAATGTGGAACTCTAATTTGATTAATAATATTATGTTCTTTCGCTTCTTCTGCATCTAAAAACCAATCTGCATGACCTTTATCATGAATTAAGTTTGAAAAATATTCATCAGGCTTTTCACAATTTCTAGCCATCATTTTATAAACCTTTTTATTTAATCTTTCTGACTCCCTAGCATCTGCCTTTAATTCTTCTACTTTTCCAAAAGCGTATCCTGATACGTCGTGTATCATCATTGTGGCATCTTTATCCATAAACCTAAGACCATCAGAGCCAAAAGAAGATAATATTGCACCACAACTCATTGCTTTGCCTTGCACAATAGTAGCAACAGGAATAGTTGAAGATTTTATTGAAGAAATCATTGACATAAGTGAATAAACTTGTCCGCCGTAAGAATCAATTACAACAGGCACAACTTTTTGTCCAGTATTTTGTGCTAAGCTCATAGCTGTAGAAAACTCTGTCGCTGCTTCTTCATTAAACTCATTGACAACAATAATTATAGGTTCTTGCTTTAACTCAATTGTTTTTATTAATGGTGATATTTCTGTTAGAAAATTCATATATTTAATTCCCTCCTTAAATATAAGTTATATTATATTACTATTATCTATTATTTACAACTTTCTTAGTGTATCAATAGTTGTCATTCCTATTACTCGAGCAACTTCAACACCTTCTACGATTTTAACAAAAGTAGGAACGTTCATTACTTCATGAGCTGTAGCTGTCTCCATGTCATCAGCTATATCAACAATTCTTATGCCGAGCTCGCTAATAATTTCTTTGCTTAACATTGATTTTATTTGTCTACATGGCCCACACCAAGGTGAGCTAAAAAACAATATTTCTTTATTCATTTTATCCTCCAATTATTTCCCAACCCCAATCTGACCCGCCCATACCGTCAGCGTTATAATCAGTTACAGTCCCTTCGAAAAAATTCTTAAAGCTGTCGCCGTTAATAATCCAGTCAAGCCAGTCTAAAGGATTTGTCTTTACTTTAAAATTAGGCTTCAATCCTAGCTGAATAAGCCTTCTATCAGCTAGATATCTAATGTATATTTTTACCTCATCTTTATCTAAACCTTCAATTGCACCCATTTCATACGCTAAGTCAATAACTTTATCTTCAAGCTTAACAGCTTCTCGGTACATTTTGTAAATTGATTTTTTAAAGTCATCATTTACAACTCGAGGATGTTCAGCAACATATTCTCTAAATAATCTAGTCATTCCTTGAACATGCATTGTTTCGTCTCGAATAGACCATTCAACAATCTCACACATTCCTTTCATCTTACCATATCGCTGATAATTAAGAAGCATGACAAAAGCAGAGAAAAGACTCATTCCTTCATTGCATGCTGATTGTGCTAATGCTAATCCTAAACCTTTTCGAGTAGACACATCATTCTGCTGCATAAACTCTATCTTGTCACTCATCTCTTTATACTCTAAGAAAGCACTGTACTCTTCTTCAGGTAAACCTAACGTATCATTGAGCAGAGCGTAACTACGTTGATGTGTGCCTTCACGATTTGCAAAGCTTAATAGCATACTCCTAATTTCATTATTCTTAAACTTAGGAATAAACAAATCACAATAGTTTCCGCCTACTTGAACATCACTTTGTGTAAACAGTCTAAGGATTTGTGTAATATGGTTTTTTTCTATAGAAGAAATTTTACCACCTTTCCACTGATTTACGTCTTCTGCTAGCTTAGCTTCCCAGCTACCCCAATGTATCTTCTCATGTGACTCAGCAATCTCCATGGCCCAAGGATACTTAAAGGGCTTGTATGTTGTATTATATTTTAATAATGACATGTCTTTAACCTTTGTAAAATATTCGTATAATATAAATTATCCTTGACAACTCAAACAATCATCAGGATCAGCAAAATCTTGAAGCTTGTTTTGCTCTACTTTTTGACTAACCTTTTCAGCTGATGCTCCTGCATTTGTTCTAAGATAATACAGCCCTTTTAACTTCTTTTTCCAGGCTCGAATATGAACTGCATTGACAACAGACTTTTCAGTGCCTGCTGGAAAAAACAAATTAACACTCTGTCCTTGACATATAAATTGTTGTCTGTCACCTGCATGATCTACTATCCACCGTTGATCGAGCTCAAAAGCTGTTTTGTATACTTCCTTATGCCAGTCTGACATGTAATCTAAATGTTGAACAGAACCTTCTGATAGAATTATGGACTTCCATTGTTTACTTAGCCACTCATTATAATCTATACTATAGAAATCTTTAGACCAGTAACTTTTTAAAACTTTTTCTAAGTGTGGATTTTTAACTAAGTAAGAACCAACTCTTGTTCTATGTGTATATGCATTTGACTTCCAAGGTTCTATAGAAGGAGATGTTCCTGCTATAATTGAAGAGTTTGCGTTAGGTGCTATTGCAAGAAGATGAGAGTTTCTTACACCGTATCCCTTACCATCTGGACACTCACCTTTAACTTTTGCCAACTTATGTGTTTGTTGTTTTGCCTTTTCTTTGATATCCATAAATATTCCTTTGTTTGCAGCAACAGCAATACTGGATTCAAATGGTATGTTTTTTGATTGCAAGTAAGCATGAAATCCCATAGCGCCTAAGCCTAGACTTCTTTCAGCTCTAGCAGACTTTATTGCTCGAGACAAAGTTTTAGGAGAGTTATTAACAAAATAAGAAATTACGTTGTCTAAATACTCTATAAGATCAGCAACAATACTCGTGTTTTTCCATTCATCATATTTTTCAATATTAAGAGAGCTTAAGCAACAAACAGCACTTCTTTCACTAGAAGTTGCTAAATGTATTTCATTGCAAAGGTTACTTCCATGAATTTTTAAACCTAGGTCTTTTTGAAACTTTGGTAAATGTCTGTTAGCTTCATCTATAAAGTTAACATAAGGCTCTCCTGTTCTAAATCTAACTTGAATTATTCTTTGCCAGAGCTTTCTAGCGTCAATTTGTTCTCTTACAGAACTGTCATTAGGATCTTTAAGATCCCAATTGTCACCATTTAATACTGCTTCCATAAACTCATCTGTAACATTTACAGCGTTATTTAGATTAAAGCATTTTCTATTAACATCTCCTCCAGTAGGAACTCTAAGGTTTAAAAATTCTAATATATCAGGATGACTAATGTCCATGTAAGCTGCATAGCTTCCTTTTCTAGTTTTTCCTTGACGATATGCTGTCATATCACTGTCTACTGTTTTTAAGAAAGGAATAGGGCCAGGTGATATATCACTATTTGATCTAATATCACTCCAGTGACCTCCAACACCGCCTCCTTTTACTGACATCCACCTTAACTCTTCTGTATGAGAAACTAATCCTTCAAGCGAATCATCTACATAAGTTAAAAAACAAGATATAGGCATGCCTCTAGACTTTTGATTTGGTTTTGGTGCATTTGACAAAATAGGTGAACTAAAAACAAACCAACCACTTGCTGCATAATCATATATTCTTTGCGCTAATTTTTTATCTTCTGAAAATGCTGTTGCTGCTCTTGCGAAGCTTTCTTGAGGTGATTTCTCATCTTCACTCATATAGTAATCTTTTAAAAGATTTTTAGCAAAGTCACTTAATTTATCATCTTTTTTTAAATCTATAGTAATACCATAGCATTGTTTTTTCATTTAAATTCCTTTTTAGTCTGAACTTCCCACCATTCCTTCTTTTCTTTGAGAAGCTGATGATAATGTTAAATATTCTTTTTCATCTATTACTCTAAAATTGTTGTCACATTTAACTACTACAATTTGAAAAGGTAACTTCTGCCCTTTTTTTAAGTTAAAAGGTTTCGAACCAATGTTAATACAATTAACAAATATTTCGCCTGTATAACCGCTATCTATAACGCCTGCTCTAACCTTAAGAGGAGTTTTTGTAATAGAACCGCGTTCTTGAACTAGTGCAACATATCCCTTAGGAACAATCAATCTTAAACCTGTTGATATTAACGTCTTAAATTTATGCTGTGTGTAGTGTTTTTCATTTGTAACATTTTTATACTGCGTAGGTATTAACGAAATATCTTTATTACAATTAAACAAATCTAGACCTGCACTTTCACCATTATATGCAGGAATATAATTATGTACACTAATGTTGTTTTCTTTTAAAACATCTTTTAACTCGTCACTAAGAAAAATACTAATCATCTTTTTTGTTTACCTCTTTCCACTTTTCTCTTAATTTGTTTTTCATGTCACTATTGTCTTGAGTAACAGCTTCATTAAGCGTCAGTTCACTTTCATCCAAAATTTTAAACTTAGACTTTGCTGTGTCAATATTTATAGGGAATAGAAGACCATCTCTTCCCGCTCTGTTTTTTGCTACAAATATTCTACCAGTACCTTCGCTTTTTTCCATAGGCTTTCTGCTTATGGACAACACAACATCAGCTACTTGTGCCTTACCATATGACTCTCCTAAGTTTTCTAGACCAACAATATCAGACTTTGAAGAATCTTTGTTTGCTTGTGAAGCTGTCCATATCGGTATGTTAAGCTCTACAGCAAGATTTCTTAATTCTGTATATATAAGTTTTAATTCATGTCTTAAAGAGTCATAAGCTCTAGAACTTTTCATAACATCAGCATAGTCAACTGTTACTAAGCTAGGTTTAAAACCTTTTAGCGTTAATTTTTCTATATGATTTCTTAAAGTCATGACAGAAGCAGAGCCTGTAGCATACTCTTTAATTATTAATTTGCCTAGTTCCATTTTTTCATATTTTCCAACTACTTCTCGCTTTCTTTCAATAACTTCATTTGAAGGTATGTCACAAAGATTTGAGTCATATCTCTTTCCAGTTTCATGCTCTGATAGCTCAAATGTATAATGGATTACATTTTTACCCGCTAACATTGCAGCACATCCCATTGCTACTAAGAAGTGTGATTTACCAACTCCTGTATTTGCTGCAATTACTCCTAGCTCTCCTCTGCCTAAACCACCTCTTAAAATGTCTTGTGCATCAATTCTAGTCAATCCTGTTGGACAAACTTGCCTATTAATTTGGACAAAACGTGCTTCAATATCGTCAAAGAAATTGTGCCCGGCGGTATTAGGCATACCAACAGAAATTGCTTCTTTCATTATATTAATAACAGACTCATATTTTTCAGTTTGAATTAGATCAACACTTTGTTCTAGCGCTTCTTTAAATGCCTGTCTCTTGCAAAACTCTAGTGACTTATCTTTTACATATTGTAGATCACCAATGTCAGGATTTGTTTTCATACGATGAAGATACTCTATTATTTGATCTCTTAGTATTGAATCTTTAGATTTTGATAAATCTTCTTTAATAATTGTAATTAAAATTGTAAGTGTTGGAAAAGTTTTATACTTCTTGTAATAAGAAAAATACTTGTCGCATAAGAAGCTAAGATATTTCAAGTCAAAATAGTCTGGACTGACTACTTCTACCATTTGTCCTGACCACATGGGGTCTGTTAGCATTCCTTGAAATACTTTTTCTTGAAAAGGTTTGCCGAATTTTGAAAAGTTTTTTTCTAAGCTCATATTATGTTTGTGTCCTTAAACTAGATTTTATTGTTAACAGAAAGGTGTGTATGTCAAAAGCATTTAGACCTTGCTTATTTAAAGTCTTAAGCAAATCAAACTTATTTATTCTGTTTTCTTTGTTTTCAATTTGATAATTGATCTTTTTAATTTGATCAGCACTTAACATCATAGAATCTAAATACATAAGCTTCCAGTTTTTATTGATGTCATTTGAAGCATCTACAATGTTCTTAAACAGCTTAAGCTTGCTGCCGTTTTTTACTTCTTTGCCGGCCTCTTTTATTATATCATTCACGGATATATCTTTGCACGTACCTAAAACTGGAAACCTCTTGGTCATTACTTTAAATCCGGCGCCTTTAACACCTTTAATACCGTCACTCTGATCTCCACTAAAACATCTTGTAGCACAAAAATTCTTAGGCATTACACCCCACTTTTCAAGTACATAGTCTTCATCAATCAAAATCTTTTTATTAGGACTCCATATTTTAACACTATTACTTATTAGCTGATAGTAATCTTTGTCAGAAGTTACAATTATTTTTTCTTTAGTCGATGACTTGGTCGACGTCAAATAAGCTATTACATCATCTGCTTCACAATCTGATACGTAAACTTGTGTAACAGGCGTCTTATAAAGAATATTAACTAAAGTTTTAAGTTGCCAATCTCTATTTTCTTGAGTATCAGGTATGTCTTCATGAAACTCACTTCTATTAAGTCTAATTGGTCTACGACCTTGTTTATAGTTAGGGTCAATATTTCTTCTTCTAGGAGAGCCTCCGCCTTCCCATACAACAAAAACATTAGAAGGCTTAAACTTTTCCGTGAGATGCTGAATATTTCTTAACATACCAAAAATGCCGCCACACAACTGTCCGTTTAAAGACTTAGCTGGATTGGCGGCAAAGTGTCTCATAAAAACGTTTAAGCCATCAATATAAATATCAGGCTTATTGTTCATATTACTTTAGTGCTTCAAATGCGTCTGAGTGTACATCCATAACTTGTCGAGCAACTTCTTGTATTTCTGTATAACTTTCTGGATCAATGTCTGGATCATCTACTTCGTTTTTTCTAATCATTGCTTTTTCTAATAGCATATCGACATATTGTCCAAACTCTGGATGCTTCATAATTTGATCAAACTCAGCTTTATAAAACTTCTTATCAACAATTACTTCGCCTGAGTCTAACGTCGAAACAAGAAGATTTTTCCATGCACCGTTTCCAGAAACTTCAATGTGGTAATTATTAATTTCTTCTGGTCCATTCTTTCTCAACAAATCAAAAACTTGTTCATGCTCTCTAATGCCTTTGCCAAAGTGGATCTCAAAGTCACACTTCCTAAAAGGTGCTGATACTTTGTTTTTAATTGTCTTTGCAGACACGTTTATACCAATTGGCTCTTTCTCTTTATTTAGAATTTGAGAGCCTGCTCCTAGCTTAATACGTACTGAACTGTGAAAAGGTATTGCCATTCCGCCGGGTGTTGTTGTAGGATCACCATATAAAACGCCTACTTTAGTTCTAATCTGATTTAAACAAACCATAAGAACTTTTTCGTTAGCAATAACACCTGTAATTTTTCGCATACCTTTAGAAATCGCTCGAGCTTGTAGACCTATAGAGTTTTGATCATAATCTCCTGATAATTCTGCTTTTGGTGAAGTTGCTGCAACTGAATCCCATATAATTGTTACAGGCACATCTTTGTTCATTGCTTTTGCCTTAATAATTGTAGACTCTGCAATAGATAATACTTCTTCTGTACAATGGGTGTCAACATATACAAATCTCTTTGTAATATCTACACCAAGCAACCTAAGATTTTCAACTGAAGTTGCGTTTTCTGTATCAATGTATACAACAATTCCTCCCATTTTCTGTGTAGACTTTGCAATTTGCGTTGCAATATGAGATTTACCTATACTAGGAGGACCAAATATTTCTACAATCCTACCCTCAGGTAAACCTCCATCTCTTTGATTTGCAATAATATAGTCTAATTGCTTAGATCCTGTACTAATCCATCTATTAACATGTGTAGGAGACTCATCTGTGCTAAGATTATAAGCAACTCGAGAACCTCTTTCTTTATTTAATGATTTAATTAGATCTGACGTAAAGTCGTCTAATGGTTCTTTAGGTTTCTTTTTTGCCATTTATTTAATTCTCTCTGATTAAAGGCTTTCAAGGTCAGCAAATGCGTCATCAAGTGAATTATATTTGCTGTTAATTGCGTCTGGTGAGTCATCATTAGATATTGAGCTAGTCGTACTATTGAAGCTGTTAGAAGAACCGCCGCGTGTTGTCTCTGTTTGTTTACTGTCTTCTTCGTCTCCGCTGAGCCACTCGTTAATAATTCTTTCTAACTCTTCGTAAGACTTGAGTTCAAACATATCATTTACATCGGGAATATTATCTAACCATTTCTTTGCTTTACTACTATCTTCGCTAAGTGGTGTATCTTTCCCTCTTGGTCGAACATCTGTTGTAGCCCACATCTTTCCTGGAGTTTTAGTACAAGTAATACGTACGTCACGACCTTCAGTAGGATCTGTAATGTCACCGTAGTCTTCATCTAACATATAGTTTAATAATGTTTGATAAACTTGCTTTCCAAATGCCCAAAGTCTAACACCTTTATCTTCTTCACCTCTAACAATAACTGGAGCGTAACATCGCATTTTTGGATATAGCTTCTTTGCTAACTCATAAGACTCTTTAGATCCTTCATCTCTAAGCTTAGTAATAAGCTCTTGAATAGGGTCTGCTTTTCCAAATTGATACGGGGACAACAAGCCAGGATTGTTTCCAATGTTGTAGTAAAACATAAGCTCCTTAAAAGGTTGCCCATCATTGTCTGGATAAGCAATAAGTCGAACTGTTGTCTCAGAGCCTTCTTCTGGTCGCCACATAACGTTTTTACGAGAGTTTTGTCCACTAATTTGATTAAGTTTCTTGCGGATTGCTGCTAAATCGATAGCCATAAATAATACCTTCCTAATTGTTTAATTTTTAATTGGTAATAATTAATTTTATTTGTTTGAACCAATCATGATGAATTATATAATGATTGTTTTAAATTTACACGTTAAATTTTAATTTTGTTTTTTTTAATTTCAATAACTACTTAGAACTAATTCAACAGCATTATGCAATAATGTTTCCATTTCAATTGCTTTTTGCTCTTGCAACCTTTTTTTTGCCGGTCCATTTTTTAGATAGAAAGAAGGTGATTTTGTTTTAGACTTTTTAGATCTTGTTTTTTTCTTATAGTCTGAGTCACTTTTACTTTTGCCACTTCTGTACTTAACTTTTCCTGTAGGACCTGTGCCTAAAGGTGTCGCAACGACACCAATTGCACCTACACCACTAAACTCATTAATTTCAGCTTCATCTAAAAGAGCCTCTAAAACAAGATAATATAAATCGCTGTTCATTGTTGTTCCTTTTGTTTATCATATATATTAAAAAGGTACAGTATAAGTTCCAGCAATTTTATCTAATTCATCTTTAAGTACAGCTTCACTTGATAAACAAAGTACTGTTGCTAACCTTGACTTATGTGAACCATAAAACTTACTAACTTCTGAAGAGTTTTCTCTAAGTAATAATATTGCATTCCACTCGTCCCATGTAAGTGAGATATTAAATTTTTGCAGCCAATAAAGAGACATATCATTTACTTGATACTTTGGACATTGTTCATTCCAATCGAAATATTGTCCTAACTTTTCTTTATGCCACTCCGAAGTAGTATCTATAAACCTATCAATCTCTGGAGTTCCTACTCTACCTAAAACTGAAAGTAGTGAGCACTTAATAAGTGATCCTTTGTTTATGTCATAATTTAATGCTTTCGTGATAAGACTACTTGTTTTTACTAACTCTAGGGCATATTCAACTAAACCTCCAATTCCACAGAATTGCTCTTTTTCTCTTTGAGAAAATGTTCCCATTATAATTCTCTGCCCTTGTTTTTCTAAAAGGCTGTTTATGCTAGGGTCTTGAAGCTTATGTAAAAGTCCTTCATACTTTGACCATAGCTTTTCTACGTCTCTTTGTTTATACATTAAAATGTCTCCGATAATTTTTCTATTTCAACAGGAAAATGTCCAAGTTTTTCGCAATTATATCCTGTGTCCAGGATGTTCATAATATCACTTATATAATCGTTGTGCACGTCTAATATTAAAGCATCATGAATAATATAAACTGGTTTGCACAGTTCTAGATTTATTTTATCACATAACTCTGAAAAATATGAAAGTGCAATATCAACAGCTGTTGATTGTACATAATTGTTTATCAGTTTGTTTTCTTTTGTTTCTTCGATATTCCATATTGGTCTACCATAATAGTTGTTTCTGCAGCCAATCTCGTTGACAATAGATGCTTTATTTAATATAGCTTTTAGATCAAAGTAGCTCTTTGTTGCTTCTAATACTGCTTCGCTTCTATCTTTGCTTAAACCTTCTATTTGTGAAGAAGAACCGTATAAAGTTGAAATAATTCCTCTTTTAATAATAACTCTATCAACCTCAAAGTCTAAACCATCTGAAATTTCGTTGTATATGTCATCACCTGCTTCTTTACCATTTATCTTTCTTATAACACGTGGTTCTAGGTTTTTAAAATCAATGTATAAAAGATCACCATTTCTTTGCCATCTACTTTCAAATATTTTACGACATCTAGCCGGCAAAGTTAAGATCTTAGGGCATCCTGATTGGTCTGTTAGTCTACCTGTAATTGTAGACGTCTGTTTATACATTGCTTTATTAGCAAAGCCATTAACAGGCTTAAAAGAAAGAAGATTACTTAGTATTGTCTCGTTTTTCTCTAGCTCTTTAAAAACTCTATAAGATATTAAATTTATTTTTGCAGGTTCTATTGTCTTAAAGATTTTCTGATTTGATTTAAACTTGTCTATATAATTTAAAGTTAAATCTTTTTCTGTTAAGATACTGTTTGCATTTTCAACATCCTCTTTGTATTTTTCTACTAAATGATTAGGTAAAACACTTTCTATATCATAAAACTTTTTTAAGTCAAACATAGAAATATATTTTGTCCACTTACTTAAATTTTCTATTCTATATAATCTATATAATTCACTCATAATATGAGTATAATACTATATAGAAAAATTTACAAAAAAATTTTATCTAGACTTTAAATTATAAAGTTTCTTAGGATCTGTAATATTGTCTAATAAATCCTTAAGTGATATTGAGCCTTTTTTATAAGAAAATTCAGCTACAATCTTTTCGACTGTTTTTTTACCCACTTTAACTTTCTTTTTTCCAATAAACTTAAATCCATCAATAACTTCAAATTCTAAACCAGCAGTTGTAAACATTATACTTCCAGGCTTTGCATACGCACTTAGTTTTTGTTTTCTTTTAATGTTTTTTATAGTGCTAGTATAAAAACTTACACTTTCTTTTCTACCTTCAATTGTTTGTATGTTGTTGTCAGTTAATATTTTAGATACTTTATTAATGTACTCTGGATTTAAACTAATGTTGTTTGTTTCATTGACATCTTCATACGCTTTAAATAAATTAGCTACTTTTACTTTGTCAAATAAATTCCAGTCTATTGTTAAAGAAGGATTTATAGCATCAGGCTCAATATTAGTGCCAACACCATTATACTTAAATTTTAATTTAAAAAAGAAACCAACATGTTGAGTTAATGCATCTTTCAAAAATTTTAGTCTTTCAGCTGAACTGTTTTTAATAAAATCACCACTAATTTTGTTAAACACATTCACACCCATTGACTTAAAGTTTGCAAGACTTTTTGTATCAAAGCCAAATCCACCTGTAGGTATTCTATTCGGGGTTTTAAAAAGATTCTTAGCTTTTGCATAAGCATGCATGCCAAAGTCAGCTGCTGTTCCTTGGAAAAATTTAATATCATTAGATCCGTTTGTCATGTCTAAAGATATATCTATAGATTTCCCATCAGCTAGCTCAGCAGGGTTGCCTTGTTTATTTTCGTTAACATATATAATCATATCATAATCGCTAACGACACCAGTTTTTTTAATGACTACTTCGTTACTTCTTGAAGCTACAATCTTAATGTTAAAATTAATATTCCCATTAAATGTTTTTGTAACTTCTATAAGTGCTGCTTTTTTGCCTAGCTTATCTCCTCTTTTCTTAAATGAATTAATCTTAATAGTACTCACATCATCTACAGCACTTACTATTGATTTAGGCTTTACAATGTCATTAATTGTTCTTGCAATTGTTTGAGCTGAATTTTCGTATTTACCGTATACATCACCGTAAGAAAGTGTTAGTTGTGTTGTAAATTTCCCAGGAGATAAATCATGCTTAATGCCTGTAATTGCATATGAATTGTCAATAGTTGTTCCTGTTTCAAAGTCTAAGAAAATATATTGAGCAAAATTAACAAAAGGACAGCCGTATATTGTTACGTTTGCTTGCGAGGGTAAAACTCTAAGAGGTAAGTCTTTTGAGAAAGCTACTTTTGTTGCTATTTTATTTTTCCCATCTACAGCTCTATCTGATCTTGTTAAATAGACTGTATTAAGCTTGGCTTCATTAACAGTAGAAACTGAAGCTTCTATTACAGCAGAATTTTGTGTTCCGTAAGTTATAGAAGGCATAATTGATTTAAAGCTATTTTTAAGACCTTGTAATTTAAATTGACCTCCAATTTCATAAACACCTTCAGAAATTTCTATTAAGACACCTTGATTTATTAAATCTTTTATTAAAGACCAACTTTTTTGATAAAATCTTTCTCTAACAGCAACATGCATATCACTTGCTACGTTTTTTGTTGTTTTCTTTTTTATTTTTTTTGTTTTTTTATCAATATAAGTAGACTTATGATCACGACGAATTTTGTTTAATTTTGCAGCTGTTGCAACTATTTGTCTATCATAAACGTCTTTCATTATAGTGTTAACTGAACCGAAAGGATTATCATTTTGATCAAATATAGAAATTCTAGAGATTGTTTTTTCAAAACTGCTATCTTTGCTTGTAAGCGTATCAAATGTAAATTTAATTTTTGGCATAACAAATCTAACATCTGAAATTTCTGTTGTTTGCTGGCTTTGTTGAGATTTACCTGAATTAGCTAGCATTTGGTAAATTGTACTTAGTTTGTCATTAATGTTCTTTTTTTGCGCATCTTCTTTAAAAACTGCTTCAACGTTCCCAGTTTCTTCATCAATAACATAAAATTCTGCAAGACCATAACAAATATTTGTTCTAGTATTTATAAATCTATTAATTATTTGAGAAATAATTCCTTCTAACGTCATAGTTGTGCCATCTTCAAATAAGTCACCTAAAAAGTCTCTTAATTCATCTTTAGGCAGCAAAATTGAAGAAACGTTCATGTTTGAAAAAAGACCACAATTTTCATTACAAGTATAGCTTACAATTTGTATTTCATCAAATTTTCCTACTGCAGCCATATGTGTACCAATAAGACCAGTTATAAAAGAACCAAAGCTAACATAGCCTACGTTTTCTCCTTCTTCCCCTAAGTTATTAACAGATATGCCTGATGATGTGTCATCACCTAGTATTATTCTTTCATATTGCTTTAAAAACTCAGTATTAATAAAAGGATCAATTTTATCTAGACCACCAATTATCTTGTTTATTAAAGTGCTTTCTTTTTGTTGCAAACTATCTTGATTTACAACGTATGTATTGTAGACATTATCAATATAATTTAAAATGCTACTCATGAGTATTTTTATCTCATCTTTTCTAAAGGCATTAATTACGAGATTATTTATATCAGCTTCATGAGTTTGAATATAAAGTAAAGGCCGCGACTTTCCGCTTAAATAAAGTTTGCCTTCTTGTGTAGGCTTTGGATCAAGAAGATTAAAAGCCTCGATTATTTGCTTAACAGTATTTGCTTTAAGCCATTTTGTTCTTACACTTTTAGTTAAATTTGCAGCAATTGATTTAATAACTTCATATTTTGCTTCTTTAATAGACTTAGGATCATCAAGCTGGACTTGATTTGTTTCACTTCTAATTGCAGTTACTAAATTTTCAATTATAGGAAATACCTGCTTTCCATAATAAATATATTGAGGATTGGCTCCACTTTCATCTGTGTGCGTATATCCATCAGTTTTATCTAAAATATACTTATGAGCAGGATCATTAAATATGCTTACAATGTCTTGAAAAGTTTTTTCGCTTTTTAAAACTGAGTTTGTTTTAATGTTTTGCATAGGATTAGAATGAAGCTTTACACTTCTTATGTCAACTGGCCCTCTCATTGCTATTGAAAGCTCTATATTAACTTGTCCTGTTGCATCCATTGTAAAAGAAGAGTTTGTAATAATGTATTTTTCTGTTACTCTAGATTTTTCTAAAAATTGCCCTAAGTAACTAGCTTTTTTATCATCAGGATTTTCTACCTTGCCGTCGATATGACTCCATCCATATTCAATAGAAATTTCAGCGCCAAATGAACCAAAAAGATCAGGCTTGATGAAAGGAGCAATATCGACCATGCGAGTTCTATCATGAAGCACTAAAGAAAGCTTTCCTGTCTTAAAAGACATGAGACCTTGAGTTGGAGCAACATCTATGTTAAAACTCTTTATAGTTAAAAAAGGCCTCGTGATATCATGAACTGCGTTTTGTCTAGCAAAATTCATATCCGTGTTAAACTGTACGTTTTCTCCATGCCCGATAAACTTTTCGTTAAAATTGTTTATAGTTTGTGGCATTGTAAAAGCTGACATGTTTGTATCAACAGCATCTTGTATTTTTGCAGTTTTACCAGATCCTACTTTTCTTTTAAAATTTGCTTCAATTTTTTTAAAATTATCAGTTGTAACATTTGGCGATACAGGCGTTCCTTCAAAAAACTGTGTTATTGAAGCTGTTTTAAAAACTCTACCATTATTATTTGATGATATATTTGAAGGCAATACAAATACAGCGTCTAAATAAGGTTGGCATTTGCTAAGTTCTACTGTATTTAATAAGTTAAAAAAAGTAGATAGTTCTAAACTATTTCTTGTTCCTATACGCAAGTCTGGATGATCAATCAGTATGTAAGCAAGACTAGGCTTATCTTTTGTAGCTGCACAAATATTACGTATAGAGCCACTTCCAGTTGCATTAACTAAATTAAGCTGACTTGCGTCCTCAACGCCTCTTGATGAAGCTGTTGCTTCATCAGCTTTTGCGTGACAGATTTCATGTGTATTATAAATGTTCTTAAAAGAAGAATTTATTGTTCTAGACGCTACTCCTCCTGCTGTAAAAATAGTACCAACTTCTGCAGCGCCAGCGTTAAGTAATCCGTATTTGTTATAGTGTTCATACTTTGTAGTTCCACCTGCTATTTTATTTTGTTTTGGACGACTCTTAAAAGACACAAAAGGAGTTTGGAACTTAAATACATCTTTAAGTTTTTTAGGAGACAAAGTAGGCTTAGTTGTAGGATCACCTATATCTATTCTATTATCAAAAGTATAAACATTTTCTGTGCTAGTAGAAAACTTGTTTTCTGCATCATCGTGTATTATTGTTATAAATGAAGATAATTCTGTTAAGACTTCTTCTGCTTTTGCTTTTGCTTCTGCTTCTGCATCGCCAGGAACAACTTTGCAATAATTCAAGTATACATCTTCAATCATTTCATTAACAGTTTTAGCTTCTGTCGTTATTGATTGAAATACATCTGAAATTGCTTTTATAACTTCAGGCTTTTCAGCTGCAAGTTTTGATGTTTCGTCTGAAGATTGTTTAAGTAATTCTTTTATTACATCTTCATTGGACATAATATTTGTATACTTGCTTATATTTGATTCTCTTAAATAATTTACGTAAGACATTATCTACCTGCTTTGAGTTTTATTACGTCTTCTATGTTCGGTATAAACAACACTATACTGTCGTCTCCTATGGATCCTTTGTTTGCTACTCCTGCTCCAATTCCAAGAGGCCATCTAATTCCACTTGCAGCTGCAATAATCCACCAGTTTAAACCATTACCATAAAATTCTTGAGCATAGTGATCAAGTCTTCTACCATCTGCTACAACTGTATTAAATCTTATTGTACCATTTTCAACAGCATAGTAAATAGCAGACGAAAGATTTGGTATGCCACCTTTCCTACTTATAAATTTTGACATAGTTAATTACCTGATCCTTCTTTATATTTTAAAAATTTATATTTAGCCATTGCTAAGTCTCTTCCAGAACCTGTATACGTGTGATCCTTAGGGTCTCCAAAAAACTCGTTGTTTATTCTACCTACATTATAAACAGGTGCTCTAAGCATTCCATTATGATCTAACCCAGGAGGTATATCATGAATTGGTGCAAAGTTTATGGTTAACTTTACTAACATTGGCGCTTTCGAACCTACTCTACTAGTCTCCCAAGGCACTTCATTGTAATTAACATCTAACTGCGTTATAAATCCTGCCAAGCCTCTACTCATTCCACTTTCATAAGACTTAGTTATAGGATTATTAACTTTTCCATCTTTCATAGGCTTCATAAGATCGTCTGCAGCTCCTCCTTTACTGAGTTTGTGAATTTGACTTGCAACTATTTTTGATGCATCTGCATAAACTTCGATTGTTTCATCAGCTGGTATCTCAGGAGGTAGTTTAAAAATATCTGCAACTGACTTTGCTTCGTTTTCACTATAAAAAGGATTAGCAATTTTAACTTTATAAAAGTTGTCTTCATCAGCTGCACTATCTATAAGTTCTGCTATTTTAACAGGAGAATCTATTGTAACCATCATTGGTCTTTTACCAAAAGAAAGAGTTAAGCCTAAAATATCTGAGCCTCCTTGATCTACTTTGTAATTTCCCGGTAATAGTTCATAATGTCGATTGCTTGCATCTAATGCTTTTTCAGCACCTAAGTCTGCCTGTCTTTCGCCTACTCCGTGAAGTCTAGAAAGGTTTGTTCTACTATAGTTGCTTTTAATAACGTCACCAACTCTTAGTCTTACTAAAGGTGAAGCATTTGGTACTTGTGTAAAAGGATATTTAAAATCTATTTTTGGATTGCCGCTTTTGTCAAATACAACTTCACCTTCTTTTCTCTCTAAGACATTAAAGCCATCAGACCATTGTGGATATACCATTGCAACAATTTTATTTATTTGATACCACATTAAATCATGATCAGACTCTGATGTTGATGCTAGTGTAAAAGATACATTAATATTTCTTGTTGTTTTTACATATGTTCGAACATCATCAATTCTACCAAAACCGCTGCTAGAGTTGTATTCTGGATTAAAAGAGTCAGTTATACTTTCTATAAAAGCATGAAAAGACAAAATCTCGTTCGTTCTAATGTCATGCAAGTAAAAAGGCATATACTCTGCCTCTAATGCATTTTCAATTTCAGTCACAGCATAATCAGGAATTCTTTTTTCATCATCAGAAAGTGTATAAAAATTTTGCATTAAATCTTTACCTAATTTTATATCTGTCTTTCCATTTGCTGCTAACGCTCTATAAAGTGACGGATGCATTGAAAACATCTGCGGCAAAGCTCTTATTCTCGTAGATTGGCCAGGTTTTTTACCTTTAGCTATAGATATTTCATCGTCTGTTTTCTCTCCATCAGAGTCTTTATATAACCAGCTATAAGACTTTATTGCTTGCTGAGAACGTGAACTTGCGTCTGCAGGTGCATCTAAGCCTATAGCCGCTGCAGCTGCAGCTGCTGCAGCTACAGCTGTGGGTTTCACAGTACTTTTCTCTGGTTTATATTCACCTTGAGTTAATATTTCTGCGATGTCACCTGTAAGTGCTTTTCCATCAAAAGTCATTAATTCAATAGCAGCATCAATATTTTTGTTTGATTTGTTTCCTGAAACTCTATTGAAAGGTGAATCTATTGCATTATCTCTAAGATACGTGTATTTATAAACGTACTTATTGATATATTTTAAGCCAATTTGTATTCTTTCTATATAAAACTTAAAGTAATAATAGTTTAAGTCTGTAAATAAGTCTGGAACAGCAGCTTCTTTTTCTTTAGCTTTGTAGAGTATTTCTTGATTCCAGTGTCTTTCTTGATAAAATTTTCTAAATAGGAGGTTTGCTCTATTATTGACTGTTTGATTTGATAACGCAGCAAGCCCAATACTTACAAGACTTTCTGCAATAACCATTAAAGCCTTAGCCCAATTAGGATCAAAAGCGCTAACAGCAAACTCTAGCTTATTGTTTTGTTTTTTAGTTTCTTTTAAAATTTCATCAAAGTCTATTAACATATCTGGTGCTAGCCATTGCGTAAACCCTGCAAAATAAGCAAGAATTCTTTGAACAGTGCCTGAACTTTCGTGTGGATAGTTTAAAACATTAAAGACATATCTAGAAAACAAATCAAATTCTGTAAAATCATATCTGCCTATTCTAAGGCTATATCTTTCAAAAGTAGATGTTTGACTTCCATTTGCTGCAACAAAAGCTTTATTTGCTATTACAATTACTTCAACAAGTACTATTCTTAGTATAGACTCGGCAAAGTAAGAAAAAAGTGCACCTAATAATTTCCCTGAAATGTCTAGAGCATCCGCATCAAGTCTAATTCCTCCTAACATTTCTAGTTCATCTGCAAAGACAACTGTTTTTATTTTTTCATCTTTTTCGTTGACTTCGCTATAAGAATTAAAGGGGGTATAAGAAGATATTTTCCCAGGAGTATCTTTTACATTGCCATCTGTGTCAATAAAACCAAAACTCTTGTCGTTTTCGATATTAGATATTATTTTTTTATGTCCTGAATCAGCATCATCTGACAACGAACCAAAGTCTATATCTGCTTGAACACCATCATAAATAGTATTATTGAGTTGTTTTGCTGCAGGTAAATCACTTAAATAAGAACTCTCATCATCATCAGTTAATTTGTCTGGATATATTTTTCCTTCAAGCTCTTGGCTTGCATCTTCTTTATATTTTTGTATCGACCCATCAGGATTGAGAATATACTTGTTTGCCATTTTTATTTGTCCTTGATAATATTATCATTATCTTTCATAAAATCTTGCAGAGACAAACCTCGTAATCGAGAGAACTTAGTTTCATCTATTTGACCTTCAACTAGTGATTTTCCAATAGCATTAAGTTCTTTTTCTGCAATTTCGTTAAACATTTTTAAATATTCTTCCTCGGTCTTTCCAGTCTTTTTAGCAAATGCTTTGCATAGTGCCTTGTCAAGTCCAAGTTTTGTAATCACTTCTTTTACATCTAATTTATTCATAATACATTCTCACTTTTAACTTCCAGAAGGCTGGACTGTTTCTATTGTCGCAGCAGTACCATCACTGCCAATGTTAAAGCATCTAGACCCTAATGCACTCTCTGTTAAGCTCATGACACCATTTGTATACTCAGGCATGCCTAATATTCTAACAAGATTACTCTTTGCCATCGACTTCATTAGCTTGTCTATAATTTCGTTTGTAAAGACAAAGTCTGCTGTAACTTCAATATTTTCTTCTTCTAACTTCTTTTTAAGTTGAGTTAGCTTTTGATTTTGATCTTCAACTTTTTGTTTAGTCAATCGATTACTTCTATTTATTTTAATTTCTTTTGCACCTGAATAATTTGAAGCAGCAATTGTTGTAGCGCTTGTTTCTTCTTCAAAAAGACTAGGTAAAGATACAGATGCTAGTAAATTGTTTAAAATGTTTTTGCTTTGACTTACATTTATATACTTGTTTAAAAACTCTAAGTCACCAACTGATTGTCCATCTTTTACCATCTCTTCACTAGGACCACTTGGCTTTTGTTCTAAAATAGTATTTGATTGTTCTTCGTAAGTCGTAAGTCCACCTTTAAGTGTATTTTTAAATATTTTTTGGTAATAAGGACTACCCGCAAAATTACCTACTTCAAATTCTGGGCTTATGCTGTTCATATATCCTGAATCTTTAGATTTTTTAGCTGCAGCTGTTATTTCTTCACCATAATTTGCCCAGAAAGATTTAAAGTAGATATTATTAAAATAAGGCGCAAAATCACTGCCTTGTACAAGACTACCCATTAACTTTGAAGTTATTTTATTTTCCATGTACTTATCAAATTCTCGGGCTGTAGTTACTGATTTTGTTTCTTTACTTGTAAACCAATCATACAAGCCGTAAGCCATCATTCCTGCTCCAGCCAATCCGAGTGCACCTGCTGCAACTACATTAACACCAGGTATTGCTGAAAGGAACGGAAGCATTGCTGCCATTTTTGAAGCTAAAAGCACTCCTCCAGCGCCTGCTAAACCTGCAGTTGCAATATTACCATGTACAGCATGATCATCAGCGTTTGCAAAATCGTCTTGTGCATTAATTTGCTGTATAGTAGAAAGATCTCTTCCTTTATAAGCACCTTGACTTATTCCTTGCATAACTGCAGCTGTTTGAAGTGCAATATTTCTAAAATCATCCTCAGAATTACCTTCTTCTGTAAATCTTGTCTTAAGACTTTCTATTACAGTTTGTAGCTGTGCTTTTTGTCCTTTGTCAGTTACAGTTGATGCTCTGTCATTTAAGTCGTGTATCATTGAAGCTAGATTTTTTCTATTAACTGTCCCTTCTTTACCTAAAGTTTCAGATATTTCTTGCATTGTTTCACTAGCTGGTTTTCTTTGACTTTTCAAAGAAGTTTGTGCTAAAGCAACACTTGGCTTTGCACCAAATTGTGTACCAAAAATCTTATCAATTCCAGCAGCTAGAGCACCTCCAAAAATGCCAATAACTACTTCAAAAATATCACCAAAGCCTTCCATTAACCAACCGGTTAAACTAATCATACCGTCTGACTTTGAAAAGAAGTCAGTAACTGCATTCTTTAATGAGTCGCCCATTTTTGTAACATCACCCGGATTCCATCCAAAAAACGTTTCAATTATGTTCTTATAAGGGTTTCTTGCATCCATCTTTGTTTTAAGCGTGTCAATACCATCATTTGCAGTCATTAGTAATGCTGTAAAGCCAATTGCTGCTCCTTTAATAATACCACCCATTATTCTACCACTCAAATTGACTAAGACACCTACATTTTTTTCATTTGCTGCGCCAATTGATTTCATTCCATCACTTAGCTCTTTACCTGCATTTGATGCTGCAACTGCACTATTTTGTAAAGCTTTTGTAGGTTCATCAAAATTAAAAAGCTGACCTATGAAATGAGACATAACTTCTACAGTTTTTGTTAGTCCTCCTTTAAATGCTTTACTCTTAAAAATTCCTAACATTATATTAATAATACTGTTTATAGGTTTAACTAGTCCACTCCATGTTTTAGGATCTAGTTTTTTAGCGTAATTGTATATTCCTTCGTATCCTTGACTTAGAGAAACCATTACATCTTTTAGTTCTCCCGTAAGAGTTGTGCTATCTGCGACACCTGATGCAAATGCTTTAAAAGGGCTATCGAAAGTCATGACTTTTTGAACTTCTTTTATTGCGCTATTAAGTTTTTTAAGTGAAGCCATTTGCTTAGCCTCAGGTCTTTCAGAAGCCATTTTGTCAACTGCTTCTTGATGTGTTAAACCTAAGTCTCTATAATTCATAAGCGCTGCTAAAGACTCTGCAGACATTCCTGTATGCTGTGCCATCAAGTCTTTCTCAAACCTATTTAAATCTTCAAAAGCCCTGCCAGTTTCAAGCATAGAATTTCTAAACATATTAATAATATCTTCTGGATTTTTAGCTTGTATCATATCAAACGCATCGAGATTCATACCAAAAGTTTGTGATAATATTGCAACAGAATTTGCAGCGTCTTCAAAAGTTTTAAACTTATCGAATACAGCGACAGCGTCTTCTAGCTTAATTCTCATTTGCGTTAATCTTGCTGTTGTTGAAGCAATTTCTTCATCTGACAGGTGACCGAATTGCGTAATGTTTTTACGCATGATCATAAAGTTTTTTGAAAGCCTCTTTCTATCAACACCAAACTCTTTAGCTGTTGATTCTAAAGTTACACCTAACTTTGCCATTCTAACATTAATATGCTCTAAGTTGACTGATGCATCTAACGCCATATACTGGATGTCCTCTGAAGAAAAACCAAAACCTCTAACCATTTTAGTAAAATTTTTAAGTCTTTTTTCGTCGCCCATAATACTTCTTCCAAATATTTCAGAAAAATGTCCCATTGCAGCAACATTTGTCCCAACTTCTTTGATCATATTAGCAATACCACTTGCACCCATATCAAATAACTTGACTAACTCGCTTGATGGGTTTTGGAATTCTAATAGCATTCCTTTTCCTCTAGCAGTCATTTCTTGAATTCCTTGGCCTATGCTTGATTCAAAGTCAAAGCTTTCTTTAAGATCTTCGGCAGACTGTTGAATGACTTCTACAAGATCTGTCCTTATTTGATTACCTAGCTTTGCAGCTTCTTGCACTATGGTAAAAGGTATTGTTAAAGAAAATTTAACAAATTGAGTTGCAGCGCCTACAAGAGAACCTATAGAGCTTACAACAGTTTTTATCATGCCAAAAGCACCCATAAATATATTTTTAAATGTAGACGCAATACCTCCTACTAAATTGGATATTTTTTCATCTAACTCTTTAATTGCTTCAACAAAGCTTCTTGATTCTACTTTTAAACCTTTTGTATTTTCTCTAAAAGTCAGTATGTCATCACTAATTTGTGACATGTTACCGCTTATGTCATCGCTAACACCAGATAAACTTTCAGACACACTTTGACAGCTAGCTGCAGCGCTAGTTACACTTTCTTTTAAGCCTGTCAAGCTTTTTGAATTTGCAGTCAAGCCTTTAGATGCAGTTTCACTTACTTCCTCTAGACTTTGTGAAACGTTTTGCATTGATTGAGAATCAATATTAGTTATAACAGTCTCAGCAGCTTGTGCAATACTTTCAGTTATTATTTCAGCACTTTGAGACATATTTGAAACACTACTTTGAACACCTTGGAATGTCTGAGCCATGTTAATCATCATGTCTGCTTGACTTTTTGTAATTTCATTTATTTTTTCAAGTCTGTTTGCAACTTGTTCAAGAACACTATTTAGCTCTTTAGCCAAGTCAGTTTGACTTGCATCTATAGCTGACGTATTACTTGAATTAGGATCATTAGGATTGTTTTCTGTTTCGTCTGCCATTTTTTATCCTTGTTTTATACGTCAAATGCTACTTTTGTCTTTACTGGTTTGTTTTCTTTATTTGTAATTATACTTATTATATTGTCATATAAATCAAACAATTTAACAAAATCTTCTTCGTCTGCTTCGTAGTCCAAACTTTTTCTATCTAAAATATTGTCTGAAAGTTTGTTTACAGAAGCTTCAGCTTTGTTTAGCTCTTTTTTTAAACCTATAATTTTTATTTCACTAATTTCTTTTGACTGACCGAAGTAGTCTGTTAATCCAATAAACAAGTTATTTAAAAATCCGCCTTTTTTAGCTGCTAATACTGTGTCAAAATCATCTAAAAAATAATTTTTATCAGGTGTAACAAGAACTGTATTTTTACCTGTGTACTCTAAGTCTTGTACGCTTTGAGGCAATTCGTATTTTCCTTTATTATTAATAATTTTTTTAGAATCAATTAGTCTTTGTAAAGTATTAATTGCAAGACCTTGAGACTTAATTACATTATTTGCAGAACTAAAGACTAAATTTTCATCACTGCTATAATGTCCATCAATATCTGGTCCTTTTATTAAAGCATTTGATAGTTCTTTTGATTTTTTATTCGCAAAATTAGCATCTTTATCGTACCACTTCGGTTTATTTTCAACTCCTTTAAACAAATTGAAAACTTCGTAAGGCATATAAGAGTTTACTTTGTATGCGTTCTTTGCTATGTCAAGTATTGCCTGTGCTCTTTGCGGTTCTTCTGCATCATCAATTATACTGCCAAGCGTATCAAATTTAAAATTTCCAGTATTTTTAATATAGTTTATATTTTGAGAAGTTTTTGGACTGTTTAAAAAGTTATGAGCAGGAGATCCTTGAGGAAATGATTTTTGCAAGTCTTCGATATAACTTATGTATGTGCCTATATAACCTTCTTTTAACTCTCCTTTTACATGCGTTTTACTTATAAGCTCTGACATGTCCATATTTAGACTTTCTCCAGAACCAACACCGTCTTTTGCATATCTTGCTGCTTCAATATCAAAACCCATTGCTCTAAGACCTGCCTGTGTAAATCTATTTGAGCTGTCATAGTATTCTGAAGTCATGCTACCAAGAATTCCTAACAAAGAACCTGCAAATTGTAATAGTACTTCAGACAAATCTTCTAAAACTGAAGAAGCCATTGACATCAAAGAAGGCAGTTTTGTTACAAAGTCACCTACAGCTGTGCCTAATGAATTACTTATACCATCAGCATCATTTTCGCTAATGCCTAACCAATTTAATATTGTGTATTCTTTTACTGGAATTCCTTTTTTAGCAGCATCTTCTTTCATTTGATCTGTCATTGTAAGACCTAACGATGTAACTGCCTTATCTGTGCCTCCTGCTAATAAATGAAATGCTGCAGTAATTCCGTAAATTGCACCTTTAATAATTCCACCCATTATTTTTCCACCAACTGTAACCATGTTTTGAAAGAGAGAACCGCCAGAACTTGTCATGCTGCTAAGATCTCTATAGAGTTCATTGACTCTCTCTTCTACAGACATCTTGTTTATTGTCTTAAGCTTATTAGGATCAGTTTCTATATCATGAGAAAAATGTGTTAAAAATCTGCTAGCAGTACCTACTGTTATCGCCATGACTTTTTTAAATCCGTCACCGTTTACTGTTTCATCGAAATTTTTTAAAACCTTGATTATTGGATTTAAAGCTGCACTTACACTTGATAAATTTAAGCTAGCTCCCATATCTCTAATTTTAGAATATATTGTGCTTAAAGAAATTAATTTTTTTTGCAACTCTTTTTGGTTCATTGCGTTGTCGCTTAGACCTGCAAAGAAAGCTTGGAATGGGTTTGAAAAAGTCATTGTTTTTTGAACTAATTTTATTGTAGAAGTTAGACCTTTAATCATTTTTTCTTGTTCTTTAGTTGGATCTTGAGCTTCTAGCTTTTTTCTAGCTTCGTCTTGAGTTAATCCTAAATTCATATAGTTCATTAATGAGGAAAGACCTTGCTCAGATACTCCTGTTATAGATGCCATTAAAGATTTTTCATGTCTATTTAGATCTTTAAACGCTTTGCCTGACTGAAACATTGCGTCTCTAAATTGTTGTAGCATTTCGCCTGGATCTCTTGAATTTAATAAATCAAATGCGTCTATGTTCATTTCAAAAGTTTGAAAAAGCATTGCAGAAGTTTTTGCAGCTTCTTCAAAAGTAGTAAACTTTTTAAATACATTAACAGCATCTTCTGTTTTAACTTTCATTGACCTAAGTTTGCCTGTCAAATCAGCAATTTCATTTGAAGATAAATGTCCAAATTCAGATATATTTGTCCTAAGTGCATGAAAGTCTTTTGTAAGTGCTTTAAAGTCTTGATCATTCCTATCAGCAACAGCTTTTATAACTTCACTAGTTCTAGTAAGAGTATCAATAGGATGCTCACCTGCGTTATATGCTTCTAGTGCGTAATATGCCATTTCTTTTGAGCCTATTCCCATTGCTCGTTGCATTTCTATAACAAATTGACCGTTCTCTGTACTCCCTAAGATAGATGGACCAAAAATTTCAGCATAGTGACCCATATCATCGACAGCTTTAAAAGTTTCTTTGAGAAATGTTGCAGCACCTGAAGCGCCTAGACCAAAAAGTTTTACTAGTCTAGACTTAGGGTTTTGAAAAGTTTTAAGAAGGCCCTTAGCAGTTTGTGTCATTTTATCTGCATTTTTACCAATAGCTGATGTTAAATCAAAAGACTCTTTTGCTTCTTCACCAGCACCCTGTATAGTTTCAACTAAATCAGTTCTTATTTGATTACCTATACCTACAGCAATTTTTGCGATTGTAAAAGGTAGTGTGGTTGTAAATGCAAGAAATTTTGTCAATGAGCCTATTAAAGATGTAAAAATATTTAATGCTGATTTTGCAAAATTAATTAACATCATTGGTATATCTTTAAATAAAGATAAGCCACCTGTAAATAGCGCATCTTTTACCTTAACTAGCATTGATACTATTTTAGTCCATACTTTTAATAAAGTAGACTGTCCTTTAACAGTATCTTTTATTTCTAAAATTTCTTTGCTTGTCTTGTCTAAGTTTTTGTGTATATCACCTGTAGCATTAAGCAAGTCGCCTGTTTTTAAAATATCTTCATTTGACTTTTTAGATTGCATAGAAGACTTTGATATATCTATTTTTGATTTATCTACAGACTTAGCTGCTGTTTCCATACTTTGTGAAATGTCTGTACTAACTTTTTTGCTATTTGATGTTATATTATCAATAACAGATTTTGTATTAGCAACTTCGTTTAACTCGTTTGACATGCTTTGAGACTTTGAAGCAGCTTGATCAATTTTTTTAGACTGACTAGCCATGTTTTCAACAGCTTGAGAAGCAATCTGAGTCTGATCAGAACTTTTAGCTGATAAGCCTCCGTAAGAAGTGAGCAAAGAATCTAATGCAGAAAGCAGACTTTTTGATACATCTAGCTGTTGTTGAATAACGTTCATTAGAGTCTCCAGGAAATACCTGTTAAGCTTTCAAATTTACATGTAATATCTTTCTTTTTTTGCATTATGTCTATAATGACGTCTAAAGAATTACATTCATCTAATGAAATTTTTAGTTCTTTAGAAATATCAAGTAGTTCTTTGAGACAAACAAGCTCAGCATAGTTTCCATCTAGCTCAACTTCAACATTTTCGCCTATGATGTATTTTGCTGCAATATTATGTAAAAACAATTCTTTTTCGTTAATGTATTTCATTTAAAAGCCTCTAATCCTTTATTGTAATTATATATTAAAAAGCTTTACGATATGATCTACTTCCGCTATTATTTCTTTTTGATGTTGAGTATGGATTTTGATTGTTTTCTTTAGCTACGTCTAGTTCCTTCTTAAATCTATTTATAAACCAAAACCTTTGCCAGACGGGGCACTTATAAGCATCATAATACGTAAAGCCTAGATGATACATTAAGATAAATATTTGTTCCAAATATAAATCTTTATTATTCGGTGTCAGGCCAAAAAAACGACGCTCCCATAGGTAGGCCCACCTCGCTTTGCTCATGACATGAAGGGCAATTCATCCAAGACTTCATTATAATTCCTGGCTCATGCTTGTCTAGAAATCTTCGAAGAGCTAAAGAATCTCGAGCTGGCAAGTTTTTAACAAAGAAAGTAAGCTTATTTCTGTCTGTAATGCCATTAACTGAAACTATTGAACGTGTTAGTCTGTCAGTAATTGCAGTTTCAACTTTCATTCCGCTCTTTTTCTTTCTTTCATTAATAACCATCATTTCACGCTCGTCATGGCCAGTCAAGAACTTTACTCGAACGCTTCTTTTTGTAACAGGTAGCTCAATCTCAAAAAGATTGTCTCCTTCAATAACAGGCTCAACATCTAATCTTTTAATTGATAACTGTGATAAATCAAAAGTTTGTTTACTCTTAGTACCACACTCAGGACAATCAACTTCGACATCATAGTCTGCTCCGTAGCCTGTAATTCTTAATGAAACAAGAAGTGCATTCCTATCACCACTAATCAGATTATCTGGGTCAATTGTTTTGTTAACGATACATGAACCTAAAAGCTTAGTTAATACAGATCCATTCTTAATATAAGCACGAGACGTAAGTATGTCTTCTTCTCTTGCTGTCATTGGTCTAATATCAATTGTTTCTTGTCCATAAAGTGGTCCATCAACAGGATAAATAATCCCTTTAGAAGGCAAAGGTACACTTTCTTGGGGTATCTCAAAACCAAAATCATCTTTCATAACGTTAGAAACCTGAATTGGTCCTTCGCTTTTAATTTGGTTTGGATTAATTGGTGTGTCTAAAGAATTGCTCATAAATTAAATTTCTCCTCAATATCAAGGTATTCTAGGTACTAAAACAGCACCATTGACTGGATCTGCAGTCAAACTCAGATCTTGTAATATCTCGTCTAGTGTTATGTCTATTGTATCTGAGATGCCCATTTGTAAAATAATATTTCCTCTAAGTATATAGTTTTGCATATCTAACATAGTTTGATCATCATCACTTTGTGGTATTCTTACTTTATAGTCTGTAATCAAACCTTCTTCAATAAAAGTAGTCAGTATATTGTTTAATTGTATCTCTAGCTTTTGATACATATTTGTTAAATTAGAATTCTGTCCAAAAAAGAATCCTCCTTCAACAAACTGTTGATTTAAAAACATGTCAAACATTATTCTTTTTTTAATTTGCTGAATTGTTCTTACAACACCTTGATCTTTGAACAAAGATCCTCTTTCTACATAAGCTGTATTTTGACTCAATAGCTTAAATGTATCTGCTTCAGTATTGTTATACAACAAATTTATTCCTGCTTTTTTTGCACGATCAGAATTTGTTTCAAAATTAATGTCTCTTGCATTTAAGTTTACATCATCTAATAGACGCATGCTAACATTAAAGTTTTCTAAAAAAGAAGGTGTAGTTGAATTAACTAAACTATCTCTTAGACCATTTTTTGCAATCAATCCTAAGGCAACAGTTTCTGGTCCAATCTTTTTATCTAACTCACTATCTGCATTAGTTGCAATAACATCACCTAATACAGGTAGAAAATATCTGCTTTCAATAAAAAATGTTGGCCATAAATTTACTATATTATTAAATTGACTTTTAACTACATTTTTATAAGAATAAAATGTTTGTACATCTCCCAATAAAGGAACATTCTTATCAGTAAGAATAAATCTACCTTCAGCTCTTGTTTTTGATGTGTCTCTTCTGTAACTGTTGTTTAAATTGCTATTAAGTATTGTATAATTGCCCATTACACCTTTCGAAACCTTAACAGGCTTATTACTATAAACATTATTGTCAATTTCATCATCAGGCGTTGCATCTTCAACTAGAACAATTGTTTGATTTGCAAAAGTTATGTCGACTGAAGAGCATGCACCAGAAACGTCACCTATAAAAAACATGTCTTGTGTTCTTGAGTCTTCACAAGCATTTACACATTGTCTAATCAGCGGTATTTCTTTAATCCCGGGAACAACTAAAAGATCAGCTGTAGTATATGCATCGTCTGTTGCTATGCTTATTGCTTTTTTATATGAATTATATGTTGCACCATTTGTTTCTGATCCTTGTTCTTCACCTGCTATCTCTCTTATTATTGCATCATTTCTTAACAACCTTTTATCATTATCTCTTAAATCAACTCCATCAAAGCCACCGTAAGTAAAAAAGTCAAAAGAAAGCTTATTTCTAAATTTATCTTTTAACAGTCTATTGTTATTGTCCCATATTAAACTATTGTCCTCTGATAAATTTATGTACTCGTAATTGTCATTACCTATTACTGCTCTTCCAGAATGTTTATAACTCATATCTTTTCTTTCATCACCTACAAAAGAACTTATTAGTACGCTATCGGTATCTAATTCATTTTTAAAAACGATCTTTTCTAAGTGAAAAAATGAATTTAAGTAGTTATTTTCTTCAATCCACACGTTTTTTGTTAGTGATTGTACTAGATCTCCGTCTGCGTTTGTTTCCTGAATTCCTGATAAGAAATATTTTGAATAGTAAAAATGAGGTGAAAGAGGAAAAACATGTTCTTCACCAGTACCGCCAGATTCTCTATTTTCTTCTTGCACTCTGTCTAAAAAAAACTTATTATTAGTATTTTCTAACATCGACGGGCAAAACAATACACCCCAATTGTTTTGTATATCACCACCTTCAGAAGCAAGTGCATCGTCAATGTGATAGTGTAAAGCATACTGTGGCGGCAAATGATAAACCTTTTCACCAACAAAAATATTGTCTAGCTGAGTTGTAGTTATAGGTGTATCACCTGCGTTGTAATGTCCACTAAAAGCAGCTTTGTTTAATTCAATATGTGGGTAAGATTTAAATCCTGCTGGTAATAATCGATGTTGTATAGGTCCATCTTCTGTGTCATACTTTTTTGCCTCTATATCTTCATGTATTTCTACTCTTAAATATTTGCTTTTATTTTCATACTTGCCTGTAACTTTTATCATGTCACTATCAAAATCATAAAATGTATGCTTTGTCCCTATAACACGTCCAATATACTTGTCTGAGTCTGGGTTTAAGTTTAAATCAAGATAAGTTTCTACAGGTTTATAAAGTCTACCAGAACCGTCATCACCATCAGGTACTTGTAAATCAATATAAGCATTTACTCTAGGGTCATATTCAAAAATATACAGGTCAAAAGAAGAATACATGTCATCATCTGCTTTTAAGATATTAAAATCAGGATCAACTTTATTAGGCTTTACGTAACTAGTATCACCACACTCTTTAATGTTTATTTTTATTCTAAATCGATTTCCTATTTCTCCATCATCTAACGACCAAAGTCTAAACAAATCAACAACTTTATCGTGTATGTTTAATCTATTGTCATTATTAGCAGTACTAAATCCTGATCTGTTGATAGGTTGTGAAGTAACCCATGGTGTTTTAGCTGTTTGGTACTCACATTCAAAAGAATTATAGTCTGGATAGTTGACTGGATCTTGTGGGTATTGTCTAGTATTTAATATAGCTGTCTTATTTTCAACTGCAGATAAACCACATGTAGGGTATTTTGAATATAAAACATGTCCTCTATTAATAAAATTATTAAAAAACTGATTCGATCTTCTAGATGCGTCGTTATAATGGTTTTCTTTTGTTTTTATATTTTGACTTGAAGTGCTTATAGAAAACGCCTTTTTAACGTTAAGATCAGTTTCTGCGTCTTCTTCTTCTTTGATACTTTGATAAGGATTAAAATTTAGCATCAAGACATCTTGTAATCTTTGAGTGTCATCAAGACTAGCATCTAAAAATTGGGAAGTTATATCTGTAAAATTTTTAGTAGTTGTATCATAGCTAGTAGAATTTTCTGCTGATATTGTTGAAGGGAAATCAGGCAAAACGCCTCCTGCAAACATATAAACATCTGTTAGTATAAAAGAATTATCAGGTAATCCTAATTCTGAAAAATAATCTAAATTATTTGTAGGTGTTGAATCATCAGGAGTAGGATCTGATTTGCCAACTTCGTTAATTTTTCTTACAACAAAGCCAACAGAACCTGGATCACCTCCATCATTTGCATTTATATTTCTTCCTATTTTATTATCAAGTGTTCCGCTAGAAATATTTTTAGATAGATTAAATCCACTACCTATCATTTTGCCTGTCGTGTTACTTCTTACGCCGCTACCAATACCTAAAACTCTTGTAAAATATGCATATTCTCCACCACCAGAAAACCAAGTAGAAGCAGCATCATAAGCTTCACTATCAGGATAGCAAAGATAATCATCAAAAAGATGTGCCCTAAAGTTTTGTCTATGAGTGCCCAAAACGTTAGTCATAGTATTCCTAACGATTTCACCGTTTAAGGTTGCTCTGTTAAACAAAACTTGGGGAACAAATGCTGGGCCTTTAAAAGCAGTGCCTATTATGTTTGCTGATTGGGCATTTAAATCTTTGTATATGGTTTGATCATCAGTGTTTGTTACTGTTCCAAATTCTACTCTAACTAAATCGTTATTTGACATAGTAATCCTATCGCATTATATTAAATAAGTATTATTCACTGTTTTTTGCTGTTTTGACTTTTACTTAATTATTGATAAGAAATACTTTGTCGTTAAATAAATTAAACGAAAACAAAAAAGAGCAGCCCGAAAGCCACTCTTTTGTTTAAGACGACACCAAGATTATTGCTAGCAACAATTAAGTTGCAATATCTAAATTAGTATTGTAGAACGCAGTTGTCAAATCGCAAAGTCAATGAAATTTCTTGTGGATCATCTCCATCGTAAGAAAGGTCACCAAAACCTGCTTGTGTTATAAATGAACCTTTGATGTCCCAAAGCTCAACAACTGTACCAACTGGATCAAGCATCTTAAGCTGGCAGTCTCTCTTGTAAAAGTCAGCGTAACCTGCACGACCTGATACAGACTCGAAGTGAGTTCTGATCCATTCCATAACCTGTTGTGCGCCTGAAGGTGCAATTGGGTCATGAAGTGTCACAGACATTGTATCAAAAGTTGTCTTACCAGCAAGGTAACGAGTACTGTTAATAAAAGGTATTGTTGTCTCATTTGTTGAATACGAAGGACGGTTCGCCGTCTTCATAAGAAAAGCGTCGATACCCTCAATAGCAAAGACCCATCGATTTTTTCTCTTTGGTTCAAACTTATTAGGTATCATCTCTGTAACGGATAGTGTCTCAGCCATGTTTAAAAACTCCTAATTCTTTATTTATATATATCTAACTAATTTATTTAATTATTGCTGAATTGTATTTGTGACCACAAAGTCTAAAGAAATAAACTCTACAGACTTAGTAGGTTGCAAGTAGATCTTGCCACGAATTGTATTGTTCTCAATGTCGTTTTGTGTCGTCGTTGAAGAGTCAATTTGAACCTTATAACGAGTAACACCTCTTCGTTCCTGAACGTTTGCCATGATTGGTTCAACCAATGAAGAAAATCTAGATAATGTAGATGATCTATTTGGCTCAAATAATAACTGCTCGCCAACTTTCTTAACCTTGCGTCTAATGTCAATAAGAAGACGACGTACATTAATTCTATCGAGCGCTGACTGATCTTGGAGAAGTGTCTTTTGACCAAATGCGTAAACCTCACCACTACGTCCAGCTGGAACGTAAATTGGATTAATGTCAGCATCATAAAGATCATCTAACAAGTCTCTGTTCATTTGAACTCTAGAATCAATAGCACTTAGACGACCTCTATTTAAGCCTGCAGGAGCAAACCATGGATCTGCAATCGAGTCGTTTCTACTCATTACACCAAGCATTCCAACAGATGGTGGGACAACAATTGGTGCATTGTCAGAAGGACGACGTACAACTACATCTGGAAAATAAGCTGCAGCAAATGATGTATCTAAAACACGATCAGAAAATAACGAAATAGTATTTCTAACATGTGGCTTAACATCACTGTCTTCAATTAAGCTGTTTAAAGCATCTTTCTCAACAATATCAATAATAAGCATTGCATCAAATCTATCTTCACAAGCTGTAATTGCATAGTCAGTAACTCGTGGTGATCTTTGGCCAGGAATAGCTAGCAATTGGAACTCAGTTGCAGACTTATCAGTTAAAACATCAACTGCTCTTTGATATGCCATAACTGTAGGACCAGTAAACTTTTGAGAATTTGTCTCGTCTTCACCTTCTCTTAAAGATGCCACGCCTGATAATTCAGCTTTTTCTTCATCAAATATATTAACACCATCAAATCCACCTTGGAACATACATCGGAACTTAAGATATTTAGCATTTCCGCCTAACGCGTCTTTAGAAATTTTAACAAATCTACCACTTGGCGTGTCTGCTGGTTTTCTCTTATAAGTAGCTCCATCCCAAGTAGATATATTGCTATCAGTGTCTAAAGAAGCTGTTGGTATTGCAATTTTTTCTAATGAGAAGAAAGAATTTTGACTTGAGTCTGCAGCATCATCTGTAATCCAAGCAGGATTCGATCCAAACGAAGGAAAGAACTTAGCCCATGAACTAATTGATTTGTTAAATACTTGCTCTGTTAACTCTTTGTGACCTTTAACTAAATTGCCATTCGAATCAGTATAACTTATATGATTGTTTTCTCTTAAAGCAAATTTAACGCCCCAAGCTAAATCATCATCAGAAGCTAAAGAAGAAGCACCTTCAATTCTATTAATGCTTGTTACAAAGTCAAGAGGTAAAACCTGCGCTTGTGATAAAGTTTCTGTAACTAGATTAGCAGAGTCTGTAAAAACTCTATTACCTTCAGCTACATCAAGTTCTAAGAAGTTGCCATTACTCTTAGTAAATAAGTGTGCATGACCTTGGAAACCTGTTGGTAAAGCATCGATTTCGACGTCACCTTGCTTAAGTGCATCTGAAAGTTCAATTCTTACGTAAGGATTTTTTCTGTCATATTGACCTTCTTCACGTAGTCTTTGTTTTCCTAAGTCACTCTCAAAATCATAATAAATGTGTTTATCACCAACAAGTCGACCGATAAAGTTTCTGCTATTAGTATCTAAGTTTGCATTTTTCCATGAAGCTACAACAGTTCCTCTAATAGGATCTGACGCAAAACTTTCAAGTGACATATCAAATGATCCATAATCATTTTGTCCACCGTATCTTAAGTTTGAAATTAACAATCTAAATTTGCCATTAGAAATTACACCGTCATCTACTGAGTAAAGTCTAAATAGCTTAACTGCGCCGCCCGAGGCTGCCGTCCCAGGTCTAGCAGCAGTATTTACACCTGCACTATAAAATTGCGAAACAATCCATGGCGTTCTTGCAGTTGCAAATTTGCTTCTAAAGTCTTCATAGTCAGGTTTACCTGTATCTGATGTGTTTCTTCCTGCTGCACCTGCAACCAAGAAACCCTTCATGTCTTCATAGTTTGTACCAATAACACTCGCACCACTATGCTTTAAGCCTGCATTTGAAGGAGCAGCAACGGCTGGATTAATATCCCAGTTAGCGTATAAATAATGTCCTAACTCTTCCATCTTTGTTGGATCTGTGTTTAATACTTTTGCAAAATATGATGGTGAATTAGGATCGAATGAACAGTCCAAAACTGCAGGGTTCTCTATATTAGAATAGCCATTTAAAATTAATTTAAATCCTTGACTGCTATCAACTTCACCTACAACGTATCCTGCAAGATTATTATCAGCTGTATTACCAAATGTTTTTCCATGTGCACGAAGCCTAACTTTATCATGAGATGATAAGTCTTTTAATGGAACTAAAATATCTGCATCATCGTCTCCTAAATTATCATTGACCTCTAAAGAAGCTCTTACACCTTGTGGAGTCATTAAAACGCCACGAATAACTGGTTGTGCAGCATTTGTCTCGCCACCTGAAAAGTTGATTGTCTTTTCACCAAAGTTACCAACTAAACTCTCACCTGCAGGATTAGAAACTGTTACGTTTGAAGACACGTTAAAGATTAATTCTTTGTTGTCTGCCAAACCGTTTGCACCATCAGCAGCAATTTTTAATTCTTTGCTTGAGAAATCAATAACAACTGATATATTATCTTTATCTAATCCATGACCTGCATTATTATCAGGGTCTGCGCCACCGTTTTGTAGTAATGCATGTCTTAAATTATCTAGTGTTACATCAATTGACTCACCTAACTCAACAGCTATAGCAGTATTTCCGCCAATTGTATCATCTAGACCACCTGGTCTTGTAGCATTTAGACCACCAATGAGATCTCCTGTTAGCGTTGCTATAAAGTGAAAAGCTTCTCCATCTGTTGAGCCATTTAGATTAGGAAGTCTTATAACGTCACCTGCGTTTGGTTGACCGTTAAACTTTAACGTTACATTAGCGTTAGCAGCTGCTGTGCCGCCTTCTATGACATTAGCGTTACCGCTACCATCTTCTAAACCACCAATAGTAAAGGCAGCAGCAGCTGTTGTAGTTAAAGCTAGATTACCTTCAGTTCCTTGAAGTACCTGAGTTAAAACAAGGTCGTCGTCTGATCGTTCTCCTGTAATAAGACCAGAGATATCATGTCCAGAAGAGTTAATAGCATTTAACAGATTTTGTAAAGATGCTGCATTATTTTCTGCATTTGAGCCTCCAGTAACATTTAACACAGTAATCGCACCAGTTGCTGCAGCAACTCTATAAAATCCTGCAGTTGCTGCAGCTGCTTTAGCATCAGCTTTGTCTTGTCCTACAGCAACAGCTCCATCATTATCAATTGCAGTATCAATTGTTGCCTGTGTATTAAAAGTAAATGTTACAGTTTTTTCTGTACCTGTAACGTCTGGACTTTTAATTACAATGTTTTGTCCATCTGTAATTGCTGCATCTTGTCCTGAAATTTTACCTGAAGCTTTGGTTCCGCCTGTTCCTTCTCTAAATCTAAACGTTGCGCCAGATGTACTATTTGTAATGCTTGTGCCGTCTGCAGAAGTAATTGTAATTTTATTTGTAACAGCATTATTAAGTGTTGCTTTAACTTCTGTATTACCTGCTGCGCCTGACTGGACTTGTGTAATCGTTAGTCGCCCAGTATTTGCTGCAGCTACAGCATTTAAATTTGCATGATTTTGTTGAATTTCTGTAGCTAGAAGTGCAGCAATTGCATTTGCACCACCCACTGTGTTAATAACATGATTAGTGTTTGCAACAGCGCCGCCGCCATTATCAAAACCATAAACTCTAGTTGTAAATGTGCCGTCACCATCGTCTGCGATTAAAGAAAGAGTACTGCCATCTTCAGGCACTTGATCACCAAAGTCTATAACAATAGAAGCTGCAGCATCTTCTGAAGCCATTCCTGCATCTGCAAGATATGTGCTACCTTCTGCATCTTTCATAAAGCAGCCAAGCATATGAGTTCTGCCTAAAGCTAAAGCTGCAGTTGAGTCTGTAATAGCTGCATTTTCGTTGTCACCAACTTTTGCAAGACCTGTTGATTGCAATTGAAGCTGTTTTTCACCTACAACAAAACCTGCTTCAGATGTTTTGCCGCTGCTTGATGGCAAACCATTACCAACGCCTAAAACGCGAAGATACGTTCCTGCTTGCGCAGAACGCATCCACTCGTTAAGAGCTAAAGGTCCAAATTGGTTTGAGTTGCCTTCTCGTCCCACTTCAAGCATATTTCCAAAGACCTCATTAAACTGCTGCATTGTTGCAAATGTTTGCGGGACAAAGGCTGGACCTTTTCTCGCAGGACCAACAACAGCAGCTGGGACACCCTGTGGTAGTTGTTGAGGATTTCTTACTTGTGATAAATCGATTTCACGTAGAGTTACTCTCGCTGAGCCTTGTCCAGCCATATTGATTTTTCTCCTATGTTTTTACTTTATTATAACTATTCTGATTAAGGGAATTCTACACCGCTATTTGTAATTACAAAGTCCATTGCAATAAACTCAACAGCTCGAGTTGGTACAACAACAATACGACCATTCAATCTATTGTTATCCACATCCTCAGCAGAGTTATTTGTGTCGTCCATGATTACGCGGAAATCTTCAATACCTTGACGAACTCTAACGTCTGCCAAAATCGAAGATGTTCTTGAAATAAAACGGTTTCTTGTTGCTGCATCATTTTGCTCAAATAGCAAACCTTGTGCAACTTTCTGAATTCTTCTCTTGATATTAATCATTAATCGTCTAACGTTAACTCTATCAAGTGCTGTTCTTGCAATTTGCGTTGTCTTCTGACCAAATATAACAAACTGATTATTTGGGAAGTTCGCAATTGGATTGATTCGTGCCTCGTAAAGAGTATCACGATCTGCTGCGTTTAATCTTACATCAAGACTTGTAACATTAGGTAGAGCACCACGAGAAAATCCTGCAGGAGCAAACCAAGGACTTTGGTTTGCGTCTGTTCTTGCAAGTGCACCTAAAGCAACAGCTGATGATGGTACACGCTTAGCTCTATGATTTGTCTGTCTAGCATTTTCATCATCACCACTGTCTTTAATCATTACATCAGGAAAATACGTTGCAACATATGATGAATCAAGCTCACGCTGGTCGAAGATAGAAGATGTCAAATCAACATCTGCTGTTCCTGTTGCAATACCACGAGATGAAACAAATATTCTTTCGTTATCTTTAGTGTAATGAGGAATATCCATTAAATAAATTGCTTTGCCATAATCTCTTACACGACGTGCTGCATAATCTGAAATGAGTGATTCACGAATTCCCGGAACAACCAAGACATTATGATCAATAATCATCTCATCAGTCATAACTAATATAGCATTTCTATATGATATAACAGCATTGTTATTTAATTCTTTACCTTGCATAGGATCAGCATCATCAGTACCGTCTAGACCACTTGTATAACCACCGTCGCCTGCATGTCCACCTAAATCAACTGATGTTGCTCTATCTGTAAAGAAAGCATCGTCTCTATTTAAAATGTTAACGCCGTCAAAACCACCATAAAAAGGAGCAGTAAACTTAGCCATCTGGCTGTATTTATTAAACTTTGTAATATCTTCAGCTAGCAACTTAGCCATTGTAGCTCTTGTATTTCTAAATGGTCTCATTGTTCCATTAGCATCGCCTGTAGAAGTTAAGGTTGCTGTAAATATTTCGCCTACAACATTATTTGATATACCTGCAGCTGTGTTGTCAGGAGTTGTTAATATTTCATAAGTTGTACCTACAATTAAAGCATTTGAAGCTACAGTACTTAATTCTCCTATGAAAGGATCGTTAGCACTAGAATCAGCATCCATATCAATTGTATGATTAACTGCATCATAAAATGCACTGTCAACATCAGCGTTTCTTACATAAACAGCTTCCAAGAATGCATCAAGAGGACTACCTTGAATTGATGCTACTGTACTTCCTGGGAATGCTACTTTTGCAAGACTAAATTTGTTATTGTTAAACTTATCTGCAGCTGTTCCACTAAACTTAACTTCGTCTCTTTTTGCAAGAAATTTTGTCAAAGATCTAATTAAAGGATTAAAGTCTGTAGAAAGACTGTCATTTGGTCGATCAATATTTGAAACTCTAGAAGTATGAAGCCCCCAATAAAGAGATGTCTTTACGTTTTCTTGTGAAGTCTTTAAACCAGTTTCTTTGTTAAGAGCTTGCCCAAAGTATTCTTGAAAATATGCGCCTGCATTATTAAGCATGCTACCTTTTGTAACCTTGGATCTAAAAGGTAAAGGAGGCAAAATTGAACTACCTAACGCATTTAAAACTGATGATGAATCAACTACTTTGCCTAGAAGCAAACTATTAACTGTTGTTGCGTTGGCATCTTTTCCGTCACTTGTAGTTTTTAAAGCGGGTATGCCTCTAAACCCAAAAGGAAGCGCGTCATCTGGAGCTTCGCCTCTCATAACGTCTTTTGACATAACAACACGAATTCTAGACGACTTGCTTTGGAATGTTCCTTCTCTTACAAGTCTCTTTTCATCTTCAGAATCAACGTCTAAAGAAAGCATTACTTTTTGATCACCAATTAATCTTGCAATATAATTTTTTGCGTCAGGATCTAAAGAGCATCTGCTATATGACTCGAGAATAACTGGTGCTTCATCTGTATCATCAATTTTTCGAAGTTGGACAGAAAATGTTCCATACTTATAATTCTTTTGAGTTGATGCCTTAATGTTTGCAATAGAAATTTTATAACTTCCACTTGCATATGCACCATCATCAAGTGATTCAAAGTGGAAAAGATCGTATTCTTTCTTGCCAAAAGGTTGGGAGATAAAAGACGTTGTTTGAGGTGCAGTAAACCTAGATACAAAGTCACCATACAAATCTATATTTTCACTATTACCTCTTACAACACCAACACGATCAGCTACATCTTTAACTTCAGCAATTTCGCTATCTACAGGAAAGTCTGCATATAAAAAGTGTTTTTCTTTTGTAAAGCTATAAGGATCTGTGTTTAAAACTTTTGCAATGTATTGCGTAGAAGAAGGGTCTAATGATACTGTATAAGGATCAGCATCTGTATCATCATCATGCTTCATTATCCATAGCTTAAATAATCCGGAAGCTGGAGTTGCAGTATCATTAGTACCACTCGATTGGCCAACAGTTGTATCTGAGGCTTCACTAATCCTAAGAGTATAATCTTTATGCATAAAAATCATAGCACGAACTAATTGAACTTCTCTATCAGAGCTATTGACATCTTGTAAAGCACCGCCATTGTCTGATGGGTCTGGATCCATTGATGTCTTATGTGAGTCGTTATCGTTAAAAATACCATAAGTAACGTGTTCTGCCAAGTTAATTTCATGCTCTGCAACAATAAATTGTACTGCGCCACGTGCTCTATCTGTTTCGCCTCCTGCTGTAAGAGCTGTTCCATCAATCTTAAAGCCTGCGTAATTATTTGTGCCTGCAGCTGCAGATTTTCCTGAGCCTAAGATGCGGCAGAATGTTGCTGCTTTTCCGCCGTTTGTAAAGAATTCACTGACAGCATGGGCAGCAGACGTGTCTTGATCTGGCATACCGAATTCTCTAATAAATTCATCAACACTTGTTACTGTTTTAGGTACGAATGCTTGTCCTTTTTGGGCAGGACCAATTACACCAACCGGTGTAGCTGTATTTCGTGTAAGAGGTCTACTAATGACTTCGATCTCTCGCTCGAAAAATCCTGGAGACTTAAATGTCTGTTCTGCCATGATATTATTCTCCTAATATTATTTTATCTTCTATCTTTAAATATTTCGTCATTTCTTAATTATTCGTCAATTGATGAAATATTAAATAAAACTTCACCTAATCTAGCATCGTATACAGTTTCGCCTTTGCCTTTTGAAGCTTTAGCCATAACAGGAACAAGTTTTCCGTTCAAGTCTCTAACAAATGTTTTTCTTACCTTTTTACTATCAGAAGATTTTTCGCCTACAACATCTGACTTATATTTATCTATATTTAGATCAACTGCAAATCCTTTTGACCTGTCTATTTCTTGTAGCTCTTTTGCATTACTACCGCCGTCTATACCTACTCTAGTAGAAGCAACTAATGTATCCTCTGTTGCTAAGTCATCAAACATATGTGCATTAGGATCAGGATCAGCAACACCTCCTACTTGAGGATCTAATTGTACAAATTCTTCTAATACATCAAAAGATACTTCAGGTGCACTCATAAACGATCTTAACGCAGTTTTACCTCCTAAAATATTTGGCGCAATAATATAGCCTGTTGCATTAATTGTCATATTATATTTGATATATCTTTCTGCATCAGTAAAGTCGCTATAGTTTGTATCTTGTGATATACTCCCATCAACAAATGCTGAAAATGTGTAGCCTTTGTCACTTTCTAATCTAAACTGCTGTCCAGGATTAAGTGTGTAAGCACTCATAATCGCTTCCAATAATTTGTTCATTTGCTGAGTAAAAGATGACCAGATTGAAATCTCGTAATTAGCGCCAAAATATTTAACTGGAGGCATCTCGATTGTTTCAACAATATTTTTTTCTATTCTCGGCTTAAGAGAAATATCTCCTTCTTGTGATAGATCTTCACCTTTTACGTTTTTTAAATTTTCTATGTTTTTTTGTTGTCTATATTCTAAATCTTTTTTTGATATTCTTTTTGTCACAATATTAGGAAACATTTGATTATTAGCAATTCCTTTTGAAGGTACGTTTTCTATTGCTGTCCTTGTTATAGAAATAAGTGGCAATATTAATGCACCATTTCTGTCAGTTATCGGTTGTTTTCTTCTTAACAAAGCAAATCGTTCGCCTGTAGCAAATATTACAGGAACTTTTTTTATTTCGCCATGAAGATCATAATATAAAGGTATCTGTTTGTCAAAAAGATTAAAAATAGAATGATCTAGGTCTTCAACACCGCACGAGGGTATAATGTAATCTGTATTACCAGATCCTTCATATCCTGTAGGTGCATATCTTTTATTACTGTCTAAATCATATTTTGTTGCCATTAGTCTTCATCTCCATAGAAAGAAGATCCTACGCCATTAACACTTCTTGCAGAACCATCAGGTTTTACAGACCTTGGGCCTGAAATTGGTTTATCGATTATTCCATCATCTTGTAATCTTCTTACGTCATGATCAGGTATACCTCTTTGCTGTGTAAATGTTGTTTGAATTGCATCTTGATCAGAATATGCTTCATCAATAGGCCCATGAGGTCTGAGCGCAACTTGATGCATTCTTGTTTGTTTACCATTAACTTTTATAGAAATAATTCTTTCAATTTGACCATATGCAATCTTGTCGTATATAATTGAAGTTGCTTCAAAAAAGTATGGGCCGTAAGAAAAGTAGTCCCCTTCATTAAAAACTATTTCTCTATCAAGCAAGTCTCTATAGTGAAGATACAACGTAAGTGTTTTTATAGTTTCAGTACCAAAGTTTGTAGTACGAACTTCTGAAGGTTGCCATTCAACCATACATTCAATTTCGACAGGAGGATTAAATATTTTCTGAGGAGACTCTTCATATAGCTCATGTACATTTGATAAGTCTTCTCTAATTGTATAGTAATATACTTTTTGGCCAGCAATGTCTTTTATCACTTCTTTAGTTAAATCAGCAAAAAAGTCAGCTTCTCTTTGTCCTACAAATAATCTAGCCATGATATTATCCTATAATAATTGCTCTCCCATTAGGAATGGGAATTCTTTTAAGTATTTGACTCATTTGTTCAGACTGAGCTGCATCTGCTTCTAATAACTTTTGATATGTTAGTTTGTCTAGAGTTTCTGTTAAAGAAGAGTTAAGATTTGATTTGTCTTCTCTCCCTTGACTTATAAGCTCTGACCCATTCATTTGAAGGTCACTGCCTGGAATTGGTACAGAAGAAAACTTAGATCTTATCATTCCTAAAGTCTCTTTACACAAAGCCAAAGTGTACTGTTTAATCCACTGTCTACACATAGAATTTATAGAGCTATACTTTACATTTGCAAAAGGAACGTTAGAAATATTTGATACACCATCAATTGTTTCATCTTCATAAGGTAAATTTGTTTTATAAGGATCAGCTGGAAAACTAAACTTAACAAACAAGTTCATAGGATTTTCCTGTGTTGGTCTAGGAAATATTCTAATATTTTTACCTTGTATCTTATAACTAAAATTGCTGCGCCTAACTCTATTTGATATGTCAAGCTGCCCTGCACGAAGTAGATCTTCAAACACTGGTAATACGTAAAATACAGTTTCCGGTGTAAAAGATTCAAAAGCAAATTGATTATTTAAATAGTTTACTGCTGAAGTCGTATCAAAAAAGCGATACGCTGCTTGTGGCGAAAAATGATATACTTCTTGTATTTTAATTTTTGTGCTTGTTATATTAGCAGGCAGCGATGAAGAGTACAAAGGATTAAAAGCACTCAAATGATCATCTTGTCCATTCCACTCTTCTAGCTTAAGCTGGACACCTGCGCCACTAGCATCTTTCCCAGGTATAACCATGTCTTTGTAAATATCGTAATCTTGATCTTTAGAAGTCAGAGGTATAAATGCTCTTACAAAGTCTGTAGAACCACCTACAACAGCTTCAGCTGCATATGGTTCTGCACGTCTTACTAAATATTCTAATGTCTCGCGAGGAAATTTTTGTTCTTTTCCGTGAGGTCCTATTCTTTTGTCTAGTATAGGACTAGCTGATATTTTATTAGAATCGTTGTCTAGCTCAGCCTCAATTTGTCTAGGAATAACATCAGCGTTGCCTTCTTGAACGTATTTACCTTTAAAGTTTGAGCTTTGAAATCTAGGGTCAAAAGTATCTTGAATTAAAAGCGGTGATCCTTCAATATCTACGTCATTCCAGTAATAATGCCCATGGGAATTCTTTTTAAACGTTTCAGTTGGTCCTATCTTAAGACCTAGAAGATTTGACATGTAAGACTCAGCTTGGTGAGCATTTACATTCTTTGAAAATTCTAGACAAGCTTCTTCAAAATTCGTCCATATTTGACGATTAGTCAATTCTACTGACATTATATCATCGCCTAAGCGTCGTTTGACATATAATATAATCTTATCAGCGTCTTCTTGAAAATGTAAGTCGTCATCAAATGTTCCAAACGCTGTTGGTTTATCATTTAATGATACTAAACTAGCAAACGAAGCCATACAAAACTCCTATAATCTTTTATATACATATCTAATTATAAAAGTCTTTATAAAAGAACTAAATTATCAAACAGCAAATACTAAAAAACCTCTGCAAAAACATTGTAAAGAATTCTACAGAGGCTTAAGCCTATAATTGCTAATTATTGTTTTTTTATAAAAGTTCTAAAGATAATGACCCAGAAACTTTTTTAGTACCGTCTTCTAGTAAGACTTCAGCTTTTATCAAAAAGCCTTCTTCATCATTTCTTACATATGTAACAACACCTTGTCGACCATCTTTAACTAATTTAACTTTATCATCAATATTTAGTTTTAGTTTAGCAGGTACTGGCTCAGCAACTTTCTTTGGCTCAGCAACTTTCTTTGGCTCAGCAACCTTCTTTGACTCAGCAACTTTCTTTGGCTCAGCAACTTTCTTTGGCTCAGCAACCTTCTTTGATTCTTTAACTTCTCTTTTACTCATTATTAAACCTTTCTAGTTTTTAAGCGCTAGTAATTCCAGCGTCAGCTGCAGAAGCGCCTGTGACTGCCCAAACGCTAGTGCCATCGTATCTAAGTATCATATAGTCACCTGCAACAGCAGCTGCAGCAAATGTAACTTTTGTGTCTGTTGCAGCAAAAGGTGTATGACCATCAGTTGCAACTGTACCACCTACAAATGTTGCATCAAAAGTACCTTTTGTATTCGTATTGTCAACAGGCAAAATAATATCAATAGTATTTGCTGCAGTAGCACTCATCATGTAACGAAGCTCAACTCCAGAAGCGTCAGAATCTCTTGTATCAACTCCGTCGGCAAATCCTGTAATTGTTGGTGTATTTGTAAAAGTAGGCATAGTTATTGTGCCGTTGTTGGAAACTCCTACAGAGTTAGCTTCTATTGTCAAACTGGCACCTGCATCTGTCTGTGTAAAAGTCACATCAGACATAGCTGTAAGTACATTATTTGCTCCTACGCCGGTTAATGTGTTGTTTAAATGATCTATAGCTTGTGTTGCATTTGGTGCTGCTCCTATTTCTAGTCCAAAAGAACCGTCTGCTTGCAAAACTCCATTTGCAGCGCCACCAGCATCAGCAACAGCTGTCAATACAAATGTTCTACCAAAGACATTATTAAATGAAAATTTATCTCCTACTGTTAGTATACCAGCATTAGCTCCATTTAAGTGAATTTTTCCAGAAGTTTTTCTTCCAGCAAAGTTTGGTAATGTAATAGTACTTCCTTGACTTTGTGCTGGAATTAGATATTCTCTTCCACTGTCCGCTTTAGCGGGACTTTGTAAAGCTGCTGCATCTCCAAGCGCTGTAACTTTTTTTCTTGTATTAGTAATGACGCCTTGCAAATTAATTTCAGAGCCGCCAGACTTTTTACTAATTAAACCTTTTGACAAGGTATATTCTAAACTTGGCATTATATATCTCCTTTATTATTTATTATGCGCCGACAAATGCTAAACCAGCTACTGCAGCTGACTGACCTCTTACAAACCATTTTGTTCCATCTGAAAATAATTCAACTGTATCACCAGCTAAAGATCCGGCATTTTGGTCAAATGTAATATCTTCATCGCCAGCAGCTGCTGTATCAACGCCGTCTGTTGCAACAATATGACCAACAAAGTCATCGTCAGCGTGCCCTACTGATATTGTTACATCCGATGCAGCTGCATTTCCTGCTTGTACTAAGATAAACTTATAACATGTACCTTCATCGCCTGTTCCGTTTAGTCTTGGTAATGCTATATCATATGCTGCTCCAGCTTGAGAAGCTGTAACTAATATGGTCTTTCCAGAATCTGCTACAGTTAATGATGTAGCTCCGCTTACTGATTTAATTCCTGAACGATGACCAAATAATTGTCCCTGTAAGTCAAGGCTTGCTGTTGTTCCTGATTTTTGTACTAAGCCTTTTTCGGCTGTATATTCTACTACTGGCATAACTTCCTCCTTTTAGGATAAACTTGTCCGCATGATTCCGATGCACTGGCGGGGTCAGCTGTTATGTTCGCATCGGGCCTATCTCTATATATTATTTAATTGCTGTTTTTACACATCTAACATTACAAATTTATATCTATTACTTCCAATAACCTTTAAACCAACGTTATCTGGCTTAACTTCTTTGCTAAATTTAATTACTTCTTCACAAAAATTATCAAGCATGTCAGGAGGACTAGCAGGCACTTTTATATGTGCATAGTCTTCAGTCTCCTGTCCAAACGCTAACTCATAATACTTTATAAGCTTTTCTTTAAGAAATGTTTTAAATTCAGACAAAGATCCACTATATCCAAACTGGGATTTTAAATTATTAAAAACTTTATCATCAGAAAATGGCACAAAGTTTGTTGTAAACAAGGGTATTAATCTTTCGACTATAATAAAATAGTCTATAGAATTATTAAACAAACTAGGAATATTCCCTTTAACATTATATAGCTCTCCAAAAAGATGAGGATGTCTAAGCATCATTTCTTTTTCTTTTCTAGTTTCAGCAATATTTCCATCTAGCTCTTCACCAGGAATAACTAACTTAAAAATCAAGTTTGGTGCCTGATTGTGCGTAAATACAATTCTTCCAGATCCTTTTGCAAAGTATTTAAATCCAGAACTTAATATGCTTTCATACACTTTTTGAAAAAAAGTATCTTCACACACTCCAGTATCTATAAGTTGATTGAGTTCTCGTTCTTCTTCTATGTAAGCTTCTTCTAAGAGATAACCGTCTTCATCTTTAACAAGCAGACTGTTTATAAACATCATTGATACTTGTTGGTTTTTTTGTATGTTTTCTCTTAACAGATAATTTGCAATGTAATTTTTTATTAATGGCATATATTCTCGCTTTTTAATTAACTATTAATTTAATTAACTATCAAAGCTAAGAATATATTACTCAGAATCTGCAGCCGGCTGGTCATCGCAACAGTCAGCATCATCGTCATCGCAACAGTCAGCATCATCGTCATCGCAACAGTCATCTGTTTCTCCCATGCTTAATGATGCCTCAGCCTCCTCAGGGCTTGCGTCGGCAGCGGCCGCCTCTGCTGCTTGTCTCTCTTGCTCCTCTCGAGGTACAAGCTTATCAATAGCTTCTTGCAATGTTGATGCATCTTGCAGTGAATAAGCACCTCGTCTCTGCGCTACTTGTACTGCAGAAAGTAGAATATTGATAGATTGTACTTGTTCAGGTGATAATTGCATAAATTCGTGTCCTTTCGATTTTGTTTTCGATATTTATCGCTTGATTAAACGTGTCTATATAATAAACACAATATGCAATTTGTACAACTTTTTTTATCTTCTTCTTTTAGCAGCTGCTAATCTTCTTCTTTTAGCCTCTGTTAGTCTTTGTCTTCTTTGAAATCTTGTGTATTCTTCGCGAATAATTCTATTTAAAAGTTGAGGAGTTACAGCGATTGGCCTTTCAGCTGTGCCTTCTTGAAGTCTTTTTTGTCTTCTAACGTTTCTCATCTCTTGAATAATCATTTTTCTTAATGTATTCTCAGTAATTCTCATATGTTTATTTCCTTTATTGTTTAAATATAAATATTATTTAATTTGCTAACTTACAGACTTTTGTATTTTTTTTTCTTCTAAAAGCAATGATAACTGAGTATCAATTCTAGTAAGTTTAAGATCCATCTTCATTAAAGTTTCTTGCACTTTTACAATAGCTTCATCTTGAACTTTTATTTTTTCTTCTAGATTTTCAACTTTGTTTTGCAATACTGAAATTGTACTACTTGTATGTTTTTGTTCTTTATGCCATGTCCAAAAAAGACCCATTAAACCAATAATGCTACCTAAAGAAAGAACTAAATTTGGTTCCATTAATATTCTCCTAAAACTATAAAATTAATTATACTAAATAAGCTCAATTATTTTGCCAATGAGTATATTGAAAATGCGCTTAAGCCTAAAACGACAGTCCCAGAAATTATTTTTGTCCAAAACAGCTCGCTGTTTAGACTTTTTATTTTGTCATCTCTGCTTACAATTACAATTTTCTGGCTGTCTATTTGTTTTATAAGATCTTTATTTAAACTTCTACAAAAAACATCTTTTTCTACTAAAAGTTTATCGCAAAAAGACCTTTCTTTTTGCTTTACTCTCTCTACTTCTTTGTCTAAATTGTCTAATATTCTTTTCATATCAGCAAAGTCTGGTTTTTTTAACATATAACCAGATATTGGCGCTGGAACCATTGAATGAAGAAGCCAGACTTTAACTTCAGCATCTCCTAGCTTTATTTTCATTTCTACAGGTTCCCATTCAAT